AGCCAAGGCATCCGCCAAGAAGGACTCTGGCGCTACTCTGGGTTGGTTCCTGAACCGCTCCAAGAAGTAAGCCGATACAGAGACGAGGACGGGGCCGGGAGACCGGCTCCTCCCTCGTTCTTTTTTCTTCTCGAACTCATAGATAGCGACCGCGTCGCGGTCTTATCTTCCATCAGGAGAAAGAAATGACAATCGCATCCGGCATCAACATCAAGAACATCTTCACACCTCAGTTCAAGGAGCTCGTCGCCGAGGCGGCTTCTTTGATCGAGTCCAGCCCCACCGACAGAGTGGCCTTCGGCACCGACTCCGATGGCAACTACGTCTACGAGGTCGTGGGGAACATCCCCGGTTCCTACGGCTTGCAGGGTCTGAAGGAATGGCAGCTCCGGTTCCAGTGACACGAGATACACCGCAGTAACTAAAAAAGTAGAGATGAGCTCAGGTTCGTCTCTACTTAAAAAGCTCTTTCGGGAGTATATTATTCAATAGGGCAATGTCGCCCATTTACATAAGGAAGATTGTCATGCGTATCCATCGTATTCAATCCAACTCTCTGACGGTCTACAACTCCGTCAACGCCGGTAACTTTCGCCAGAACGTCAGTTCCGACGAGCTAGCTGACATCATCAAGGGCTACGCGATGTCGTCCAAGTCTGTCAAGCTGGTTATGGACTTCGTTCAGGAGTTCAACGAGCGCAGCATCTCGACGATCGGCTTCGACCAGAAGCTCAGCAACAAGTCAACTCCGACGCCGAATAGCGTCAAGGAACGCTGCTGGGAGGACGCCCTGACCGTGGAGAAGCAGCTCTACCGCACCGGCTTCGTCGAGGTCATCGAGGGTGACAACAAGGGCGACGTCGGCATCCCCGTCCGCGTCTCCATTTCAAGGACCAACCACGAGACCAGGGTCGGGCTTGAGAAGAACAAGTACCTGATCCGCAACGTGAAGATGGGATGGGGAATGTTCGCCAGCTACCTGCTGATGGTGTCGATCGTCAACCCCGACGGGACCGTCACCACCGTCCCGTTCCAGAGCGTCGAGCCGATCGACACGCTGAAGGGTCTGGGCATGTTCGCAGCGCAGCGCGACAAGCAGTACGTCGTCCCGGTCTACTCCGGCGGTCTCACCGCGCACGTCGACTCCATCCGCCAGCTCTCTCGCATGCACGTCGAGAGGGCTCCGACGTGCATCGAAGAACTTGAGGATCTGGTCGGAGACCACTTCTCCACCAGGAACCTCGATGGGTACTGTCTGGTCGACAAGAAGTTCCTGATCGACGTCTCCAGCCGCATCGACAAGCTGAAGGACGGAGAGACCCTCGACCTCGCCCCGCTCCTGAAGAAGAGGGGATTTGTAGCCGTGAAGCTCAAATCCCTAGAGGAAGAGCTGTACGCAGCTTGACCCATAGATAGACCCGCATCGCGAGTCCAGCATAAAGAGACCATACCCAAGACGGGTATGGTCTTTCGTTTTTTCTTCGTTCCGCATGGATGCAACAGCTATTTAGTCATCTAACCATTGGGAATCCAGAGATGTCAACCATCCTACTCAACGCGTTCGGAAAGAGAATCAAGGACGCCGTGTCGAACCCGGCCCGCCTCAAGGCGGCAGTCGCTGGCATGCACAGGTACTTCGACAAGAATCACGACGCCATCTTCGACTCGAACCCCGGCAAGCGCCTCATCTTCGGCAACCAAGACCAAGAGGTCATCTTCCAGTTCACCGACATCCAGCCGGAGGAGGTGGAGCTGGAGTTGGCCAAGGTGTCCATCATCGAGAAGTCGTGGAAGCTGCTGAACACCCCGTTCGTTATCCTCTCAGTCCTCTGCATCAGGGAGCTCATGCTCCAGAAGAAAGACACCGAGAAGGAGCTCGTGATCATGTATCTGGCGATGAAGTTCTACAGTTCAAGGCAGCGGAGGTCCTTCCCCTTCGAGCCGAACCCGAACATCATGGCATATACGATAAACAACTTGAGCGACAAGTTCAAGTACAAGAAGCTCCAGAACAACTACAACGTGGTGAAAGACACTGTTCTGACCTCCCACGACACCTACAAGCAGCAGCTCGGTAAGGGAGAAGACGAAGTCTATCTCATCTATGTGCCGCAAATGGAAAACAGAATTGGCAAGATCATGAACGCCATTGCTGAAGAGTTCTACCGGAACCGAGACGAGAAGAACTATCTTAACACCGAGAAGTCATTCGACGACGAGGGAGACGTGGTGGACAAGGGGAATCTCTCCGACACGATCCACTCTCTCGCAGACGGAGTCACCCACGACTTCGTCAGCCAGAAGGTCAACATGGGTCTCGTCCGGATCGTCAGCGAGCGAAACCAGCTGCCCTTCACCACCGTCTACCAGACGCTCAACGAGATCCGCACCAAGGAGTCCCCGGACACCGTGATCGGGATGATGAAGCTGCTGTTCAACGTCGTCGGGGAGGGGGATCCCACCATCTTCGAGAGGGTGTGCTCCAAGGACTTCGCGGTTACGGCTCTGCGCCAGATTAGTGTGAGCAACACCACCAACGAGGACCTGCTGAAGCTGAAGAAGATCCTCGACGACATGCTGATGAAGCACTGCACCAAGTACGTGCAGACCAACCGCACCGCCACCAAGATGCAGTACCGGAACGTCCTGTTTTCCTACTTGGTGTACATGATCGTTTTACACAAATGTAGGTGAGAGAGGAAGATAGACGATGCTATTCGTTACCGAGGGGGACTCCGAGAGCGGAGTCCTGACGGAGCAGCTGCTCCAAGAGAAAGCCTTCGCCAGAAGCAAGAAGCTGCTGAGATGCGAGAAGCTACTGGACGAGATGCGCGACGTCGCCATCAAGAAGAAGGTCAGCGCCGGTCATCCGGAGATCTACGGTCGGAAGACCGAGATCGAGGGGATCTTGTGCGATCTGTTCAACTTCAACACCTTCACGCTGTCCATGACGGACGGCATCACCGACAAGTTCCTGCAAGGATTCAACCCGTTCGTCACGGGGGTCGCAGGTGCGGCCATCGGTAGCCAGACGGTGCTGGACCAGCTGAACGCCGTGGACGTCGGCCCGGAGGGCTACAGGTTCCGCCACAAGCTGAACAATGCCTACGTGCGCTTCCCGCTCCCTTGGCTCCGCATGGCAGACAACGGAGCTCAGGCTCTCGGCGTCATCCTGCACGAGGTGGGCCACCACTTCTACGCGTCGAACCTGTTCGTCAATGCGTACCGCACCGCAAAATTCTTCAAGCAGCTGCAAGTGTTCTTCGAGGTCATCGAGTACGTGAAGACGGCTCCGAAAGAGGTGATGACCACGGCCCAGAGGTTCCAGATTGCTCTGAACGGATTCATCAACCAGTGGGGCAAGCAGACCCTCATGGGACGCGAGTTCGGGAAGTACATGATGATCATCAGCGACAGGCTGATGGACAACGAGTACTCTGCGAAGGTGTTCGGCATGATGACCGACCCGGAGGCGAAGGGGGTGCTGTCGAAGCTCTACAAGGGATACCAGTCCTGCGTGGTCGCCGTCACCGACTTGATGAACTCGGACGGGGCTCAGTTCGTGGGCAAGTTCTACGCGCTGTACAAGCTCTACCACGACGTGAGGTACATCCTCAATCTGGTGCGCCACAAGGTCTACGACGGCGTGTTCGCCGTGTTCTTCCCGTTCCTGACTGCAGCCGACGAGTTCATCGAGTTCGGCGACATGTACGCCAATGAGAAGTTCGCAGACGACTTTGCTGCGGTACACGGTTACGGCGCGGAGATGTCCGAGATGGTCCTGAAGATCACCACGGTCGGGAGCTCCAGCGCGTTCTTCAAAGAATCTACTGCTCGCTACGCAGACGCCGCCGTCACCGGAGCCATCTCCATCGGGCACTTCTACGGCACGACGAGAGATGTCCACCCGCAGATCGTGACGCGAGTCCGCAACATGCGAGTCCGGATTCAGGACGAGATGAACTCCACCGACGACCCGAAGGTCAAGAAGACTCTTGCCTCCCAGCTCAAAGGGATCGAAGCTGTCGAGGGAGAGATCAAGCTGGCAGTCGAGAGCGGTCGCCTCGTGGACATGAGCTTCGTGGATCCGATCAAAGATCTCATCAGCAAGGTGGTGCAGTTCGGTAGCGACGACAAGATCGACGTCATCGATACGGCCAACCGAGACAACAGCGTCCGCGCCCACGTTGCGCGACTGCTCAACATCTGAGGAAAGCATGAAAGACGAAGCTAAGAAGATGGATGAGGAGTGCTGCGGCTTCGTCTCCAATCGAGAGGTCAACGTGCCTCGCCGGGAAGACAAGCCGAAACCTCCGTGCAGACAGCAGAAGGACGGCGACAAGTAAGGAGTCAACATGGCAATCAGCAGAGCCAAACGCAAGGCGGTTGAGGAGAAGGTCATCACGACGATGAAGCTCCTCGAACCGACTGGCAGGAACGCAGAAAAATACAAGCAACTATTCGCGTCCATGAGCGACGCGCAGTTCGAGACATACTTCAAGAAGATGGCCTCCGACGACAACAACAACTTCTACGTGGAGGTTGACCTCTACGCCGAGAAGAAGGTGTCGATGGACTCCATCCAAGACGCGGCGAAGTACCTGAAGGTTCCTCTGGAGGAGTACGTCTACGTTCGCCACCTGAGCCCGGACGGTAAGCCGATTCGCTCCAAGTTCCGGGTGCCCGTCATGTACGTTCATCTTAAGCGCATGCAGCAGATCCTGTCGAAGAAGAACCGCTCCAACATCGACATCATGAAGGCCGGTTCGCGCTCGAAGCTGACCGGCTCTTTGAACGAGCGTGAGAAGACTGGCCGTCTCACCGACGCCGACACTCTCGCACTGCTCGCTGCGACGAACAACGCCAAGGACGACTTCTCGTCTGCCCTGAGCAACATCAACAGGTACCTCGGCGAGGACAACGACAACTACATCCTCAAAGAAATCCTTGGAGCTCGCGCTGACAACAAGAACCATAAGTTCCAAGCGCAGGCGGAGATCTCCGCTCTCGGTACCGTCACTCTCTCTTCCGAAGGGTACAAGCCGAGCGTGATACACCAAGGTCAGGCGCTCAACACTCTGGACGTCTTCCTCGTCGGAGCCGGTCTGAAGTCGAACTTGATCACCGGGGGTCTCACTATGCGTCAGGGTCTGAACAACAAGATCGAAGAGATCAAGGGCGGAAACTGAATCTGAGGAAGCGACATGGATATATCATTATAGTGATCTTCCAACTACTATAATGAGCATTCTATGAATCTCGGCGATATGATTACTGGGATCACGCAAGCTATCGAAAGCTCATCTCACGAGAACTTTCAGAGATCTCGCACCAATTCCGGTAATACACTCAAGATCAACCAGCCTGCGAAACACAAGCCGAACGGAAGGGCAGGGGTCTTTCCCTGCTCTACCAGCCGAGTTGTGATGCGTTTTAATGGCAAAAACAAATCCTAACCAGAAGGATTCCGTCATCATGACGGAATCCTTTTTTTTTCTTTCTTTGAACAGCTGCATAGATATTTCCAAAGGAATCAAGATGGCTCAAGAAGAGTTTATGAAGAAGATCTTCGAGATCAAAGGTGCAAATATCACTCGGCAGCTATTGCACGTCGTGTTCAACGAAGAGTCTTCGTCTTACATCCCTCCGAACACCAAGCTGGTGCTGGACGAGAAGATGCTCAAGGAGGCCGACTCGGAGTTCTGCAAGTTCAAGAACGCCGGGGAGCTCTACGGTAAGGAGACCACCTTCGGTCGCTTCATCGTAAATCTGGCCCTTTACAACGTTAAGGACATGCAGGCTGTCGTTACCGACAGAGAGCAAAAGATCCGAGATTTGGCCAAAGATGTGATCGGTTCCCAAGGCAGCCACCAGCAGTTCCGGTACGATGTCGATATCAAGGGGCTGATCACGTACAAGAACTTCACGCTGACAGCCAAGGACATGGACAAGATCTACTCCGAGATGTCCCAGCTGTTTATCGACGAGAAGATCACGTACCAAGCCATGAACCAGTTCATCGATAACCTGAACTGGCTCGGGTTCACGATGGTGCCGTACGTCAACCCCTCTATGGACATCCTGTCTATGTCTCCCACCAAGGAGATTAAGAAGATCCGCGCTGACGTGTTCAAGGAGCACAAGGACATCATCGACCGAAACGACGTTGTTGCTTACAACAACGTGATTGAGCCGAAGATCTTGTCTCAGGCGTCGAAGATCCTCGACGAGAAGGGCTCCTCCGGGAAGATCATCTTCGACTCCGGTGTGAACGGCTCCTTCTCTGGCAACTACAAGATCACCGCAGTCGCCCGTGGGGTGGTGGCGAAGTCAGACGATCCCACCCAGTACTCCATCGCGACCTCCTCTCTGGTTGAAGGCGTATCGAAGGACGAAGTCGGAATCGCAGGCGACATCGCAGTCCAGGGTTCCCTTGGTCGTGCCATCGACACCCGTCAGGGTGGCTACAAGGTCAAGCAGTTCTACGCCGGTTTCCAGTCCGTCGTCGCCGATGCTCCGGGCACTGACTGTAAGACTCCTTATACGATCAAGGTCGATTTGGACGACAAGAACTACGGAGACTATCTCTTCCGCTACGTGGCGGAGGGAGACAAGCTGGTCCTTCTGGACCGAGACAACAAGTCGAAGTACCTCGGCAAGACGGTGAAGATGCGTACCCCGTTCTTCTGTCAAAATCCGAAGATTTGCAACAAGTGCGCCGGTGAGATGCTAGGCAAGCTCGGAATTAAGAACATCGGCCTGACGTCGGCGAACATCGGCTCCGCGCTGCTGAACGCTTCCCTCAAGGCTTTCCACTCGCTGTCCGTGAAGACCGAGAAGTTCGACCTTGAAGACTTCATGGAGGCAATCTGATGCATCTCCCAAAGTGGTTGTACGAGCTCTTGCCGTACATTTACCTAGTCATGAGCTTTGCCGGGATATCAACTAGCGGGGCGGTCGCCAAGATCTGCGGCGGGCTCCTCATGTTGTCTGCAATCCACATCATTCAAATGCGACGTGAGTATCGTCGCAGGAAGAATGAGATCTGACGAAAGGATCCGTCATGTTTCTGCCAAGACCAGTATACGAGCTGATTCCAGTTGTCTACTTCATCTTGGGGTGTGTCGGAATTTTCTTCGACATTCCTCACTTGGACAAAGTCTACGGAGTCATCCTCATCGCGTCGTCCGTCTACTTCATCAGGCTCAGAGCAATCTACCGCCGCTGGAAGTGGTGGTAAGAAGAAGCCCCTATCCGGAAGGATAGGGGATTTCTTACATCCATGTGGCTATGCCGGTCTTCTCGTCATAGCTAAACCCCCGGCAGTCGCCCATAGACGGCCTCCAAGGGAATTTCTTGATTGCCTCATCTCTCGTGAGACCGGGTTCGAGTTCTTTTCTCTTTGGATCGTTCGGCTCTTCGTTCAAGAAGAATTCCACCAACTCTCTGACTGCCATTTGGTTCTCCATGAAAAATTCCTCCTACCAAACGGTAGGAGGAATTCTTACGCCCGCACGTCTTACAGGTAAACGTAATAGTCTATGTCCAAGGCTTTGTTCGTGTTCGAAGGCAGCGGCTCGGTAAGGAAGGTGATGCGGGAGAACATCGTGTACTCGGAGTACTTGGCGTTCTGGTCGGCACCGGAGGCGTTGTACTTCGCCCAGTACAGGGCCAACTCGTTCACGAAGCGGTCGCGAGAGTCATCCTTGGTGATCTGGAGGGCCAGCTTCACGAAGGTCTCGTCGGTCGCCGGGTTGACAGTGATCTCGCCGTGGCCGTTGGTGAAGGTCTTCTTGTACCACTCGGTCGTGCCGCCAGTGCCAGCGCGGCTGTCGGTGAACAGACCAGCTTCTGCGGTCGGGATGGGGCTGGCAGCGGAGCTCACGCGGAAGGGGAAGGCCGCGCTGAGGTCGGTGTCAGCCGGGGTCGGAGCGAACGGGTTGAACGGATCGTTGTTCGGTGCGCCGCCAGAGCCAATGCCGAACAGGAGGATGCTCTTGTCCTTCAGGGTTGCTTCGGTTTCGCCGGTGACGGAGCCGGGGATGCGGAAGATCTGGCGCAGGGTCATCTCGCGACCGCGACGGACGACGAGGTTCTTCTTGGCCATCAGGATCTTGCCGGACTCGGCGTCCTTGACCACGACGAAGCCGCCGAGGCGGGGTTCGGAACGGCCATCGACCTTGTTGTCTTTGAAAAGCAGCTGCTCTTCGAAGTTGAGATACTTGATATCGCTCATGATTTCTTTTTCCTGAGACAGAATTGGAAGGTAACTAAACACCTGTTATTGGTGCACAGTTATGACGAAACGATCGAAAATGGCTCTCCGATCATGGTTGGCCACGGACGACTTTCCTGTCAAGTTTTCGCTAAAGGATACCGTTTCCTCCAGCGTTTTATTGCCTCTTGACTTGGTCGCGTCGGTCAGCTTTTGAGGCTGGGATGACATGGTCAGGTGTTTTGCTTCTGAGAAGCTGATAAAGATTCTGTCTAGAGCATGAAATTTATCAGCCGCATTTCTTCTGGTACCGAAGGACTGGTTGTCGCCGAAGAGAACAGTTTCCACCGGGTTCATCTTACTCGTTCTGACAGCTTTGTCGTTCTTGAAGGACATCGTATCCTTCAGGATTCCGCAGGCTGCAGTAGATCCAGGCACTAGCTCAAGATCAAGACGATCGAAAGCCCGCATACGATCTTTGGCGGAGGATTTCTGCCGCTGTAGCTGCGAGTCTCCGAAGCTCAAAGTATCTGCTGAAGGGAGCAGCGTCTTCAAGACGGTGGAGTCGGCTTTGAACGAGAAAGTGTGATCGACTCTCGTCTGGGAGGAGACACCCGGAGAAAGCCTGTCGGCGAAGTGGTGTCTTTGCTGAACGATAGACCTGCGAGCCGCCATCGACCGCACGGTGTCATTAGCTATCATCGAGTCGCTGACCGGCATCACCATCAGAGGGAACCACATGTAGTACCCGTCGTGGAGGTTGCCCTTGTCGGACTTCTTGATTCTGGACGCAAACATCGAGAAGTCATGAAGCTTTGTGGCCTCATTCACCTTATAGCGCACATTCCACATGGAGTTGTCCCCAAAGTTGGCCGTGTCTTTGTTGGCGAATTTTGACTTCTGCACGCTGACATCAACTAGCTTGCATCTGTCACGGTACCAGTAGTCCACTCCGGGAGCCGTGTCGTAGTTGATCCGGTCCTTGAACTTCTGCTTGTCGCTGAGGGAGTACTTTGCTCGTTCGAAGAGATTGTCTCCAAAGTTCAGCAGATCGCTCCAAGAGAATCTCCCCTTGAACGTCGATTTGTCTCTGTAGAGGAGTCTGTCTCTCCAGTTGAAGAACCCGTGGAAAGTGTACCTCTCCTTGTACCGATATCTGTCAGCATACACGTCTTTCTTCTGAAAGCGATTGACGCTGTCACTGAAAAGCATGTCGTTAGGAAGCGGTTCTTGGTAGGTGCTGTTCGTCACCGTCCCCATGCTGAGGATGATTTTCTGAGGGTTTTTATTGCGAACGTGACTATCCCAGACGAACTTCGCATGCTTCGTCTCGCTGTCGAAGAGGTGCAGGAAGTTCCCCTCGTCCCAGCGGTAGATGATCCGGAAGTCCTTCATGGTGACGGTGTATGCCTTAAAGACATTGACCGTCTTCATGATGTACTCGATGATCAGGTCGGACATCATCCTGTCGAAAGGAATGTTCAGCGTGTAAGCATATTCCTTCAGAGCGGAGAGGATGTAGGTAATCTTTTGCCGCTTAATGTCCTGATCGTCCGTCAACATCGCCTCATCGACGTAGCTGTAGAGGTCTGCGTTGCATTTGAACTGGAGGTATTCGCTGTACTTGGAGAACCCTCTGTACTCGCTCAGGTTGTAGTTTGCCAGAAACTTCGACTCGTAGAGAGCCTTGTACTTCTTGAAGTTCTGGTACGTCATGACAATAGCGCCGCTAGCGTCTCGGATCTTCTGGAACGCTAGGAAGTTATTGTAGACTTGGATGTCGTGATTGTAGATCGTGAAGAGTTCGTCTCGCTCGATCGTCGGGTAGTCGGACACCGTTTCGAGGACGTATGAGGTGTTAGCATACGAGTTCTTCGTCAGAACGTCCTGCCCGAAGAGGCTGGTGTTCAACGGGCTATCATCTTTGTCGTTGAAGGAGTAGATCTTGTAGACCGACTCTTGATCGAAATGGATGATATCTTCGATCTTGTAGAAATCGCAAACGAGAATCTGCGCAGCCAGGATCAGCTCGTCGATGAACACCTCGCCCTTGGAGATCTCCGAAGCGTGCAGCGAGAGATGTGCCCGGAGCGAGTGATCTCGTTTAAGCTTCCGAATCATGCTGACGAAGTAGGAGATGTTCATCACCTCCTTCCACATCTGGAAGTCGCCCTCGATGGAAAAGTACTTCGTCGGAAGGAAATCGAAATGCTGCGCAGTGACTTCTTCTTTCGAAGCCTCCCAATACGGATCGTTTTGAACCATATTGTCGAAGCCGTACTCACGCGTCGATTCGCGTTTGATGGCTTCCTGCAGAGAGTTGATACGAACGCTGTGCCCGACGAACTTCGGCGCTACCTCGATCGCGTCTAACGTCTTCTTCTCGTTTGACGTCTCGTGCTTGGTTAGGTAGTACTTGATGATATTGACGCCTTGGAAGTCGAAGATGTCCAAGATGTCGATGAACACCTGATCGGTGCCCTTGTGGCGAATCAGAGTGTTGATTTTCAGCGCGATAGCCTTGCGGTAGTACAGAGGGAACTTGGTGAATTCCGTGAAGCCGAAGGAGTACAGCAGCTGGTTCATCGAGTACTCGTCGATGTAGCTGATGTCTAGCGGGAACTGGAGCCGGTTGTTCAGCAGATCGACGATCGTCATCAGACAGATCGTAATCTTGCAGTAAGCCTTGTAGTAGTTCACCGTTTCGTAGTTGACGGTACCGACCATGTCCTTGGCGAACGCCTTAGTGTACATGACCGTTGTGAAGTACTTTCTCGATTTGGAGTAGGCTGGACCGAAAGACCTCAGTAACGCGTTGCCAATGACGCTAGGCTCTTGGATGATCTCGAAGTCCTCGGCAAGACGGCTCTTCCAAGCCGGGATGCCAAGCTGCTGCAGGCTGCGGTAGTACGAGTTCCGATCGACGTAGTTATCGAGGTAATACTGACGGATGTTCTCAACGTTCTTGTCTACGACGTCGATAGTGATGCTTCCAGACGGGAACTGCAGGGAGTACGTGATCTGGATGGACTCGCTCTTGGATGCAGTATCCAAGTTCTGGTCGTTTGAGATGATGCTTCTGACTTGCTCCGCCGACACCTCGGTTCCGGTGGCAGTGGCATCCGTGAGGATGCTGGTGATTGCAGAGCGCACGATATCGTGGTACGGGTACTTGTCCACCTTGTAGTAGACTTCAAGGTACCTCGTCGCCTCGATCATGCTCTCGGACGTCTCAAGAGCGTCTGCGGTATCTTGGTCCTTGACCACGATCTTTCGACAGTGCTCCATCAAGTCGTTCACCTCGCGCCGAGTCAGAGCCTCGATGCTGGAGTTAGTTGACATTTCCGTTTGCCTTGTTGACTTCGTCTCGCATCTTCGACTGTACGCGAAGAGCCTCTTCCTTTACGAGGTAGCAGTTCACCTCGTTGGTGTACGAGCGCACGAGGGCCGCGATCACGTCCTTCTCAAGTACCTTCCCGGATTTGATTCCGGGAACGGTCTCGCTGATCTTCTGGGGCTTCTCACACTTGTTCAGCAGTTCCGAGCTAATCTCTGACAGCTCCACCTTGGTCGCCGTCACGTTTACGTCAATCTTCCCGGAGTCCTTCGGTTGGTTGTAGGCGCAACCAACTAGTGAAGATGCCATCAGACCACAGAGGATAACCTTCGTAAAATTCATTTTGCTTCTCCTTCGTTGGAGTCGATCATTGGTTCGATTTCAGTGACGAGCATCCAGAGTGCCTTTGCGCTCTCTTCGGACACAGTGCGGTCAGCCGGAACGTTGTGATCTATGAACGTATCGATCTTGGTCGCAGCTTGCTTCGTCTTGCTAGTTTTCTTACTCACCGCCTTCACAGCGGTCTGATTTATCGTCTGGTTGGCGACCTTGGCGTCTAGCGATTTCTTGAGATCAGTATTGATTTGCTCCAACTTCCGGAGCTCGTCTCTGTTGTGATCAATCGTGGACTGCATGGTCGTGATGGTGGCGTTCATGTCGGCGACCTTGACTCTCATCTCGCTCTCGGTGCTCTTCCACATGTACAGCAGAAAGCCGATCAGGAGAATCAGGACCACACCAATCAGCATGCGCCAGTTTTTCATCAGCATCGTAATCATAATTCTCTTCCTCAAAATATCAAATGGATAAGGATTGCATGAAAATCCTTGTGTTATTCTTATGTTTTTTTATTATTTATCATAACAAAGTAGTAGTAACGAAATTCGTCCAAGGTTTCATAGGACAGTTTTCTTGAGAGAAGACAATGGCTATTGGAAAATCAATCAGGTACGAGGGTAAGAGCTTCCCTAACAAGCAGGCGCTCTACTCGTACATCGAACAAAACAAGAGTACTGAGATAAAGAACCTGGGCTGGGACGATCCTGCCCGCTTCTGGTTCTTCGTCAAGTACGGCAAGACACAGGGCAAGAGCGTTATCTCTGGGAAGCCCACTGCGTGGAACCCCGTCACCGAGAGGTACGAGCGGTTCGCTGATGAGGCGGAGCGGAAGCAGTACCGGGAGGAGTTCAAGGCCCGGATGATGCAGAAGTACGGCAAGACCGCCCTGACCGACGACCCGGAGCACCAGCAGAAGATGCTGGCCGGGAGGAGCATAGGTCAAGTCTACACTTGGCTGGATGGCTCGACGACCGAGATCACGGGGCTCTACGAGCAGCACTTCCTGCACTTCATCGAGACGGTGTACGGATTCAAGTCCGAATACCTGACTCAGCCCCCCACCATCTACTACAAGGATGGAGAGAAGACGAGGTTCTACCTGCCTGACTTCTACATCCCCTCGCTCAACCTCATCATAGAGATTAAAGGCGGCAACGAGCATTACCAAAAGAGAGACGAGTACAAAGAAAAGCTGAAGGCAGACGCCGCTGTCGCCGAGGGCTTCGACTTCGTTCAGGTGAACGACAAGCTGTACTCTCCTTTCAACGTCTACTTCAAAGACAAGGTGCTCTCCGCATAACTAAAAGGACAAAGCAAGATGAGATTTCTGAGCTACCCGGAGATTTTCGACCTATTCCAAAAAGAAATCCTGACGTTCGATCTCGACGAGAAAATCTTCGAGGGGATGGACACAAAGGGCGTGATCGATCTCGACCAGCAAATGAAAGATCGCATGTTCCAAGGTAACTTCTTGGAGTGGAAGAACGACGTGCATGCCAAGCGAGACCTCATGATCCACACCAACTTCTCGGTCAGTGTGTGGAAGACGATGTTTGGCAAGTACGTCGTCACCAGAGGGGAGATCTTCAGCATTCCTACTCTTGAAAGGGTTCGAAGCTCCGACCCAAACATCATGGCGTTCCTCGATATTCCCGATGAACTCTACGAGAAGGGGTTCCGCCTAGTGAACGGAGGTCTGATCGACATCAATCGAAGACAGCTTTCCTCGGTGGACATCACCAACGTCGACAAGAACGCCAACCTGATTCCGAATGATCATCTAGTTGCTACGCTACGGGTGGTCACTATTCCTTAAGGAACCGACATGTTCGAAAAGACAATCATTCTGGACGAAGCCAAAGTGCTTGAATCCCAGGCTAAAGAAATCATGCTCTCCGAAGAGTTCTCCTACGAGAGCTTCATTTCCTGGGCGACGCGCAAACTCAAGGGGTACTCCGTCAAGGAGATCGACCATCTGGCCAAACGCGTCGTCAACATCGACACTCACGAAGAGAAGACCGACGTCATCGAGCGGATCCGGGACGCGCTGAAAGCTGCCAAGGAGAAGCTTGAGAAGCGCAAAGAATACGCTCACGAGCACAAGGACGACGAAGTCGCTCAGAACGACCTCAAGTACATGGAAGAGCACGTCGAGATCCTCAACGTGTTGCTCTCTAAGGCTCAGGCTTTCAATATCGTTTCCCATCTGGAGAACAAGAAGAATCCGGAGCAAAAGGGCGAGCGAGAGACCTTCAACATTAGCGATAAGTCCTGATCATGGTAGTGGACGCTCGCAAAGACGAGGTGACGTTCATCCCAGACGCCTACCGCTCGTCTCACAACATCACGGGGCTCTTCGCCCTAGCGAGGCGTCTCCAGACTCTCATCATCATGGAGCCGGGGACCATCCCGAATCTGATCGATGCCGGTGTGGGCATTGGGACTTACCTCGGGGAACTCGCAGACGACATCACCCTGTCGAACCTGAAGGACAGCATCAATTTCCAAGTCACCAAGTACCTCCCGAACAAGGAGGTCTCCGACTTTGAGATCAAGATACTGGACTCGAAGGAGGACGGTAAGAAGTTTCTTGCTGTCTTCTTCAAACTAGGGTCTGTCGTCGATGGGAAAGACTCATTTGCTATCACCTTCGGGAAGAACACCCCCGGAGGCGGAGTGAAGTCCGACTTCTACTTCTGAAAATTGTCCCTAAGCTCTTGGTGGCTTAGGGACAATTCGTGTCTCTGAACAAAATTCGTATGCGAGCAGACGGGCATATCGCGAGGAACTGAAACAGTCACTTAGTTTTTCCCATTACCCACATGAAAAATTTTCGCTGAAAGGGCAATCGCAATGGCAATGGAAATCAATTCGATGGAAGAGCTGACGGCTCTGGTGAACAGCCAATCGGCACAGGTTCCGGGAACGGACCAGCCGGTCGCTCAGACCACGGAGCAACCCGTCGCCGAGCAAGCCGCACCGCAAGTCGCTGCATACTCGGACGAGCTCGTCGTCGAGCAAAAAGAAGAACAACAGGCAGCTCAGCCGGTCTCCAAGGACACGGCTCGCGACCAGATTCTCGGCAACGTCCAGATCGATCTGAACAAGATCAAGATCGTCAAGGTGAACAACCCCCTCGGCGTCTTTCAAGAACTCGACGCTCTGTTCCTGAAGCCGTCGTATGACGTCATCGCCCTGCAGTCCGGCTACCGTGCCGCCTTCAAGTCGATGAACAACGACGACATGATCAAGGTGCGCAAGTTCACCGGCACGGAGAAAGAGCAGAACATGAAGCTCTTCAACTTCGTCTTCAACCACATGGTCAACAGCTCGGTCGGCAAGATCCGCTTCGAGGACTGGCTGAAGATCACCTCGGAAAACGACTTCGAGACCTTCATCTATGGCATCTACTGCGCCACGTTCCCGAACGAGACCGACTACGACGTCACCTGCCCGAAGTGCAGCTCGGAGAACAAGGCTCGCATCTCCAAGGAGCTGCTGATCCAGGCCAAGAACGAGCAGGAAACTGCAGCGTACATCCAAGACGTTCTCGGCAAGAACTACAATCCGAGCGAGCTGGTTCAGCACTCCGTGGTCAACATGAAGGATCGCATCGTCCTGCCGCGCACCAAGGTGGTGATGGACATCGTCACTCCGACCCTGCATGACTACCTGAAGTCCCTGCAGCGCGTCGAGTCCTTCAAGAACTACGAGCCGGAGATCTTCACCTACCTGAAGTACGTCGGTGACATGTTCATCCCGCACATCCACGCGATGTCTCAGGGCCAAGTCGAGTACATCGAGGTCGAGACCGTCGAGGACAAGCTGCGCGTCATCGTCGACATGCCTCCGGAAGATCGCAAGGCTCTGGACAAGGCCGTCAAGGACAAGCTGGAGAAGTATAAGGTCGAGTACAAGCTGCCCGACTGCACCTGCCGTAACTGCGGCCACGAGATCAAGAACATCGTCGTGGACATGACTGAAATCCTTTTTCTAAGTATGGTAAGGGCTTAAGAAAGCTCCTTGACATACGCCCTCAGGCCGCTGTCGAGAGATCGCTGGACAACATCATGTATCAAGTTGCCGCGACTCTCGACATCTTCAAGGGTCAACTGACTCTCGATGATGTCCTGAATGTCGAGCTTCCCTTGCTAACCGATCTGTACAACGGGCGGTCGAAATTCCTCGAAGATAAGAGGAAGATCGAAGAAAAAGAGATGGAGAAGATCCGTTCTCAGTCAAAGCAAAAATAAGGACTAGCAGATGTTTGGATTTTTCAAAAAGAAAGAAAGTACGGCGGAGGTCAAGGAAGACAGTCGCCGCATCGACGGAGTAGTCCGAGACGACGACGAGTTCCACCAAGGCACCGTGGGCTTTCTCGCTAATCTGTGCGGGATCCTCGTCAAGAGCTACGGTCCTCTGGGTTCGAACACCCTGATCGAAAAGCTCGGTTCTACCCCGACTGTCACCAAGGATGGCTACACCATCCTCGAAAACCTGCGCTTCAGCAACTCGCAGGACAAGGCGCTGCACGATTTGATCAAGCGCGTCTCCTACAACCTCGTCAAGACTGTCGGCGACGGCTCCACCAGCGCGGTGCTTTCGGCCTCGTTCATGTATGAGTACCTGTCAGGTCTCCGGGAGACTCCGAAGTACACGCGGAAGCAGCTGATCGACGTGCTGGAACGCATCGTCACGTACCTCGAAGAGGACATGACCGTGAACTGCCGTAAGATCGACGACGGCAACCGCCACTCCGTGCTGACGTCGATTGCCAGTATCTCGAACAACAACGACGTCAAGATCGGGGATTACATTGCCGGTCTGTTCAACAAGCTGAGCTACCTCTCGGACATCCGCATCGAGGAAGACCCTCGCGACTCGAACGTGCCGCTGTCGCACTCGACTCGCTATGGCTTTACCTTCGATCGCGGTCCGATTCACAATCTGTACTTCAATCAGGTTGGTAAGTCTGCTCTGGTCGTGAAGGAACCGCTCATCTACATGAGCTACGAGTTCTTCCCCGACCACTACGACAACCTCAAGGAAATCCAGAAGGCTCATCCCGACCGTCCGATCGTGGCGATCGTGGAAGTGACCCACGAGGAAACCGTCAACGACTGTCTGTCGGACTTCCTGAAGGGCAAGAACAAGGTCGTTCTGATCCGTGCGAACGACTTGTCGATGGAGAACGCTCACAACGAGTTCCTCGACCTCGCCATCTATCTCGACTCGGATTGCGTACGCGACCCGAAGAACTTCAAGCTGGAGCAGCTTGGCGCTTGTAAGAGCGTCGAGTTGTTCGGCACGAAGACGATGTTCATCGGCGGCGACGGGCTCGTCAAGAGCACTCCGTTCTACCTCGAACGTGTCGAGCAGCTCAACAAAGAGTACGACGATATCCCGAACAACCTGCCCGCACAGCGCGGTGCGGTCCGGGTCCGTCTGTCCAAGCTGAGCGGAGTCACGGTCAAGGTGCTGGTCGGTGGCATCACCGAAGAGGAGAAGAAGGCCCGCCGTTACCTCGTGGAGGACGCTGTCCTTGCATGCAAGTCTGCCATCAACAAGGGATACGGCTTCGGCGGCAACGTCAACCTGTACTTTGCCATGAAGCAGCTGAACTCTCGCTTCGACTCGATCTACAAGAACGACTACGTCTTCCAGCAGTTCGACGAAGAGTACATCCGCCTGATCTTCCAGCGTCTGGTCATGGTGTACTTCGATACCTACTTCTGCATCGCCAGCAAATCTCCGCAGGCAAAAGCAGACCATGAAGGCTTCCGGACCATCCTGCAAGGGGTGGACGACAAGATTTTCAACGTCATGACGGGGAACCTCGAATCCATCGAGGACACCACTGTATTGGCACCGATCGACACCGACATCCAGATCCTGAAGGCATCTGTTTCGATCGTCGGGATGCTCTTGAGCATCAATCAATTCGTATCGTGCTGATATATCATTAGTTTGCAGATGACCGGAACCTTCGGTCATCTGCAAATTTTCCCCTCGTTCACCCATTTTGAGTTATAATGCCTGCCCCTCGCGGGGAGGGCATAAGAAGAAGCGGGGTAACCTCCTATGGAGGACAATAAAAAGTACGAGTACACGCTGCAGTCGTATATGAAGAATCCGATCGGTGCCGGTGCAGCGAGCGGTTCTCAGCGTCAAGCAATCGTGGACGCTCTCTTTGGGCGCTACCGCCACCTCTTGAAGGAGTCTGGCGGTAGATTCAATTTCAACGCATACAAGGTCTCCGACTCGATCATACTGTCGGTGAAGGTTCCCTCGGAATCCGTGGAAGGCGTGACATACGACGTCTGCATCGAATTCATGGGAGTCGGGAGCCTTGAAACCTCACTGTTGCCGAAGAAGATCAAGATCTTCAGCAACAACTTCGCGTTCGTCTTCACATACGCGTACGTGTTCAACCAGAGGGAGCTGCTGGTCGAATACCTGCGCCCGCTGCTGCCGAAGGAAGCTCTGACGCAGCCACCGAAGACGAGGAATCCTGACGAGACGATCAACTACGAGAAGAGCGTGGTCTACGCCATCCTCTTCATCCAAGAGAATCGACTCTTCATGCGGGAGAACTACTCGAAGTTCCTCACCGTCTCCAACAAGATCTCGATCAAGAACGCGATCCGGAGCTTCGAGGACGTCGAGCGGGACTACGCGAACAAGAAGCACCTGCAGTCAGAGAAGAAGAAGGCCGAGAAGCGGAGCCGCCAGAAGACGGTCACCGTGACGGAGCTGGAGAAGAAGCGAGTGAAAAGGGGAAGGTCTCCCATCAGAAAGACCAAAACGAGAGTCAAGAAGTAACCAAAAAAAGCGTCAGAAAGGATTAGGGGCATGCCGCACATAGAGAAGTTGTTTTCCGTCGAAGGTAAAGGGTTCAACATCGACTTCAACGAGATCTTCGATCTGGAGGACGACACAACCTACAACTACTACCCGTTGCACCGCAAGCGCGTTTACCTCTCGATCATGGACCGCGTGATCGACGACATGAAGTACGTCTTCCGGATCCACCCGGACTTCTCCGAGAAGTACCTCACCGCTCGCATCATGATCGACCAGATCGAAGAAGGCGAGCGCGACGAGATCGAGCTCCAGCTGATCGATATCATCAAGGAGCACGTCATCTCCGACGACACCCTGCAACACGTCATCAGGGACAAGGTGAGTGAGGAGTACACGATCACCATCGAGACCCGCAACGGCGAAGAAGAACTGCAGTTCAAGGACTCCTACGCCAAACTGCTGATCTGCGTGTCGTTCATGTGCCGTCTCACGGTGCCGCTGATCTGCGCCTTCATGGAGAAGTTTGACATCAAGAAGGAGCAGGACCTGACCGTGCGGATCTTCGGGGAGATCTTCAAGGTCTTCCGCGTGGACGAGGAAGGCGAGACCGTGGACCTCCCGTCCAAGATCAACCGCTTCATCACTTCCTCGGTGCAGAACACGCTGTACTCTGACCGCGTGATGTGGGACTACCTGAAGAACATCGCTGTCAACGACCAGCTGCTGATCATTGACCTGAACCGCAAGATCATCCGCGACACGATCCCGAAGCTGGATATCAACCGCTCCGTCGTGTCGTTCCTGCACGTCGTGATCAAGCAGCAGGTGATGTACACCTTCACTCAGAACATCAAGATCACCTTCAAGCCGATCTCTCAGATCAAGACCGAGGGCAACGATACAGGGATCAACCCGTTCACCCGGATGGAAATGCGTCTGGTCAACGCAAACGAGATGTCCTACGTCATCGAGAAGGAAGCGATTCGGAACTTCATTGACAAGCACAAGATTCGCTTCTCCGAGGAAGAACACGAGTACTTCGCCGAGAACATCGCTCCGAATCAGGTACAGATGCGCCTCATCGACTACTACGTCAACGGCAAGGACCGCATCAACGTGACGCTCTGCAACCGGGAGGAGTACATCTGGTTGCTGATGATCACCCGTCAGTTCCTCATCGAGAAGAACTACAAGAGCCTCGCCGCCATGATCGGCTCCTCCACCGAGCCGAAGGAGAACAAGAAGAGCTTCAATCGGGGCAAGCTGATCGGAGAAGTCCTGCAATCCCGTTCGTACCGCGCCCTGCTGAACCGGTTCCCGCTCGTCAAGGAAAAGCTCGCAGAAAACAAGATGCTAATCTCCTTTATCGGAGATATTATGAATACGGAGTTCACCTGCGTCAAGGGGTTCCGAGACGAGGAAGAAGACCTCCAGAAGTTCATCGACACCGAAGGCAACCAGCGCGGCATCATCCAGGAAATCCTTTCCTTCCTGGAGCGTTACTGACCGGAAAGGAGGGCGCATGGCGCTTATAGATGACCTGTATCGCGCCCTCCGTGAAGCAAAAAGGGTAGCGTACTTCAACGCCAACAAGACGGAGTTGAATCTACGCTGCCCTTATTGCGGGGATTCGATACGCGACAAAACTCACGCGCACCTGTACGTATCTGTCAGTGCGCCGTACTCTTTCTTCTGCCAGCGTTGCGAGACGTCTGGCATCCTCAATGATGACGTGCTGAACGACATCGGCGTCTTCGACGACGAGATCGCGCTCGGCATCCACAAGGAAGTAAAGAGATACAAGAGCAATACTACCGTCAACGGCAGCAGCCTCTCGTACCTGAAGTTCAAGAAGCCTAAGTTCCCCAAGTACCAGCTGACCGGCTCGTTCAAGAAGAAGCTGAAGTACATGGAGGACCGACTCGGCGTGCCCTTCGGCAGGGACGACCTGCTGAAGTACCGAATCATCGGCTCTCTGGAGGACTTCCTCGTGCTTAACGGCATGGAGAAGCTTCTTGACGATGATCGGATGTCCAAGGACTGTTACCTCGTCGACAAGTTCGGCCTTGGTTGGCTGTCTCGGGACTGCTCCCATGCGACGTTCAGGTACATCGACGGCGACTTCAAGAGAAGGTTCAAGACCATATGTCTCGACCCGTTCGGGGAGGGCAGCAAAATCTACACCATCCGGAGCGACTTGGAGCTGATGGCTCCTGAAGTAAACGTCGTGATGACCGAGGGAGTCTTCGACCTCCTCTCAGTCTACAACAACTTCTTCGCCGGGAAGCAGAATAAGAACCACGTCTTCTGTGCGATCAACGGGAAAGGCTTCAACCTCTTCCCCACGATGCTAATGCGGATGGGGTTCCTAAATATGAACCTGACGATATACAGTGACAACGACGTGTCGCTGGACGACTACCAGTTCATCCTCCCGGAATGGCGGTATAACAAGATCCGGATCTGCTACAACCAGATGGAAGGGCAGAAGGACTTCGGGGTTCGAAAGGACCTCATCAAACCAAAAATGTTCAAACTGAAGTAGAAAGGGCATCAAAGTGGATAGCAACAACCGCAAAACCGAACAGCACGTTCTGGCGCTCCCCCTGAAAATCAACGAAGAATCCGTCCTGCCGGTGGTCCGTGCCGACACCCGCGAGGAGCTGAACCAGCTGATCGACCGCGAGACCGTCACTGACGGCGAAGACGGCTCCCAAGACTGGAAGAAGGGCTCCCTGCTGGAGCAGTTCGTTCACCCCAGCACTCTGATCGCCAAGGGCTATGACCCGATCCAGCACCTCGACTTGAACGACTGGTACGAAGGCGCGAAGGTCACCCTGACCCAGCAGTGGGACAATCAGATCATGAACCTGCCGGTTGCCGTCCCGAACGGCATCAATATCTTCGGCGTACAAGGTCTGCAGGACTGATATGGGCATCAGCTACGACGTCGACCAAGACGAACCGAGCGTGGACCATGCGACCGGCGTGAAGGCGATTCCGCCTTCCCCGGTCTCGATCCCGAAGGCCCCGCAGTCGATCCTCGAACAGCAAGAGGATCCTTACAAGCGAGTGTTCGGCGTGGACGGGAACGCCGGTTCGAACCCTCTCAACTCTCTGGGCGCTATCCTCTCTTCCCCGTGGCGGGCTGAGCCTGTCCAGTCCGACAAAATCGTCGGACGCTGGGCGGAAGACGATACACCCTACGAAATGACCGTTCCCGCACAACTGCGCGATCCAATCATCGCCATGCAAAACACCCTCTTCCGCAAGTACGCTATGATCCAAGAAGCCCGGACGAAGCTTGCTCGGATGGAGGCAGAGTTCAAATCCATGCTCGGCATGTAAGGAGAAATCCAAAAATGAAAGCTCGTTTCAAGTTGTACACGGATGGCTCCATCGACGCGAAAACCGGCAAAGGCGCGTACGGTTTCATCCTCATCGTGAAGCACGGCGAGGAGGACATCGTGGTGTCCGAGACCGTGGAGACCGAAGAGAAGACCACGATCTCCGTGATGGAGATGAAGGCTCTGAACGCCGGTCTGAAGGCGATCGTTGACATCGCCGAGACTGACAAGCTGTCTCAGGTCACAGTGGACGTCTACTCGGACAGCAAGATGCTGGTCGAGTCCCTGAACGTCTACGTCGAGAAGTGGAAAAAGCGGGCCGTCAAGGGCATCTGGTACGCCACTAACGGATCCCCGGTCGCCAACCAAGAACTCTTCAAGGAGATCATCTCCAACGAGGAGAAGCTGCACAAGGTTCGCTACATCCACGTCAAGGCTCACGGCGACTCCGAGTACAACAACCGCATCGATAAGATGGTGCATTGCGCCGCGTTCAACAAAGAACTGGTGGCTGCGTGATAAGTGACCTTCGCCCGGAAGCGAAGGTCACTTTCTTTTAGGAGCAATGATGATCGAACAAGAAAACGTGGTCCTCTACCACAGCCCGTGCCACGATGGCTTCACCGCAGCGTGGGTGGCGTCCAAGTTCCTCGGCCACGAGAAGACCAAGTGCATCCCCATGCGCTACAACGTGGACTACTCTGTGAAGGACTTGATCGAGGACGCCGAAAATCCCGTCCGAGTCGAGGACCTCGAAGGAAAGACTGTCTACATCGTCGACTTCTCGCTCTCCCCCATCAAGGGCCTGCGGAAGATCATCCAGACCGCCAAGAACACGGTGCTGCTGGATCACCACAAGACTGCCTTCGAGGAGATCGGGTTTATCCGCGACTACCTCGACGGCAAGATCAAGTACGATCAGTTCATGGAGGTTTGCCAGAAGAAGTTCTACATGAAGTTGATCGAATCCATCGAATTCACCCAGCTCGTCGAGAAGAAGTTCTACATCGAACTCGACAACGACCACTCCGGTGCCGGGATGGCATGGAACTACTTCGTCGGCGACAAGGAAATCATGCCCGACGTCGTGCGCTTCGTGCAAGACCGCGACCTGTGGCGCTGGGAGTACAAGGAGACGCGTCCGTTCATGATGAACCTGATGTCGCTCCCGACCAAGATGGACGTGTACGACTCGCTCTACGACTCATTCAGGACGAGCGAGGTCTGCTACACCAAGTTCGTCAATGAGGGATGGGCGATGTGCCGCCTCTACGACCAGTACATCGACCAGCTGAAGGGCGACTTCCTGAAGATGGTCGAGATCGATGGATACAAAGGTCTCGTGATCAACGCGAGTCCCATGTTCACCTCTGAGCTGGGAAATGCCCTTGTGGAGAAAGTCGATTTCGCCCTGATTTGGGGTTTCTCCAATCGGAATAACGATGTAGTAGTCGGGCTTCGCAGCAAGCCCGACGGAGATTGCGATGTCTCTAAAATCGCGAAAGCACACTTCAACGGAGGCGGTCACTACGCTGCGTCCGGCGGAAGAACTTCCCTGTCTCACATCCAAAACATTATCGAAGGTGGAAAAAATGTCCGGTTCAAATCAATCTGACGGCGTCATTGACTTCAAGCGCATGATCGCCGAGCGGATCACCCCGTTGCTGTCGCCGAGCGTTCGCGAGCACTTCTTCCAGATGGGACTGCAGTTCACTGTCGTCGTCCCGGAAGCAGTAACTCTGCAACAGATCGAGTCCCTCTTCAAAGACAAGGCTCTGATCTGCGTATCTCGTCGTTTCTTCGGGTTCTACTCGGAGAGCGAAAACTCGGATCTGAAGTTTGAACGTTCATCCTCGGTCTTCGAGGACACCTTCAGCCTCGACCAACCCGGCGAGGGCGATCGCTTCCTCGAACACGTCTTCAACAAGACGGTGACCAGCAACGGCAAAGCTCTCGGCTTCGGCGACTTCCTCATGGCGCTGGAGATCTTCAGCACCAACGACGACCCGAACTGGAGCAACGTTCTGATGAAGATCAACCTGCACCCGATGCAGCTCGACGTCTCCAAGCTGCTAGACGAAATCAAGGGCTAACTCATGGCGGGGAGACCCGCCATCTTCTCAAGGAAACAAAATGGGCATTCTCAGCAAGAAGATCAAAGACACCAAAAAGGCAGTCCTGAAGAAGCAGACTCCCGGCTCCGTCGCCGAGACCATGTTCGTCCCCACAGGGATCAACCTGCTGGACTACCAGTGCGGCACCCTCGCCACCAACGTGGCCGAAGGCGACACCTACTACAACATCGGCGTCCCGATGGGCAAGATCCACATGGCGGTCGGCCACTCCCAATCGGGTAAGACCACCCTCATGCTCCAGATCGCCAACGCGATGACCAAGGACCTGAACGGCGACGTCATCCTCGCCGACTTCGAGCGTTCCTCGACCGACCCGCGCAGCCGCATCAAGAACATCTGCGGCATCACGGACGAGGAGTACGAAGACCGCTTCACGATCTTCAACCAAGAAGACATGACTGCGGAGTTCCTGAAGAAGTTCATCTTCGACATCGTCGACTCCAAGCGCGAGCTGTCCAAGGACGACCTCGTGGACTGGTTCGACCTCGAAGGCAAAGAAGTCAAGATCTTCCCGCCCACCGTCATCATCATCGACTCCGTGTCGGCGATGCGCTCCAAGGAACTGCTGGAGAACAAGGAACTCGACAACAACATGGTGGCCGCTCAGATCGCCAAGTCGAACGGCGCGTTCCTGACCTCCATCGAGCACTTCCTCGAAGCCTACAACATCACGATCCTCGCCGTTGGCCACATCGGCACCAAGATCTCGATCAATCCCTATGCCCCGCGCAAGGTCCAGCTGCCGGGTCTGGGCGACGACGAGTCCATCAGCGGCGGCAACAAGTTCATCTTCATGTCGTCCTACCTGTTCAAGCTGACCGCTGGCAAGGAGTTCAAGGACGACAAGGACTTCTACTTCCAAGGCCGCGTCGTGAACTGCCGCATCCTGAAGTCCCGCTCCGGCTACAACGCCCTGACGCTGCCGCTGGTGTACCACTCCAAGCGCGGCTTCGACGACGCCTTCACCAGCGTCTATTACTTCAAGGAAGAGAGCATCCTGAAGGGCGGCGGCTCGAAGGGCTTCAATCTGCCGAATCTGGAGACCGTCCGCTTCACGCAGCGCGAGTTCGCCAAGACCTACGCAGGTAACGAGACCTTCCGTGAAAGCTTCGATGAGCTCGTGACCGAGAAGTTCGGCCACTTCATCGATGCCAAGGTCGCAGATTCGTCGGAAGCCGTGTCCTCCAAGGAAGACATGGACGAAGAGTTCGAAGACTGAGATATATGATGATCATGGGCCTACGGGTCCATGATCCTCTCGCATAGGCGTCCGATAAGAAAATGAACAAGAAGTACTTAGAAGTCAGGGAAATGTTCCCTGACGGGCGGGCATCAGATAACCTAGAGATCTACGTCATCCCGGTTTTGCGGGAGACTGAGACGTCGTACATCACCAATCCCTGTTTCGTCCACAACGTCGTCGGCTGCACTCCTGCCGACCACAAGAAGAAGCGGGTAACATGGAGAAAAGGGAACGGCCTGAGAGCTGGCGACATCCCTTGCGAATTCACTCCGACCTTCACGATCATTCGTGTCAACAAGTCGGCACCACCTGTCAAGAAACACCACGTCCGCATAGGAGATATGGATGGCGAAGAAAAAAGCAGTCAAAAAGTCGGATACTCAGTCTGACCAGTACGTCCGCGAAGACGGCAGGGCGAAGCACTACTTCCTCGGGGAAGACCTGCTGACGCCCAACGTCAACAAGTGCGACGGCGGTCGACTCAACATGTTCATCTCCCACCTCGCTCAGTTTCTGACGCTGGACCGTGGGGAAGTGCCGCGAGTCTTCACTCGCTTCGAGAACCAGATCGGCAAATACTCTCAGGGGATGGGTTACGTATCCCTCAAGGAGAAAGCCACATTTATCGCCGAGATTGCGCTCGGCGAGAACGAACGCTACCTGTTCTTCGCGTACGACGATCAGACTGTGGACGTGGTGTGCCACACGTCGTCCACTCGTCTTACCGAGTCGTACGGTTATGCCAACAACTTCGTCATGCCGGAGACCGAGCCGGGCGACGAAGTCGAGGCCGGGACGCTCATCTCGCACAACAACATGTACGACGAGCACCTGAACCTGAAGTACGGCGTCAACCTGAAGACGATCTTCCTAGCAAAGGATGGTCTGACCTTCGAGGACGGCATCATCATCAGCGAGACGGGTTCCAAGAAGCTCGGGCACACTGCGGTCCACGAGGCCATCGTGTCCCTAAACAACAACGACGTTCTGGTCAACCTGTACGGCGACAAGACGAACTACAAGCCATTCCCGAACGTCGGCGAAGAGATCGAGAACGGCGTGCTCTGTTCCCGTCGCCGGATCAACTACTCCACGGTCCTCACGGACTTCAAGGAGAACGACCGCCAGATGGACGTCAACAACGACACGCTGTTCTACTTTGACGGCGTGGTCGAGTCGATCGAGATCTTCTCCAACCTGTCGGAAGACGAGCTGAAGCAAGAGTACAACGCGCCGATCAAGACGCTGCTGGATTCTCGCCGGGACCTGTACAAAGATATCAAGGAGACGATCGAGAGCTTCAAGGCTGAAGGGTACGCTCTCCGCGACGACTGCGGGTTCCTGTACCAGAAGGCGACCGACTACCTGTCTGGCAAGAAATTCAGCTACGACAAGTCGGAGTTCGAAGGCACGATCATCCGCTTCAAGATCCGCGAAACCGTCCCCCTCAAGGTCGGCTCCAAGATCACCGGGCGGGTAGGCAACAAAGGCGTCATCTCCAAGATCCTTCCCGATGAGGAGATGCCCCGCGTTTCCGACACCGGGGAAATCCCTGACGTGGTGCTGAACAGTCTCGGCGTCGTCGGTCGCTGCAACATCTCGCAGCTGTACGAGCACGAGCTGAACTTCATCGCCGACGAGATCGTTAAGAAGTACCCGGACGACAAGAAGGGAGTCGCCAGTCTCTGGTCCGACATTCTGGAATTCTACCAGATCATCGGCACCGGCCAAGGCGAGTTCCTGAAAGAGAGACTCGGCACCGACGCCAAGGCCATCGCAGCATACGTCGCCGACGTCCGGGAGAATGGTCTGCTGATCCATCAGCCTCCATTCTTCGAGAACGCAAACCCCGAGAAGATGATCGAGCTGTACAACCACTTCGGCGTGGAGAAGCTGAAGTTCGACGGGATCGAGCAGCCGCTCGTGTTCGGGTCGCTCTACTTCATCAAGCTCCGCCACGAGGCGATCGGTAAGTTCTCCGCCCGGTCCGCCGGTCAGGTGAGCCTGCTCAACGTCCCGTTCAAGTCGAACGAGATGTACAAGAAGGGAACCGCTCCGCACAACAACAGCCCCATCCGCTTCGGCGAGCAGGAGCTGTTCAACATGCTGCTGCTGGCGAACCAAGAAGGCGGCGCGAGTGGTGTGATCAACTTCCTCCGTCACTACTCCTCGCACAACATCGAGCGGCGCAATCTGCTCCAGAAGCTGCTTCGCGTCGATCCTGACCGGATTGACAGCGTTGCGGGCGACGGCAAGAGCGAGAAGATGATCACCAACGCAGCACAGGTGATCCGCTCCTTCTTCGCTGGCATGGGCATCACGCTTGAGTCGGACCAGCTGGACCAGATCGAGGACATCATCGTCTGATAAAGAACCCCCTACGACCGAAAGGCCGTAGGGGGTTTTTTTTTTACTTCCTCTTGCGGCGGTGCTGCGACAGGAAGGAGAGCTCAAGTTGAAACTGAGTCCAAGGAGGAGGTTTCGAGATGAAATCCTTCACGGCTGCAATCAGCAGAGGCAGGTCGAGACCGAAGCAAGCAAGAAAAGCTCGCAGCGCGGTCATCAGACACCTCCGATGCGCGGCTCCCCGGCAGGACCCTGATTCGGCTTGTGGGCATCGAGTGCTTGGTAAGACGAACGTTGCAGTGCTGCGGCGTTCTCAAGGTGCGTGACGATGACGGCGTTGTTGCCTGCAACGAACCGAGCAAGGTTGCTCTGGTCGTTCTTGAGCTTCAGGGTCTTGGCGGCGACTTCCTGCGCGAGCTGGTCGAGGATTTCCTCCAGCTTCCAGCCGGTGTGGTTCTCGGACCCCATCAGGACGGTCGTGGTGTGCATGGCGTGGATCACCGCACGGAAGAGATAATCCTTGGCCTTCTGCTCGGGAGGCAGATTCTCGTAGGGAACAAGACACGGATGGCGCTTGTTCTCCGGGTCCTTGACTTCGCCGTACGCCCAGCCTTCGCGCAGCTTCTGCTCCATCCAGCACTCGTGACTGTTCTCCGGGGTTGCCTCCGGGTTGGCGATGTGGAACTTGACGCCGCTCATGGCGCTTTCCTTCTGCCAGTCCGGGGCATCCGCCCAAGCTGGCTGGGAGGTGTCACCGTAAGCGAGACAGAAGGCGCGGTTGACTTCGTGGCAGACCTTGGCGATCCGTGCGATGTGTTCTTTGTTTTCTTGCATCATGGTTTTTCTCTTTCAGTTACAGAATGTGTCGCCCGAGCCAACGGCGCATGCGCTGCCGCAGGCGATCGGGTCTCCTACTCTTCCGAGCTGCTTCCCGTTGACGTAGGTGTCAGGGGAGCCGGAAGCCAGTGTCGAGTCGTGGCACGGAGGCCCACAGCAGTGGGTAATCCAGTGGTCGTCTTGTCTGTGGGCTGGGATTCCGTTGACGAAAGTGTCACCGGAACCTTGGTCGTTGGCTCTCGAACCGAAGCACCCGTGCCCCGTACAGGTGTCTCCGAGCCTAACTACTGCGGGCATCCGCAGTCTCCTTGCTTGCAGGGAACCGCGCCGATGCCGGAGTCGCTGCCGAGGACCACGGTCTCTCTAGCTCTCTGCTCTTCGAGAACGGCTGTGTCGTAGGCATCGATTTCTCTGGCCGACATCGACTGGAGGCGCTTCACGCGCTTCGGGTTGATGTGGAGCCTCGATGCAGACGAGATCATCATGTTTCTTGTCGAGTGGATTCGGACCGAGCCCTCGAACGCCAAGTTCTCCAGCCCCCTGACTAGCACGTTGGGCGGGAAGTGGACCACGACTGGTACCCCTAGCGACTCGATTTCGGATGCAAGGCGTGGGCTACTGGCGACTTTAAGGGCCTCCAGAGGGGTCAGGGATCCCCCGGCCTTAATCTTGCGTTTGAAGCGGAAGGCGTCGATCGCCTCGCCAATTCGCTGGAACATAGGGAAACTCCAATAGTAATTCTAAGGCGCTGTTGGATGCCGAACCGGGATGCGTCATGGAAGAAAAAAGAAGACCGATAGGGGATCGTCCCCTATCGGTATCTCTCGCTTACTTCATCAGGTCGAAGTAAGTGTTGTACAGCTGAATGCCTTCCTTGCCCACCGAAGTCTCTAGCGCGAAGTCCTTGATGATGTTCCCGCTGAGGGTCACCGAGAAGATGTACGCCAAGAAGTAGTGGTAGTTCTCGATCATCAGCAGCGCCCGCTCGCCGTACATCATGATGTACTTGCGGAGGAACGTGGTGATGTCGAGGTCCTTCAGGATCGGGTGCATCTTGGTCAGGAACTCGATGAACGCTGGCAGACTCTGGAAGCACTCCATAGACATGCCGGAGTCGTTGCTGGCTCTCGTCAAGATCTCCTTGGACCTCGGGATGTCCTGAAGGATGTAGTTGTACACGTTGTCGTAGTCCGTGCCGGAGTTGAAGTGCTTCTCCATCACGTACGCAGCGCAGAACATGCGAAGGTTCATCCGCACCGAAGCCCGGAGCCACTCGGGACCGACGTCCAGAGAGTACAGGGTGTCGAGCACCCGATACATCATCCGTTCGTAGATCTTGACCGCGAGCTTGGTCACGTTTAGGTTGTACGTGACCTTCTTCTCGTTCTGGTAGAAGTCTCGAACGGTCAGCGCGATCACGGCCAGAGCGAAGATCTCTCTGGAGTTGAACTGCGCTGTGCCGTCTTCCTTGATCTTCATCTTGCCGAAGAGGTTGACGACCGCAGTCTTGACCGACATGCCGTCCGTGCTCACCATCCAAGTCGGAAGGGCGCTCACCAGCTCGGTATCGACGAAGGTGATGCGCCCTGCTTTGATCTCCTCGATCACCCGGACCTTGGCCGGGAAGCTGATCTTGAACTTGAATTCGTTCAGGATCGCCTCCACGACGTCGGGTTTCAGGGCGTACTTCTGGAGATCGGAGTTCACCACACCACAGTTCTTGATGGTCGTCTCAAGGTCCAATACCTTGTAGACGTAGGTGTCTCTAATCGATTTCTTCATTGATCTCGCCTATCAGGTGTTTGCGTCAAGAACAACTTGGCTTGGGATGTAGACGTTAGCATCAAGCAGCGGATCGGAGGTCAGGATGGAGATATCCCACATTGCATTCGTGTCGATCATCGCAGTATTGTAGGCGTCCAAATTATAGATCGCCGTACCTGCAGTAAACGCATCTGCGATCACCTTCTGAACGTACTTGACAACATCCTCAACTGCTACCGACATCGGATCAATCGCAGTACCACCAACGGTCGATAGGACGTTCGGTTTGTCAGTAACCGAGAGGTCACTGCGCCCGATCTTCAGTCTGGCAATGAGTTCGCCCACGCCACCAAGAGCCTCGACCGTTTGGTCGAATTCAGTGACACGGTTCATGTGCTCAGAGAGCATCCCGCTGGTGATTACTGTGACAGGAGGAGACATCTTGAAGAAGAAGTCCTTCGTCTCCTTGACGTTATTCACGACTAGAACTTGCTTGTGCGCGGCGGTAATGTTCATCGGGTCGATGAACCGACCGTTGATATACATCTCGCCAAGTCCGGGCAAGACAGGATACTTGCTGTCCGAGACGTATTCAATACCTTTAGAGTCAAGAGCATCTTTCACAACGTAGACGGTCTCGGTGTCAGAGAAAGGTACGTTCTTGATGATGTCGAGGCGGTATGTCGTTCCATTCGGGACCGAGATCAAGAAGTCAATCGACCAGCGGTTACTGTTCTCTTGGTATCCCGGCGAGATCACGAAATGCTTACCGGGAATCAAATGACGACCGTTGAGCCAGATATCGAGGTCTCGGTAAAGCAGCACTCCGACGGGAACGTTCTCGCCAGTGCTGGCAATTGTCTGAGTGAGAGGAACCTTCGGAATCGGGGCGTCCCCGCCGGAAGAATTCGTCCCGGTGATCGTTGTCTTCCAGAAAGAAGTACAATCATAGATGATGAGCGTGTCGAACTTGGCAAAGGCGACGGCGCTGTTCACTACGACTCTTGCTTTTTGGTTGGCGGAGTCATAGACGATGCTGTACTTGGACGGGTCGATCAGATCGTAATCTGCATCAGTAGACTTGCGAACTGCCAGCTTCAGGTAACGAACATCGTAGAAGCTAGGGAAGTTGGCGCTGACGTCGATGATCGTGTCCAGACCGTTTGCTGCAGCGGAGAACACGTACTTCCACATCTGGTAGCTTCGGTTGAAGACACGATGAACTGCCAGAGTAATAACGTCGTTGTTTGCCACGGCAGACGACTTGACGTAGGCTTTCATACCGAATGCGCTGTTGTCGACAGCGTACAGGGTAGAGTCCATTAGTTCGCCGTTCTTGAACAGCAGATACTCGTAGTCCTCGGTGGTGATATCGCCAACGTCCGGATAGGAGTAGACGATCCGTTCTTCCGGGAATGTGACAGGAGTGCCGTTCGTGTTGAAGCCGTTGATCAGCTTGTACATGGACTTGTCGGTGTACGCTTGGGACTTGACGTACACCGGGTTCACGAAGCCTTGGAAGAACGACGGCAGGAAAGAGCTGTCGCGAGATGCGATGTCGGCGATCGCGTCGAAGCAGACACGGACGGCGTTGTTCAGCTTGATGAACCGTTCGTTCATCTTTGCGACATCGTAATTCTTGTCGGCCACGGGCTGAAGGGCAGCGTACTGGCTCAGTGAGTAGACCTTGCCCGCCAAGTCGCGGCGGAAATTGGTTGCAAGAGGCATGGCATTTCCTTAGAGAAAGATAGGAAAAACTAACTAAAACATTGTTAGCTTTGCTGTTAAACGTCTTCCTTGATCTCGGCAATGCGTTTTACCGCAGCATTCTGGTTCAAGGTGAGAGAGTTGTGGAGTTCTATGACCTCGTTGTACTTCACGAGATCGACGTAGATGCCGAGCTTATACGTATAGTTGTACCAAGGGTGCTCCAGCTTCACGCAGTATGTCTCCCAGTCCACTTCGTAGTCAGTTCCCTCGGCGAGAAGGTCGTTGTCCTTGGCGATGATGATCTTCACATGCCTGCTAACCGCTTCCGGGTCATCTTTCAGGAACTGCTTCTGGTGTTCGATGAAGAACGACATTGAATCGGATAGAGCGTCCGTGAAAGGAGTCTCGTCGACAGGAGTGTTGACGTCGCTGATGAACTCGAAGGTCACCGCTAGCGTCTTATCCTCGTTCATTCTGGTGAAGTACATCTTCGAGGTGAAGTTGTAGATTGCAGAGTCTCCACGGTCTCCAGGCTGGAGTCCTTGAGGCACGGAAGGAAGTGTCAAGTCCAATTCTTCGTACTCCGTGATGAAGTTGGTGAAGGTGGGGAACTCCGCTTCGACCGTGTAACGGACGATCGCGTCGATGACGGACTTGCCTTCGGTCGTCTTCTCGATCGAAGGCGGATCAGGGATCTTGCACATCACGTTACAGCGGTACTTCATGAAATAGTTGAAGTTTCCGCTGGAGAGGTTTCGCTTGTAGGTGATCCTACCTCCAGACCACTTGTGCAAGTACGCATGGAACTCCTGCATTCCCTGCTTCGTGCTCCGGTCGAACCCCTTTGCGGCTGCGATGAGGTCGAGACACTCGAAAGGGAGAGGAACCTCGATGTCTGCGTCAGACACGTAGTACGGGCGTCCGACGCCGATGTAGCTTCTCATGTACTGCATCAGGTTGTACGCTTGGCTTTCGGAGTCGAGGCGTACCCCGACGTCGTAGATCAGCTTGACCCGTTCGTCGATCGTCGACAGGTAGATGTTGTCTTGCTCGCACATCATGATCTTGGTGTAGATTCGGTCGTGCTGGTATGCGTTCACCGGGATCTTGCTCATCCCCCAACGGAAGGTGTCGCCGTAGGACACTGCATCGTTGTAGGAGTAGTTGAGACCGAGAGACAGCGCGGGCTTCTCTTTCACCAGATTGTCTTCCTCGTTGTTCGCCTGCTCTGTGACGGAGGAGATGGAGTTCTTGATGTACGTGTACTTAATGTATCCCTTCGGGAGCTTCGAAAGGATGTGGTTTTTCATGATGCCGGTGATGCTGCCAAGGAGTATCCCGGATCCGACCGTGGGGTACACGGTCGCTCTCAGCTTTGCCATCGGAATTTCCCTTTGAGATATGGTTATTTCGTTGTTGTTCGGGTAACTTTTTAATAGGATAAGAATCAGAGGTAATCATGCCAGTTACAGCAACAAACGAGCTGTTGACGTACTTGACGGAAGAAGCGATCTATCTGGAGGAGGCTCTCGTCGCCGAGGCCACCGAGAAGATCTACGTCATCATCACGGACACTAAGACGGCGTTTTCCAGCGTGGCGTCGGTGATCACAGGACAGAACTACAACCACGTCTCGATCGGATTCGACCGGGACCTGAAGGAGATGTTCTCCTTCGACATGAAGAGCAACACGATCGTCAAGGAGACCCCGGAGCTTTTCGACAAGGCGGCGAAGTTCATCATGTACTCGATCGCAGTAACCAAAGAGGCCAAGGACCGTATCCTTGCTCGGATCAGGTACATCTTCGAGCACAAGAGCTCTTTCGTTTACTCGAAGCTCACGCTCTTGCGAGTGACGATGAACCGTCTCTTCAACACGAAAGTCTTCTCGAACGACGAGGACTCTGAAAAAGAGTACATCTGCAGTACGTTCGTCTCCGAGATCTTCAGTTTCGCAAACGTAAATCTCTTCAAGAGAGGGTTCATCCCCTCTCCCGACGACTACAAGCGCAACCGATTCTTGAAGTACGAGTTCCGTGGATCGCTCAGAAACTTCATCGGGAAGTGAAAAAAAAAGCCGCTATGGGATCAATTCCCATAGCGGTCTTTGCGTCTCAGTTCAGCAGAGACTGAATGCCGACTTGGATGTCCTTGAACGGCGTGAAGGAAGAGTTGAACTCCCCGCTGTCGCAATCGATGACGAGATTGCTGGGCTGGAAGGGCTCGAACATGTCCACGAACCGCTTCGAGACGATAAGGACGATGTTGAGAACGTCGCCGTCGTAGTCAGCTGCGAGGCAAGGCAGCACCAAGTTGGAGATGGAGAACGTTACGTCCGTGACGTCTTCCTTCACATCGGCGATGTTCAGGAGGAGGATCGATCCGACGTTGATCGTCGGGTTGCGGTTCAGGAGCACCTTGACGTTCTCGTTCTTGGCGATGTCCCGCATGATCGTGTGGACGAGCTTGTTGTACTTCAGCGTGGCGTCGAACCAGACCTTGAGCGCCTGATGGACCGTGATCCGCTTGATCTTGCAGAGCTTGCGGATGATCAGCGGTTTCATCAGCTCGATCGCCGTCTTGTAGGGCATGACGCAGTCGTCCATGCTGTACTTGCCGGAGAGCGGCGTGATCACGTTCCGCGCAGAGAGGTTCAGGCGGGAGCCGATCAGGCTGTTCCGGATGAAGCCTTCCTTGTTGGATAGTGTTTCGAGGATGGTGTCGAAGACCTCGTTTGCCAGCATCTGGTTCTTGTAGATCAGAGGCAGGTTGTTGGCGTCCGTGGCCTCGATCTCCGTCATGCTCTCCAGAGTGTTCGAGTTGCGGATCAGCGCGTTGTACAGGTTGTTGATCTCGTCGAACTGGAACTCGCCGTTGATCACGCTGCCGGGGCGCAGACGGCTGTTGATGATCGGGAACTTGTCGATGAAAGCAATGTCGGCGTTGGCGAGGAAGAACTGCCAGTCCTTCTTCTTCGACTTTGCCGTGTCCTTCTTGCGATTGATGAAGAAGTCCACGACGTCGTCCATGTTCTCGATGAACCGGACCATGCCGATTCCCTTGAACGGAGCTTCCATCGGAGGCTCGATCGGGGTGCCGTTGACGTGGATCTTGACCCGGTAGTTGAGGATCTCCTGAAGCGTCGTGCCGCCGATGATCTTCTTCAGATAGCGGTAAAACACAGGATGGATGATGGTGTGGCGGAGGTCGATCCAGCCCTCCTTGGCCAGCTGCAGACCCTTGAACACCACCTTCGAGCCGCAGCACTCGCACTTGTAGCCGAGGTTGAACGCGCCTTGGTACTTCCCGCAGTCGCAGGCGTAGTCGATCCCGTTGGAGAGGGAACCGAAGATCTTCTCGGAGAACACGCCGTTCTGCGTGAAGCGAGAGTCGTTGTCGATGGCTTCGTGACTGGTCACGAGCGCCTTCTCGTTGAAGTCACTCTGGATGTCGCGTGGTCTGACTTTCAGCATTTCTTTCCTTTCTTGTCGTTCAAAAGAGCCGCGTATAACATGCTGTTACCCCATTCTCTGTATCGGCGTTTCGACGGTTCGATGAAGCATATATCATGAACCTGATGATAGTACGCGATACAGCGTATTATAACACGAAAATCATATATCGGCGAAAGCGACGATGGCAAAGAAACTAGGCGATCTGACGTACCTCAACGAGGACGTTTTGTACCTGCGGAACAAAAGGATCTGCGAGTACGATATCGTTGAAGGCGGGTACTCGATCTCTCGTAACGAGGGCCTGCTGCCGACGAAATTCTTAAGATATCTAAAGACCCTGGACAAGAAGCGCCGACACATCGAGATCGGCAAGTACGCAGGAGAGCACAAAGAGTTCACCAAGGAGCTCTTCGAGGGTTTCCGGAAGTACGTGACGATGTTCCGGGAAGAGAATCTAGTCGAGGACGACAAGGTTCTGAGCGTGAAGAAGGACTCGATCACCCTCTACAACAGCCCGATCGAGCAGACGAGGTTCGGCGAACACGTCGAGTTCACTCTGCGAGAAGAGGCCACGTCGTACATGCTCCTTGAGAAGAAGGAATTCTTCCTGAACTCGAAGACCGGAAGATTCTGGTTCAAGGGTCTCGACTCGGAGATCGACATTCGGGACACCCTGATCGAGGAGATAAGAAAGTTGATGGAGTTCGGCGAGTACAAGCCGAAACGCTTCATCTTCGAGTACCTCCGGGATCTGAGACAAGCGTACGTGACTAGGGAGCTGTCTCACACGTACTACCGAGAGCTCAACGCTGTCAATTCCTATAAGCTTCAGAAGGAAATGATGGGCCACCATGTTTATCTCGATGTGGTAAACGACGACATGATCGACGAGCTGCACATCGAGAGCAACTACCAACACATCATCATGCCGATGATGAAGATCATGCTTTGATAAAGGAGAAATCATGAGCATCACTTTTGACGACAAAGTTCACATCGCGTACCTCTTGGATTGGGAAGAGTCGGAAAGAGGCTGGGGATCTCGACCTGACGGCACCTCGATCCACGTCTCTGAAGAGGAATGCACGAAGTATGTCAAGGAGTATTGGGATCGTCAGCCGAAAGGCGAGGTTCCGGACGAGTACAGTCGCCCTCTGCGTGACAAACCGATCGGAGTTCGGATCCCGAACGAGCTCCACGAACTCCTCCAGAAAGAGAAGTCCATGCGTTTCTGGCGTGGCGACCTGAAGGTGCTCACCGACACTGCCGGTGGTCGGATGGTTAACTACTTCAAACCTCCGAAGACACCGGACATTGTGTTGAACAGATGCATTCAGCTTTCTGAGGTCAACTACAAGAACGGTCACTCCATCAATTTCGGGGGAGCCGGTAAGCCGAACGTCAAATTCACCTTTGACCCTGTCACCGAAGAACTGATTAGCATAGAGCTCATCAAGTGACATGAAAGAACCCATACCTTTGCGGGTATGGGTTCTTTTTTTTAGGAAAGAGTCTTCCTGTTGATCTCAAGGCCGAGCTGGACGACGTTGCGGACAACGATCTCCGATATGAACTCGATCATTTCTTCCTCACGGAAGTACTTGGCGAGGACTCGCTTGTAGTCGTCGGAGATCACGGTCACGGTCTTGGCAGTCACCGAGTTGCACACCTCCAGAAGGTCGCTGTCGGACAGCACCTTTTTCTGCGAGATGGTGATCTTAAACCGCTCGTTCTCGATGTAGGTGGAAATGATCGAAAACAGACATTCCATGTCCTTTTCGAAGTTCACTGCAATCAGCGACGGCGGGGGTGCTGGCTTTCTCCGGAACACAGAGAAAATGGCGTCAAAAATCTTCTTCAAGCTCATCGTTCGGCTCCTCTTCTGTCCTGTCTTCGAGCTGGAACAGCTTCGGGTTGATCGTCAGCTTGTCCATGTTGTATTGTTTGATGAGTTCCTTGTTCTTGTTCCTCGTGAAGTAGTGCATGTACCGGCCTTTGGCGTCCTCGGACAGATACAGATCGTAGTCCTTGGAGAACTGCTTGTAGTCTCCGAAGACGTGCTCCATGTCGATGAGGATGTTCCCGGTGTGGGCCATTTGGTGCATCGTCAGCGTCAGCGGCACGAGTCCAACTTGGAGCATGTAGTGAAGATTCATGACCTCATTGGCGATGCTCAGCCGGGTGAAGTCTAACTGGTTCATCAGGTGGCGGTTGATGACCGCTTCCGTGATGTCGTACAGAGTGTACGGGTAGTGATGGATCTCCAGCGAGATGTCCTTCAGATCCTCGTCCTTCAGCCCGTTCAGGATGGAACAGTAGGTCAGCTGCGCCTCCTGCTTCAGGTAGTTGAGGAAGTTCCTGTACTCGTGAGACGTCCTGACCATCCCCTCGACCGTCTGGATGAACTTCGTCTTGTTCTTCTCGTTCTCTTCGAGGTTGAAGATTGCGTAGAAGGCCGGTTTGCCGTAGAGCGAGTACGCATTGGTCTCTCTGCTCTTCGGCAGCTTCTCTTCTTTCTGCTTGCTTCCTAACGATCTCATGCCGTCCCCTTGATGAACTTGTGGAAACGACCGATCGCACCCTCGACCGTCGGAGCGGTGTTGTAGGCACGGTGGGTGTTACAGACGTAGGTCGCCTTCCCGGATTCCGGGTGAACCGACTTCCACACCGCAGGGACGGTCTTCCCGCCTATGCCATTGTGCCACACGGCCTCGGCGTCCATGACCTTCTTGTGCTCCTCGTCGGTGAGGGGCTTTTGGTACTTCTTGAGGGTCTTGAACTCGGATGCCTTCTCGTCGAGAAAGTGCAGCATGTAATCTTGTACGGATTTCATTCCTCTTCCTCCTCGATCTCCTTCTTGGGAGTCGCAGTCTGGTTGGTGAGTAGCGGTAAGTCGTTGCGCTGGATGTGCTCGAAGGTCTTCAGATCCTCGTAGAGCTTTAGCTCGTACTCGTCCATGTACTCCTTGTGCTGCTCGTAGTAAGCCTCGTAGTCTCCGAAGACGACGGATCTCGGGATCTTGATCTTTCCGGCGTGAGCAAGCTCGTGCATGGTAGCCGTGAGCGGCACCAGACCGATTTTGTTGCTCAGATGGAGCTTGACGACCTCGTCGGCCAGAATGAAGGACGACACCCGCTTCCCCTCCGCCATCAGGCGGCTGCACACGGTGATGCAGATCGTGTAGAGGTTGCTGATGCAATGGTGCAGGTGAATCTCAGCCTTGTTGACGTCCACCTTCCCAAAGTACGCACATGTGTCTAGCCCTTCCTCGTCTCTCAGATTCTCGATGTAGTCTTTGTAGTCCGGATTTCCCCTGACCAGTCGCTCTACTTTCTTGATGAATCGGATGAATACCTTGGGATCCGTGTTCGGGTCCAGGTACATCGTGAGAGAGTACTCTTGGTTCTTGCCGATGATCTCTAGATTGTCATCGGGCGCTTCGATATTCTCTACTTCGAGCTCGACGGAGCTTGGAGGTTGTTCGGAACCGTCCTCCCAAGGAGGAGCGGCTTCGCTCGTCTCCATGTCGATCGTCTCTGGTTTGGTTTTGCTTTTCTTTGCCATGACAGTAACAAATAATTGATCAGCTATATACCAGTTATGGAGGTATCCTCCATGGCAGGTACCGTTGCAACGAGATATTTGCTGATATATTCTTTAATTGATCCCTGCTAGAATTAGCTAGAGGGGTCGTAACCTCAGAAACCTAGCCTTAAGAAAAGGAAGAACATCATGAAGATTGTTGCCACCTTCAAAGCCGCCGCCAACGCAAACATCGAAGCTGCACAAGCGGTAATCAGTGCGCCGAAGAAGAAGGAAAATGTCGTACTCCCGGCATTCGTTGCTTCTACCCTTCCGCCCAAGGAAGGTGAAAACAAACTCACTGCGATCCAGATCCAGCGTGCCCTCAAATGGTACGAGTCTGTGATCCGCATCGAGTCCCTGCTTGCAGCCACCGACGCCAAGAACTTCGTCATCGAGAACGGCGGCATGATCGGCAGCTACCTGCTGGGTCAGATCCGCAAGATCCTGCCAGAGATGAATGTCGTTCACCACAACTTCGATGCAGCCCGTTGGCCGCTGCTGGAGGACTCCGAGAGCAATCTCGCCCAAGGCACCATCCATGTCTTCGCCAAGCATGCGACGATGGAAGTCGAGAACGCAGTCTCGATCTCTGTCTTCTCGGAAAAGGAGAAGATCCGCCTGCCGCAGTTCGTGATCCATGCCACCGACCCGAAAGCGGACATCCCCCACGTCGAGCGCCGCAAGGCTCTCTCGATGTTCAAGTACTGGGTGTTCCTGAAGGAGCTGGAGGGTCTGCAAGCGAAGAACGTTGTTCTGCAATTCTGCAGCAACCTCGAAAGCGACCTGCTGCGCGGCATCCTCTCGACCTTCAAGAAGGTTGAGTACGTCAACTTCCCGGAAGAATACTTCGGCAAGCCGACCGTGCAGGCTGACAAGCTGATTGCTCTGAAGGAAAAATTCGCGGCCTAATCGCAAGTAAGAGACCATAGACGTTCGCGTCTATGGTCTTCTTTTTTTTCAGTTGATATTTACTGTGCCGCCGCCAGATCCGCCGCCCATCTTGATCACCCCACCGGATGAAGCTTGGACCGTAATGTGACCCGGTTGGTCGTCCATCAGGATCTTGTGACCCGCAGTGGTGTTCAGCAGGATCTTCGGTGCCAAGTCGTCCATGAGGATGGTATGGCCACCGCTAGTCTTGATGAGAATCTGCTTGTTTCGCTGGTCGAGAACGATCTTGTGCTTACTCTCGGTGATCAGCTCGATGCTGTTCTCTTCCGGGTTCTCGTTGATGGAAATCGAGTGGTTATTCTTGAACGTGATCGCAAGCCGCTTGTTCGGCGCGTTCTCGTTGTGGTAGATGATTGTCCCGTCGTGGTATTCTTGGATGACGTGGATCTTCGGCTTCGTGGCCGCGTCGAACTTGTCGGCGGTAGCCTTGAGACGGTCCATCGGCGTCACTTCCCCGTTCAGGGTGGCCGACTGCGGCAGGTAGTAAGCCTTGCGGATGTCCCCGTCTTCAAGGAAGCAGTAGACGACTTGTCCGACATAGGGAACGAGGAAACAGTTGTTGAACACCGGACGGAACCAGATGTAGTTGCAGGTCTCGACGCTGGCGCTGATTGCGTCCTTGATCTCCTCGTTCCTGCAGTTGGAGGTGTCGATGCTCTCCTTCGACTTGATCGGCATCACCTTCTTCGGGTCATGCTTGGTGACGAGCTTCGGCACGTTCAAAGCCACTCGTCCCTCCATGCTAGGGTCTTCGTTGCTGACGACGACTCCTCGCATCAGCCCCTCTCTCGATATCTCATTGACAGACTTCAAAGACGAACTCATTTTCGTGTCCTAAAGTTGATTCAGCTATCCTCTAGTTCCCCGAATACAGAACGGGCAAACGGTGATATATAATAAAAATGAGTATATAATGAAAGGAGAAATCCGATGTCCAAGGGATCTCTGCGGAAGCACGAGACGCTCCTCAAGAAGAAGCAAGTAGAAGATTACATCTACGAAAAGATTACAGAACTGATCAAGTCAAAAGGTTTCAAAGACAACTGGACGCTCAGCCGGTGGAATCTGGAGAAGTACGTCAAGATCAAGAGGAAGAAGATATCCAACGACTTGCTGGTGAGGATCTTCCCAGATATCCGCAGCTACGGAAACGATGTCAACTCCAAAGCAGTCGTGGACTTCTTGAAGGAAGAATTCGAACTCAATCTCTGGCACCTCGGAATTGACGAGATTACAGATGACCCGGAACCTTGCTTCCAAGGAGTGTCCGGGTTCCTAGTGAAGTTCTTATGAGCCGATTCGAAGAGGCCATCGAATGGATCCTCTGGCTGAATTCTTTCTTGGTTGCCGAGTGTCCTAAACATCCGGGAAGGAACACTACTCAGATATCGGTGTTCTACGACAACGAGAGAGACATCGTGGTCATCGAGTGTGACGAGCAGTTCTCTTTTGTAGTCGAATTCTGTCTTGAAAACCTATGGAGATTTGGACTGTACGACATTAGTCCATCTCAGGAAAACCCAATGCGGCTGGAGGTGTCCTTTGACGGCCTTCCGCCTTCTTCACAGGAGAAACAATGAGCGAAATCATCCTAACCGATGAGCAGACGAGAGCCCTCTTCGAGATTCGAACGTGGTTCGTCGACAAGATGCAGCCCTTCTGGCGACTGAAGGGCTACGCTGGCACTGGCAAGACGTCTTTGATGAAGTTCATCCTTCAGTGCGACGACTTCCGGACCAACAAGCAGATCGGGGTGATTGCATTCACCCACAAGGCAGCTTCTGTGCTCCGCAAGAAGGGCATCCCCGACGCCAAGACGATCCACAGTCTCGCCTACAAGGTCGAAGAGATGCCGAACGGCGACCTGATCTTCACTCGCCGGTCCAAGGAGGAGATGAAGTCTCTGTACTCCTTCTTGATCGTTGACGAAGCAAGTATGGTCTCAAAGGCCATGAGAGAAGACCTGCTGAGCTTCGGCATCCCGATCCTGTTCGTCGGAGACGAGGCCCAGCTTCCCCCGATCGGGAACGATCCAGTAGACAAGAGCGGTAAGTTCATGGCCGAGGCGGAGTCTGCTCTGACCGAGGTCCACCGTCAGGCGAAAGACTCTCCGATCATCCGACTGTCGATGGACATACGGATGGGACGAAAGTTCGGATTCGGGAAGTACGGCGACGGCGTCTGGGTGATCGAGGACGACGAGCTGACGGACAAGCTTCTGCTTCAATCTGACCAGCTAATCGTCGGGAAGAACAATACTCGGAAGGCTTACAACCGCAAGCTTCGGAAGCTCAAGGGGTATGCTCCGGGCAACTTCCCGGCACCCGGCGAGCCGATGATCATCCTTGAGAACTACAAGGAACTCGGGTTGTTCAACGGACTGGTGATCACCAGCGACGAGGACAACAACGACAAGAGCCTCTCCGATTGCCTTGGCGTGTCGCATCGATTCCTCCGAGAGATCGACACCCAACCCGGTCACAAGTACCCGACGATCGTCAAGCCCTACTTCGACGGGGCCAAGAACTTCGAGACCGTCAACGAGGAGAGGTTCTTCCTCAAGAAGGGTGGCTTCGTCAAGATGGATTTTGCCTACTCCATCACTTGCCACAAGAGCCAAGGTTCGTCATACCGTAAGCCGATCGTCATCGAGGAGTGCTTTGGAGACAAGATCTTCCATCGCCGCTGGCTGTACACCGCTGTCACTCGCGCTGAGGAGAAATTGATCGTCGTCCGAGATCCGGACGGCTGGTACTGAAAAGGAAAACCGCATGGGAACATGGAGCCCCGATCCGGCGTCACTGCCGGAGGGGATCATAGTCGCTCAGTTTGAGAACCAACCTCTTTCCGCGACATCAATAATCTACACTCCGGACGAGAGCGACGGTGGATCTGTAGGCGGATCCACGCCGGACTCTCCGGACGCCGCAGCCGGAGGGGCCACTCTCCCGACTGTCATAGGATACTCATTCGTCTTTTCGGACGAGTTCCCGCAGCAGGTGATCTTCCAAGGGTCACCTGCCAGCGCAATTGTCTCGGCTCCCAATCTCTTCGGATTCTTTGACGGCAAGCTCACGATGAAGGTCAACATGTGGGATGGAACCATCAAAGAGTACAAGTCGTGGGAGACGATTGAAACTGAGCTGCCGTCAGTGAAGGGGTTGTTTGAGTACCACCCGCCAGTCCCCGGCAACGTCAAGAAGTACTTCGACGTGGTTGCCACTCTGGATTCGGGGGAGACGAAAACCGCAAGATACGGCATCGAGGTTCGATTCGACCATACGCCCGGAATTGCCAAACTGCAGGAAGTCACCGGAAAGCTAGAGTCTCAGCTCAAGGCAAGACTGAAAGGAGTCTGACATGACGGAGTATTCGCTCTGGATCCACATCGGGTTCTTCGTCTTCTTGGGAGCGATGCATGTCTACTTCGCCAAGAAAAATACAAAGAAAAACGAAGAGCAGATAAAGCTCCTTCGAGACCTGATTGAGAAGAAATAGAAATCACCCTATGGCAAAGCGCCATAGGGTGATTTTTTTTTAGACCACATCGATGCCGACGTCGGAGCAATGCCGACGGAACTCGATCTCAATGAAGTCTCTGCTGAACTTGAGGTTGTACTTCGTAGCCATAGCATCCACCATCCAGCCGAAGTTAGCCGCCCGGTCGGGGTAGCTCTTCAGTTGCACCGCGTACGCCTCGCACTCGGCATTCAGCCGGTACGTGTCGTTGAAGCGGTACAGCAGACCATGAAGCGGGAACCGCTTGTAGAACTGCTTGCAGTGGGTCAGCTCGTGCTGCACGATCCCCTCGTCGCCGCGATCCCGGTATTTCGGTCTGATGACGCAGAAAAAGCCCACAGAGTAGCCACCCTGCCAGTCTTTAAGCGTCTTTTCAGTCCAGAATATTGGGACTGGGATAAATCCGAAAATCTTCCGGAATTCTACGTTCTTCACTTGATCGCTCCCATGAGGAAGGCGAGTACGCAGAGGATCGCTCCGATGAAGCTCACGATCGACTCGCCGTGTATGTAGATGATGACGGATTTCTTCTGACGCATCACCCCTGCCAGGATCGTCATGACGACAACCACAGCTAGGGTAGCAAGAGCACACTCCACCGTGCCTAGTCCAATCATCTTCAGGATGAAAAGGCAGGTGAAGGAGAGTACGCATCCGATGATGAAGAAACTCATCTGACAGTGGGAGATTCTTTCTTGCATCCAAGTCTCGATCTTCCACATGTTGACTTGGAGCTGTAGGACGCTGAGTTCGTATCTGCTCACATTACGGCTCCTATCAGATACGCTATGAGCGTAGAAATAGCGCCGAGAAGCGTGTACACGATGTCGTTGGCGTCAGGAGTTCCTTTGTGGGACTCCTTGTCGTAGACCTCTTTCGCCACCGCAAGGCCGGTGATGATCGCCAGCCCGTAGATGGTAATCTGGAAGGTGTTCATGTGGAACAGCTTCATCAGAAAAATGATCGGGACGAAAGTAAGGTCCCCTACGATGAAGTGCAGTGCCTTATCGTAGGGGATCACTTTCTCCACGAACTTCACCACATTGATGAACTTCATGGAAACACTCCTATCAAGCGGTCACGGTCTTCCCTGCAGCGATGTAGTCGCGCAGAGCCTGGACTTCGCCGAAGGCATAAGATCCCTCGTGGAAACACGGGTAAATCGGCCAACGCATCCGGATCCCGCCTTCGGGAACAAGGACGGTGCCAGCAGAGTTCTTGATGGCCGGAAGGAAGATGTACGTGCCAGACGCAGCGGTAGCGTAGGCGTTTCCATCCCCACCCTTGTAGAAGCGACCAGTCTTCACGGTATCCGCAGCGTCAGAGATCTGCCGAGCATCGAAGAACGACGCAGGAGTGCGATACCAATGGAGGTTCTCGGTGTTACCGGAGAAAGGATCGGCGGCGGTACCGCTGCCGGTCACGCTGGTGACTTCCGGGATGCTGTAGGGGTTCCACGATTCGAGAGGATGACGAAGCACCATCTCAAGCGGAATCATGTAAGAGAAGCGATACGAACGACCATTAATGTCATACTTCTTACACTTCTCTTGAGTGTTCATGGCCACGAACAAATACGGGTCATTGAACCCGCGACGTTCGGAATTACGACCGGAAGCATCAGTATTGATGTATGCGTAACGGAAGTAACGTGCAGCGTTGTTGACTGCGCTGTTGGTCATGTTGAAGATAGTCTCAGTCGAGCCATACTGAGTGTATGCCTCGGTAATGCTCGCAGCACCGCCGTCTAGACCGGGGATCTTGTTTACCAGAGTGTCGAGTAGACCGTAGTTGTCTCTCGTTTCCTTGACACGGAAGCGACCGTGGAGGGAGTTCTGGAGGGCGGTGAAGTCAGAGTACCCGAAGCGCATCAGACTTCTGTAGTCTTTCACACCGTCGAAGAGCTGACTTGGAGTGTAGTCCGCGAGGGTAGCGACAGGCATCATCAAGATGCGGAACTTCAGCATCGCGAACGAGGGAGTGCCGTCGTTGTTGACCTCTTTGACTGCTGCCACCCAGTAGCTGGTGTTCTCCAGATTGTCCTTGTGGCCGCCGTAGTTGTAATACTGTGCGTCACGAATCATGGTGCGAACGTCGTCCGACGCATTCTTGTGGCGAGTATTGTTACCCGGATCGTCCACTGCGCCGTTGGAGATTTCTTCCCACCAGCACTCCGCATAGGCCATGTCCCAACGAACAAGCTGCTTCTCGGCGGTAGTCAGTTTGGTACCGGCGTTCTCTTGGAGGGTATTGTACAGACGGGTGTAGAAATCCTGCATCGTAGTCCGTTGCGCTGCAGCGTCGCCGGACAAAGGCGGCAGGCTCGGGCGCGGCAGGCGCTCAGTCGCCTGATACGCACTAGACGTACTGTGAGGGCGGTAATCGCGGTAATCGTTATGACGGGTGCGGATGTAGTACCCGTTCATCGACAAGACGATCTCGGCCATGCCCTGCAGACCCATAAAGTCTGCGTGGGTATGGATGTTCATCGGAGCATACGCAATGTCGAATGGACGATGGTATGCCTTGGTGCCGCCGTAAGTGTACTGACGGGTGCCGATCAGGCCGGACTGCCCCATCCAGCGCCACTTCTCAGCTTCGTACTCGAACACGCTTGCGTCGTGAAGCTCGACGGTTTCGCTCTGAGCTGAAAGGTTTGCAAGTTTCGGGGCGACTGACGCGGTCACTTCTTCGGTGATGGAGTCTACGCGGCTCTCGAAACCGGAGATTTTTTCTTCAACGAGTTGACCCATCGTAGAAAGTGGAACCTTCCGAATGGCGTCTACTTCGGTCTGGGAAGTCTCAACCAAGGTCAGTTTTCCATTTTGGATTACTTCCTTGTAGAGCTTCCCGTTAACATTGAAAACAGAGGTTGACATTTCAATCCTTCCAGGATGATAGGAGACTACTAATTGCTTGTTCTAGCAGTTTCCCATATGAAGCGAATAGGCTGTATTGAATGGTCTATGGCGGACCATAGACCATTCAATTTTGTTACAGATTCGGCTTGTTCATGTAGACGATGCCAAAGCCTTCAATGATGAGGTCAGCAAAGCCCCAGTTGTAGATGCGGAATGTGTTGTTGTTCCCGCCAACGCTTGAAACCGGAACCAGCCAAGACGCCTTGTACTGGTTGACAAAAGCTTCGCGTCTCGGAATCGGAGCGACTCCACTCCCGAGGCTAGCGTCGTCAAGGTACATGTTCTTGTACATCTGGTATTGCAGATTCGATGAAGATCCAGAATATCCAACGCCCTCTGCTGCGACCAGACCGGATGTGTATTGAGCACTGCCGGATTCCGGGAATCCGGCATAACCAACGCCTGCGAGATAACGTTGAGCGAAGTTCACAGCCGTGGTGTCGGCGATACCGTCGTTGTTCGTATCGACGCGAGAGTAGTTGTGGAGACCCCAGTACGCGCCGTTGGAGTTGCGACCCACATTCACAAAAGTCCGCTGACCGGCAGGACCGCCGACGACAGAACCAGTGAGAATGAGGTACGCCGTAGAATACGCGGTGGCGTACGATGCGTCCATGTCACGGTATGGAGAATCCGTGAAGAAGTTCTCGATACCGATGTCATAGTAGCAGCGGTAGTAATCCGTGAACGCGGCACCCTGGGCATCGGTGTTCTGGAAAGTAAGCACCGCCTTGGAGGCTCGATTACGTTTCACAGGAGCGTATGCCGAGCCTACGCCGGTGCCTGCAGCGCCAGCGACAGTCTCATGAGACGAGTAGTTGTTGTAGATGAATTCGTCATTGGCACCGTATGCCTTGAACGGATTCTTATTGATGGAAGGTGCCGGAATATACATCCCGAAGGTGCGATCATACGCAACCGGGTTGGCAGCAAGACCGGCAGTGGAACTGGCAGTGGAACCGTCATCATGAAAGGGAGCGCCAATGACCTCAGCGCCGTAGATGCGAACCGGCGCATCCAAGTTCTTCCAAGTAGACGGGCCACGACCCTTAACAGAGATGACACCGTTCTTTTTGATGCCGTAATTACCAAAACGGCTTTCGAAGCCGAACTCGCCGTCTGCAAAAGACGTCGATCCTTCGATTCTAAGAGGTTTGAAAGCGATTCTTGACATTTGATTTCCTTTGGGTGCGGCTACGAGAAGGGTAAGACGGGCATCCGTCTTACCCTGATCTCACCGAGTTATCACTGATTCAGGAAAGCTCGGGCAGCGGCTCGCTTGTCGAGAACGGCTTGCGGGACTTCGCGACCAGTTTCTTGCTGACGGGTGATATACCAGTCGGTATCGGCGAGGTATGCACGCTGTTCTTCGGCGGTAAGCTCATACACTACCGACATTTCGACTACCTTGCCAGCTTGCAGAACTTCGCCGGTTTCCGGGTCGGAAACGTGGTCCATCAGAGTAGAGCCGGTGCCGAAGATGCGCTTGGCGTCGGTCAGACTGCCACGGAAGATTTCTTCGCCGGTATCATTACGAGTGACGTACATTTGTTTACTCCTTCTTATGCCAGACGGGGCTTGGACATGTAAGCGATGCCATAGCCTTCGATGATGAGGTCAGCAAAGCCCCAGTTGTAGAGACGCAGTGTGTTCATGCTACCACCGATGTATCCGATGGGGATGATCCACGAAGCCTTGTACGAGTTGAACCCTGCATTCTGCCGCGGAACCGGGTCGGTTCCGACAGCCGGGTAGCCATCAGGGAAGTCATTGCGGTAGCTGCTGTACATTCCATTGCCACCGGAGCTGTAGTCTTGACCCTGGATCGCGCACAGGCCGGTAGTGTACTGAGCGTCACCGACTTCAGGATCGCCGCAGTAGTACGTGTTCGCACCGTTGTACATGCGGCGTTGAGTGAAGTTGTACTGCGTGGTGTTGGTGCCGTCAGGATAGTCCGGTTGACCGCCGTTGACGTCCGGAGCAAGGATTCGATTGTAGTTGTAGTAGCCGGAGTGACTACCGTTTGCGCCATGCCCAACCGTGGCAAAAGTGCGGGAATACTGGTCGGGACCGCCGCAGACCGAACCGGTCATGATCAGGTATGCGGTTGCGTTTGCAGTCGTATGACTTGCATTGAGATCTCGGCTAGGCCCGTTGCAGAAGAAATTCTCGATCGGAATGTCGTAGTAGCAACGATAGTAGTCGGTCACCGGAGTGCCGGATGCATTGTTCTGGAACGACAGCGACGTCTTGGTGTCGCGACGACGTTTCACCGGAGCGAACGCGGATCCGAGTGCGAAACCGGCAGCTCCGACTACGGTCTCGTGCAGAGAGTATTCTTTGTAGATGAACTCGTTCTTTGCGCCGTACGCCTTGAACGGGTTCTTATTGATGGACGAGGCCGGGATGTAACAACCGAACTCGTTGCTCCATACAACGGGGTTCGTATCAACCGCGTTCGGGCCGATGTTGCTACGACCGTTGTTATAGTCCGCAAAAGGAGCTCCGATGACTTCTGCGCCATATACGCGTACCGGAGTAGAAAGAGGCTTCCAGTTGGAGGGACCGGCAGCCGAGCTCACCACAGTTCCGTTGTACTTGCCGAAGAAAGTACCGAAACGGGTGTCAAAGCCGATCTCACCATCTTGCAGACGGGATTGAGCATCGCTCAGCCCGTTGAGCTGCAAGGGTTTCATGATGATTCTTGCCATTTGTTTCTTCCTTAATGAGAAAAAGGATTCGTGCCAATCACTGTTGAGAGACACGCTAACTAAACCATTGTTACACGATAAAGCTAGCGTGGTTCTTCATCAGAACGTAGCGTTTGCGTCAAGGATCACATCGCCGCCTGTGACAAACGCGTCAAGGAACGTGTTCTGAGCTGCGGTGATGTGGATGTTGGCGTCGCCAGCGTGTGCTGCCGGAGTCGCATACGTGGAGAAGTTGCTGCTGGTAAGGACGGCCTGCCAAGGTTTCCACGTCCCATTGCCCCATTGCAGACGCACGTAGGGAGTGACACCAGTGCTTTCAAAGTACCACTGAGTTTTGACGTCAGTGCCGCCAGCATCAGAAATCTGGAACATGTGACCCGTGGAGGCCACAGGACGGTTGGTGGAGCCAGTGTACTCGGCGCTGACAATACCGGGAGCATTGAAAGTATTGAGATCGGCAGTTGAGGTATTGTACAGCAGACCGTAGAACGTGGAATCACCGCCAGATAGACCACCGGCAGTGCCAGTGACGTTGATGCCCCAGCTGCCAGAAGCGCCAGTGCCAGTCAGAGTCGGGGAGTAGCTATTGTAATTGACACTCGTCAGTACGTCAACCCAACCGTTCCACGTTGTGTCAATGCCCTTCCGGATACGGAGCTGCGGATTGCCGCCTCCGTTCACGGCGGTACTGCCGAACGCAATCTGATACGAAGCGTCACCAGTAGATGCGGTAGTTCCGGTGTAAGGAGCAAAAGTCATCACGCCGGAGTAATTGCCTCCAGTGCCAGTCGCAGACGCATTCGCAAAGTCGAACCGAACCGATTGGCCGAAGGAGTTCGGCAAAGTAGCAGCCAGAGTACGATCGCGGTCAACGACAGTGTGCTGCGGCGTAGAACTTGCCGTGCCGGTGACACTGATATTCCACGATCCAGAAGCACCTGTGCCGTCAGTCTTGGGAACGTCGGTGATCCCATAACCATCACGAGTCGTTGGCTTGCTGGTGACATCAGACCACGCGATGTACGCATCGATGGTACCCTTGGAGCCGCTGAAGACTTCGTTGGTGTTAGTGGCGTCCGGGATGAACGTCAGCTTGCCGGTGGAGTCGTCGAAGCCGAAGAAGCCTACCTTTGCAGCACTGCCGTTGTGCCAACGGAACTCAACGCCGCGATCTTTGTTGTCGTCAGTCGTCGGAGCGGTGTCGCCGCCGAGGGTGATGACTGGATCGTCGAGGGTGACGGTCGTGCTGTTGACGGTCGTGGTCGTACCATTGACGGTCAGGTTGCCGGTGACAGACAGCGAAGCCGCAGTCAAGTTACCAGCAGTGGTCAGGTTGGAGGAGCCAGCCCAAGTGGAGAGGGCGGTGTTCTCGACGTTACCCAAACCGACAGCAGCTTTGTCGAGAGTTGCCCACGACTTGTCGCCACGATAGTACTGAGCGGTGGTGCCTGCAGCGATCAGAGTTTGAGCATCGGTGATGCCGTAGCCGGAGAGTGTGGTCGGCTTGCCGGAGGTGATCTTACTCCAGTCCAGAGACGGGATGTCCGCAGCAGCAAGAGACGCGGAGCCAGTCACCAGACCCTTGGCGTTGAAGGTGATCTTTATGCCGGTACCGGCAGTGACCACGTTGGCGAGGGTCAGGGCGGTGGAACCAGCGGAAGAAGTAGCATCGCCGGTAAAGGCGGGCATGCGGGCGGCAGCAACGGTGCCTGCAGTCAGGTTGTCGGCGTTACTGGAGAAATTCTTGGTGGACGCGTCTTGGGCGTTGACCGGATCGGCCACGCTCGTGATCGTCTTGCTGTTGTTGTCGAGGCCGTTCTTGGCCACGAAACGGGTTTGAGTCGCCATGATTCACTATCCTCTAGGCAGTTACAGAAATGAAAGAGGGGCGGAACCCGAAGATTCCGCCCGCTCAGTTTTACGCGTCGATGGACGTACGCACGACCTTGATCGTGGTTGCCGCGTTCGCCGGAGTGGCGAGAAGACGCACGTTGCCGCCAGAAACGTCGGCATCGACGGTCATCAGACTGGAGCCAGTCATGACGTCGCCGTACACGACCAGAGAAGCGGTGGTCCCGTTGTGGATGACCAGAGCCTCGCAGGCGTGGTAGGAAGTACCGGAAGTGGCCTGAATCAGGTACTTTGCGGTACGGTAGGCAGTAGAGCTGAAGCTGTCAACGACTTGGTTAGCAGTCGTGGTGGAGGTCGTCAGGGACGCGCTCGTAATGTCTGCGTTCGCCAAAGGCAGCACGGAATTGCTGGAGGTGTTCAGCGCGTCGGTGATGCCGTAGCCTGCCAGAGTGGTCGGCTTGCCGGTAGTAATCTTCGTCCAGTCCAGAGACGGGATGTCGGATGCTGCGAGAGAAGTCGAACCAGTGACAAGACCCTTGGCGTTGTAGGTGACCTTCGTACCAGTACCAGCCGTGACGACGTTCGCCAGAGCGATTGCGATGTTGCTGTTAGCAGAGCCGTCGAAAGACGCCGAGCCAGTAGCATCTCCGGAGACGGAAATGGTACGAGCGTTCAGTAGCTTCGTTGCGGTCCCGGCGTTGCCGTCAGCATCACCAGTGATGCCGGTGCCGAGCTTGCCGACCGAGTTCAGCTTGAGGATCTTGTTGGGCGTAGCTGCCGTGACAACTTCCGACACGTTCACAGCATCGGTGATGCCGTAGCCCGCCAGAGTCGTGGGCTTGCCGGTGACCTTCGTCCACGCTACGTCGGTGATGTCTGCATCCCCATGCTGGTGGGCAGAAGGCGCAAAAGTGGACGGCTTCGAGGTGATCTCGGACCAGTCTACGAACGCCCAAGCAGCGGAACCAGCAGTCATGCCGGACTTCAGCACCTTACCGTTGTTGGTGGTGCCAGTCGCCGGTACGTGCAGGTTGCCGTCGCCAGTCGGATGAACGTAGTAGTTTGCGTTGTTCTCAATGCCAGCCAGCTTCGTGAAGTTGGCTGCGCTCATGAAGCCGGAGCTGGAGCCGTTGGCGTCAACGTGTCCGTGGCCGAGAGCCGAGAAGGTGCTGTTCGCCCAAGGACGAGACGCAATGACTTCCAGCTGGCCGACCATGCCGACCTTGAACATGTCGTCAGTCTCGTCGAAGATGATCTGGTAATCAGCTTCGTCGCCACGGTCAACTTGGATACCCGCCTTACCGGAAGTGACGCCGGTGCCGAGTTCACCAGAGTTCACGACGATGATGTTGTCCTTCGTCGTGACGGTGGTAGCGTTGATGGTGGTCTGAGCACCGTTCACCACGAGGTTGCCGGTAACGGTCAGGGTGCCGCCAACGGTATGGTTTCCGCTGACGGTGCTGTTGCCATAAGTCACTACCTCGGGTGCGGTGAAGTCGATCGTCTGAGGAGCGCCGAAGCGAACCTTGGATCCGCTGCCGGTGGCTTGGATCACGACGTCGGCGTTCATACCGCTGGTCGAAACAGTCACGCCCTTCTCGGAGGTCACCAGCGTGGAGCCGGTGCCGCGAGTCTGCATGTTGATCGACTGACCGGGGTCGGCCTTGATGTTGATGGTGTCCTGAGACGTGCCCAGAATCGGAGTGTCACCGATGTACAGGGTGTTCGTGCTCAGCTTGGCTTCGTCGACGAAGATCGTCTTGAAACGAGCGGTCGGGGAACCAATGTCGATGGAGCTAGTGGGATTCGGGAGAATCGCACCATTGACAACGATGGTTCCAACGTTGACCGTTCCGGATTGCAGACCGGCGGCGGGGAAGGCGTCAGTGATACCGTAACCGCCAAGAGTCGTCGGACGATTCTGTACGCCCGACCAGTTGACGGAAGTTGCAGACGCCGCGTTGCCGGTGATGTCGGCAGGCAACTTGCCGGTGGCGTCGAGGCGCAAGACCTTGCTGGGCAGGACGCTGCTGACCACCTCGGAAGCGTTCAGCTTCGTCGCGATCTCGGCTTCGACGTTAGCGCCGAAGCTGGCATCGTTGTTGATCGCAGCAGCAATCTTCGCCAGAGTGTTCAGGCTAGTGTTGACGCCGCCCTTGACGCCGGAGATCTCGTTCGCGACGTACTCAGGAGTGACGCTAAGACCCGGCGCGTTGAAGGTGATCGACTTGGCCTCAGCATTGAAGTCGAGGCTAACGCCAACGCCGGAAACGAGGTTCAGGCGCTGGAGGTCGTTCACCGTGAAGCGAGCGATAGAACCATCGCCGATCGTCATAGTGGCACGAGTCAGCACGCGCTCGCCAGAGATCGTCATTCCGCCAGTGTCGATGCGCACGTCGGAGCCGATTTCCAGCAGGGAAGTGCGCAGGCTCGGGACGTCCATCGAAGAGGTAGACACGACAAGAACCGTGCCGGTGATCGCTTCGGTGAAGGTGAACTGCAAAGTGTTACCGTCGATGACTTGGAAGCCAGCGGGGGACACGATCATTCCGGATGCGTCCTTCACCTGATACCAGATGTCTTCTGAGTTCAGACCGTGGTTGACGGTCCAAGTGACGGAGGCCGCGCCTTGGGCGTGGATGTAGTGATTGGTGCGAGACGCAAACGGATACCACGTTTCGAGGTCGCCGATCTTGATGTAACCGTAGAGACACTTGTTCTTGATGACAAGGGTGCCCACCTTGGGGTTCGAGGGGAACTCGGAGAAGTCCTTATCGAACTGCAAGGCACCTACGATTCTCGCATTACTGAGAATGGAAATTTCTGCCATGATTGGATCCTAAAGTCAGTTGTCGTCGTGATGCGATGGCTGAGAGCATCCAACGAAATACACCTTTCCGTCGAGAGCCTTGACGACGATATCTAGAAGGCCGTACTGAAGCCGGATGAACTCCAGCTTTTCCTCGTTGGAGGCATTAGCGTTTCTTAAGAACTTTGACATTCTTTTTTGGAGCTTTCGCATCCAGGCTTCCATTTGTGCCGGGTGTATTCGTCTGCTCATTGAGTGCTAACCTTTCTGCTCGCTCGTAGAACCTTTTCAGGTGAACTACGTTGTCCTTGAAGCGTTTTTTCTGATCTGGGTCGTCGAAATTCGTCTCGGACGAAAGAAACCTCATGTTGAAGAGGCTCCCCTCGATCTCCGCAATGACTTGCTCGAACGACTCGATCATCATCGGGTCTTTGTTTGAGACCACAAGATAGTTATCTTGCATTTGCTCGGTCCTGTGAAATACTCTATAAAAGAGTTCTAGAGAACCGATAACGCTCTAGGCACGAACAGCGTATGCGCTCAATCAGAAAGGGAGGATGGATCTTTGCGATCCATCCTCCTTTCATTCATCAGGCCAGTGCAGTCATGGACTTGACGGAGACCTTGACGCGGCGAGCTTCAGCCAGATCGATACGGAAGTTGTTGTAGTCGATCTCTTCCACCGGCACGATGTCGTTGCGGAACTTGCCGTCGGCACCTTCCACGAGAACGGAGAACAGCAGGTGTTCGGAGTTCAGGCCGTGGTTGATGACGTGCGACAGAGCAGCAGTCGGCGAGGTGAAGGTGAAGTGCTGGCCGTTGATCGCGGACTTCAGAGCGGAGTCGGCAGCAGCGCGAGCAGCAGCTTCGGCAGACAGATCGGACGTGAGCTGAGCTTCAGCAGCTTCAGCACGAGTCTTCTCAGCGGCCACCGCAGCGGTGCGAGCAGAGACTTCAGCCGCCAGATCGGAATCCAGCTCGTTGATTGCCTCGACCAGAGAGGTCTTCGCAGTCGTGGTCAGCGCGGTCAGGGAGCCTTCGACGCCTTGAGCACGGTTGGCTTCGGCGGTGATGGCAGCTTGCAGAGCGGACTCGGCGGTTTCAGCGCGGGTCTTCTCGGCAGCGACAGCGGCGATACGGTTGGAGACTTCAGCAGCCAGATCGGTGGTCAGCTGAGCTTCGGCAGACTGAGCGCGGGTGGCTTCGGCCTGCTCGGCAGCTTGTGCGCGGGAGACTTCAGCGGCCAGATTGGTCGTGAGGGTCTGTTCCGCAGCCTGAGCACGGGAAACCTCGGCGGCGAGGTTGGTGGTCAGGGTTTGCTCAGCGGACTGGGCACGAGCAGCTTCGGCCTGCTCGGCAGCGGTAGCACGAGCAACTTCAGCAGCCAGATCGGTGGTCAGCTGAGCTTCAGCAGCTTCAGCGCGAGTCTTCTCGGCAGCGACAGCGGAAGTGCGGGCAGCGACTTCAGTGGCCAGATCGGAGGTCAGTTGTTGCTCGGCAGCGGTAGCACGAGCAACTTCAGCAGCCAGATCGGTGGTCAGCTGAGCTTCAGCAGCTTCAGCGCGAGTCTTCTCGGCAGCGACAGCGGAAGTGCGGGCAGCGACTTCAGCGTCCAGCTCGTCCTGCACTTCGTTCAGAGCGCCAACGATGGTGCCCTTCTCGTCGGTGTGCAGGGTGGTCAGGTCGCCGATCTTGCCGTTGACTTGACCTTCGACCGTGGTAACACGGTCATCCAGAGCGGTTTCAGCAGCGGTAGCACGAGCAACTTCAGCATCGACGTGAGCGTCGAGTTCGTTGATCGCGGCAACGAGGTTGCCCTTGGCGTCGGTGGTCAGGGAGACCGGTGCGCCGATCTGGTTCTGAAGGTTCTGGTCGCCGGAGGAGCGAGCATTCGCTTCGTCCAGAACGGCCTTGCGGAAGGAACCTTCGACGGTGTCAGCACCATCGATGCGGTTCAGCGCAACTTCGATCTCTTCCAGAGTGTCGAAGGCACCGGAAACTTCGCCACGGATGGCTTGCTTGGCGGCTTCAACGGCATCCGTCGAGAATTGCTTCAGGACGTTGACGATGTCGGGATTGTTTTGGAGAGCACCTGCGATCTCAGTGATCGTGTCCAGCGTCTCGGGCGGGATACCGCCGAGCAGTTCTTGCTTGATCTGGTCGGAGTAAGCCTTGGCTTCTGCCAGAGCAGCGGCCAGCTCAACAGTGTTCGTGAAGGCATAAGTAACCACGGCGCCGGAGGCGTCGAGGCTGGAGAACTTCAGCTTCTTCTCGGTAGTGTTGAACCAGACACGGCCAGCAGCGGCAGGCACGGGGTCAGCTGCGAGGCGCTCAAAGTGAGCATTCTCGATCCAGCTGTTATTGGCAAGGGTAATGCCATGAAACTTCGGAAATGCCATGATGGATCCTTTTTAGGTTAGGGAACGTCATTGACAGCTGCGATCATGCCGCAGACGACAAGTCGAATGTCACAACAACCGATCCGACTTCCGGTTCCGTTAGTTCGACCCAGAATTCGTTGCTATCAACTATTCTGATGTTTGCGAAAAGCTTCAGCCCTTCGCTGTTTTTGATGGATTCTGTGAAATCTGTCGTTCCCAGGTTGTGAACAACTCTCCATCTCTGAGCGGGGTAGACGAAATTGAATTTCCGTATGGCAAGGCCCATGTTGACCTCCGCCGTGTACCCCTTTACGACTTGTCCTTTCTCATTTACCTCGACGGCAGAATAGATGCCGGGTACAACTCCAGTGGGAGCAATCGATGTCAACACCTCTGATGCTGGGCCGTAGCCGAGCACGTCGCCATTGAGTTCGATGATCGGGTCCGCTGTGTTCGTCCCGGTTGCTGTGCTACCCGTCGACGATTGAGATACAGTGTGATAAAACTTTCCCATTTGTATCGTCATCCGGAAAGACTAAAGAAATTAATTAGCTGTTGGGGCTGGGCTGGCCAAAAATTCCAAAGCGAAGGTCGCAAATATATGATATAATTGATGAAGACATCCGTCTGTCATCGTAAACTCGACAATGAAAGGTGAACGAATATGTTTGTTGATAGCCTCAAGACGACCCTGAAAGAGATCATCCTGAACAAGCTTCCCGTGATGGTGTGGGGTCCGGCTGGCGCTGGCAAGAGCTCGATCGTGCGTCAGATCGCCGACGAGATGACAGAAGATATCAAGAAGGAGCTGGGCGAAGACTACGAAGGTCAGAAGTTCGAGCACATCGACATCCGACTGTCCCAGCTGGAGCCGAGCGACCTGCGCGGCATCCTGTACCCGAATCCGAAGACCCAACAAGCGGTCTGGCTGACCCCGGCGATGCTGCCGACCGATCCGGACTGGATGGGCGTGATCATGCTCGACGAGCTGTCCTCTGCTCCTCCGCTGATCCAAGCTGCTGCTTACCAGCTCATCCTCGACCGCCGCATCGGCGACTACGTCCTCCCGGAAGGTGCTTCGATCATCGGTGCTGGTAACCGTGAGAACGACAAAGGCATTGTCTTTAAGATGGCGGCTCCGCTCGCCAACCGGATGATCCACCTTGAACTGGAGGTCTCCTTCGAGAAGTGGAAGCCGTGGGCTTACGAGAACAAGATGGACAAATCCATCCTCGGCTTCCTCGGCTTCCGCGAAGACCTGCTGCACAAGTTCGACCCCGCTTCCAAGTCCAAGGCTTTCCCGAGCCCCCGGACCTGGGAGTACGTGTCTAAGATCCTCGACTTCAACCTGCCCGACGCAGAGAAGCGCGAGACGATCTTCGGCACCGTAGGCGAGGGTGCCGGTCTGGACTTCTGGGCTTACATGGAGCTGCTGAACGGTGTCGTGGACACCGCCACCGTCCTCGACATGAACAAGAACTACGACCTGCCGGAAGACACTTCGGCCATCTACGGCATCAACACAGCTCTGGTGTATCACTTCCAGAGTCTCAAGAAGCCGCCGACCGAGGACATGCTCCTCGCAGTGTACCGCTATCTGGAGAAGATCCCGCAAGACGAGCTGCGCGTCGCCGCGTTCAAGGAGTTCACCGGCAACAAGCTGCCCATCATCGGCAGCAAGTCCGAGAAGGTGAAGAAGCGTTTCGAGGTCTTCTACGACCGCGTCAAGCACCTGATCCCTCTGGCAAGCTGATGTAACGAACCGAGAGCGTCCTAGCGGCGTTCTCGACTTTTTTTGAAGGATGAAAAATGGAAGGAATCATCGAAGACGTTGCGAGAATTTCTATGCTCCAGGATCTGGACTTCACTCTCAGCAACGATTTCAACAAGATCTATACGCTGCTCAAGCGCATGCACGGAGAGAGGCTGACCGTGAACAACGTGCTGCGCTCGATCAACAAGATCGGATTCCTCCAGAACCCGATCAAGAACTCAGCCAGCAAGCCGGTCGATCTCAACTTTTACAAGGAGAACCTGCTGGTAAGCAACCTGCTCCTACGCGTCGGCAATGTCGACGTCGGGGATCTCGACAAGAGCAAGTACAGCGTCAAGTACATCACCGCTCCGGGGATGCTGTCCGAGTTCTACGAGAGCACCATGAGTACGGTGCTGTGGCACGAGACAAGCGACATCGACAACAGGAACTTCATCCAGAGGATCCGGTTCGACATAGAAGACGAGACTCGAATTCATCTTCTAAAACTCTGCTCGGAGTACTCCACGGAGGATTCTATCGGTTGCTCCTTTGAGTACCACTCGTACTTCACCAAACAGCGTAAGCGCAGCAAGGTGAAAGCTGTCAAGACCTTCCAGCGTCATGACCCGTCGTACTCTTTCTTCTTCGGGATTGCGCTCGGCAACATCCAGAGGGCAGGCACTATCGAGAGGATTGCGGAGTGGACTCTATCATACATCGATGGCAAGTACTTCGGTCAGAACCCGAATGACATCGATGTCAGAGACATCACGCTCCGTCAGGTGGCAAACAAGATCCTTACTCACTCGATAAGCGTCCTTGGAAACGACCCGAGTCACATTCGGCACATGACGTCGACAGTCGCCCGAATCATCCAGAAGATCCTCCAGAACACGATCTGGTGGGGGAGCGCGACTCCGTACTCCTTCAGCGGAGACGAATCTGGCACGACCAAGATGCTCACGAGTGCGCTAAAGTACCTCTCCAAGAAGGCGGAGCTGGACTCATACGCCAAGGAGCAGATCATGGCTATCGGACCGAAGGTCTCGCACAATACTTGTCTTTCCTCGGTGAGAGAGATGCTCCAGCTGCTGATCGCCGAGATCAGCTCAGACCCGATTCAGTACGTCCTAGACGTCTGCTCCACTGAGTCTCCTTCGTACAACGCGACCAGCTCGATGAAGGAAAAGTTGGAGGAGATAGTCAAAAAGGCGCTCGCCGGAGACTGGACCGAGAGAGACAGACTGGTGCGGAAACTGGACGAGTGCATTGCTGCAAGGTTCCAATTCGCAATCAGGTCATACTCCACGAAATTCGACGCAGTACACGGCGATGCCGTTCTCAGGCTGCTCAACACCCACCACTACCTATTGAGGAGTAAGCTATGAAATCAGATGAAATGATCAAGAAGTCGATCTTCCGGATGCTGTTCAGCTACCGGATGTTCGGCAACCTCGCTTGCTCCCTCCAGCGAGTCGAGTCCAAGACGATTCCGACGATGGCGACTGACGCCAAGAAAATGTACTACAACGACGAGTTCGTCAAGACTCTCCCAGAGGAAGAGCTGACCTTCATCGTCGCTCACGAGGTGCTCCATGCAGCTCTCGGCCACGCTAACCCGTACCGTCAGGGTGGCCGCAACATCATCGTCGTCGATTCTATGGGCAACCGGATCACCCTGTGGAATGTCGCCTGCGACTACGTGGTGAACTACCTGATCCAAGCGGTGATCGACGAGGCGGCGAAAGCTAGCAAGAAGTGCTTCATGCGGATGCCGAAACAGGCCCTGTACGACGCCAAGTACTTCGGCAAGACGGTCGAGGTCGTATACTCCGAGCTGGCCCAAGAGAGCAAGAACTGGCAACAGGTTCCAATCCCCGGAGGCAGCGGCGCTGGCTCCATGCCGATGATCCCCGGAGGCAAGACTCTCGTCGATGACCACATCCCCGGCGAACTGCTGAAGACGATGGTCGGAGATGCCGAAGCCAAGAACCTTGAAGGTCAGTGGAAGAACCGACTTGAAAAAGAGATCATCTCTGCGAAGCAGCGCGGCGACATCTCCGGCGCGGTAAAGTGTCTCGAATCGCTGATCAGCACCGAGGAAAAAGTCGATTGGCGCGAGACGCTCAACAACTACGTCATGAACATGTACAAGTCGGTGTACCAGCTGAACCCGCCGAACAAGCGGTTCTTCCACCTGAACATGGTCATGCCGTCGGTTCAAGGAGAGCACATCGACGTCGCCCTAGCGGTGGACACCTCCGGGTCCATGCTCAGCTACCTCCCGGAAATCTACGGAGAACTGCAACACATCTTCGAGGCTTTCGACAGCTACGACCTCACCCTGATCGAGGCCGACTGCAACGTGGATGCCGTGTACAACTACTCCTTTGGCGAGTCCTTCCAAGACAACATCCCGAAGGGTACCGGAGGCGGAGGCACCTCGTTCATCCCGGCAATCCGGTGGGTACAGGAGAACAAGCCGGACGTCAAGGTGATGGTGTACTGCACGGATGGATGGGGAGCATTCCCCGAAGTGCCTCCGGACTTCGACGTGATCTGGGTGACTCCGAAGGGTTGTCTCGACCCGGAGAAGTTCCCGTTTGGAGACGTGGTGGTTTACATCCCGGAGGACAAGTGATGCATCTCCAGAAGCTAGATCAGGACATCCAAAAGTACGTGGATGCGCTGAAGAGCCAGAGAGGGATCGTCGGCAAGATGGGCTTCGGTAGTCTCGACTTGATGGTTGGGAACAACCGAAAGAACCTCGACATGGTTCTTTCCGAGCTTGAGAGCCAGTACGACGTCCTAGACAACTTCTACTCCATGATCGAGCGAGAGATGGAGGAGAAGACCTGTCGAGACCCGGATCAGGCGTACAAGGCTCTGGAGGAACTTCACGGTATGACTGCTTTCATGGAGTCTGTGATCAAGGATGACAAGCTCATCCAGGGAGGCAGAGTGAGTTGGTTGAAGCTCAACCTCATCATCACGATGGCTGAAGATCTTTACGGCATCGCTCTTCCGAAGTACTGCGAGTCCTTGTGATTCGCGTGAGGGATCGTTCTACATGATCCCTCACTTTTTTTGTAAGGGTGAAACGAAGTTCCCTTATATATAATATAAAAGAATATAAGTATTATTCGCGCGAGGGGGCTAACTCAACAGCAGTAAGAAAGTTCACGAAAGGAAACGAAATGGAGAGACCTAACTTCAGTCCACCGCTGTGCGACTTGACAGCCGTGTTGGAGAACTACGTCAAAATCATACGCGTCAACAAAAACCGTGTCCACGAGGAGGACATCGACTTCATCTATGCCAAGCTGATCGGGAAGATCATATTCGAGCAGATGAACGGGCTGACGACCAGCAAGATGGAGACGGCTTCTATGCTCCACAAGATCAGCACCGAGCTGATCACGCTGAAGAACAAGCGTCTCGTCTTGGACGCCAGCATCCAAGTCGGGCGATGTACGGACCCAGATGTCATGCTGCGTCTTGGCCACTTCCACCCATTCTTCTACGCCGAGTTCACGTTCAAGATGCTGAACGCGATAACTCCGCTGGAAGGTAAGAAGCTCTTTGTCCCTCTCTGGGAGCACCCAAATGAAACGTGATCGCTACTTCGCGGTGAAGTTCACCGAGGCGCACGGAGACATCGAGGAGAGCCTCTTCCGGCTCTTCCACCTGACCTGCGAGGACTTCGAGGCCGAACAGTTCCTCGACGAGATGATCGATGGAACCATGTCAGACTGGTACGGCGACGGCACCTACCGGGACGGAGACTCGTTCTGCAAGTCCGACGACTCCTACTTCGTGTACCTGAAAAACAAGAAGGAGATTCTGGAGAGTACGTTCGACGACCTCAAGGGTTTCATGTACACTGAGATATACGACATCGACGAGGTGAGGAAAGCGAGGCTAATGGAATGAAGATCCGCAAGCACTACGCCGTCTCCCTCATCGAAGGTCACGGCGAGTCGAGCAGCAACGTCACGATCATCGTCCGGATCTCCTGCGAGACGGAGGAGGCGGAGGAATTCCTCCAAACGGTGATCGACGATATATTATCTAAGTGGTACGGTCACAGGACCGTCCAAGAGGATGACGTGTTCTACTGTGATGGGTCTAGTCCATCGGTGCAGTGCAGCTCCTTCAAGGAGGTGTCGGAGAACACGTTCAAGGAAATGCTGTCGATCGTCAAGTGGTTCTCCCGAGACATCGACGACCACCGCAAGAAATTGCTTTGCAAGTGAAAGGAAGAAATGGGGAAGAAACCGCACACTTTAGATGAAGTGCGAATTTACATAGCACAGGAAGGCTATGAGTTGAAAAGCTCAGAGTATATCCGTGCGGTGGATACACTTTCAGTGTTTCATCCGGTGTGCGGAAACGTCTTTAGTACATCGTTTAAACGATTTCTGAGAGGAGACCGTTGTCCTAAATGCTTTGGCACTCCAAAGAAGACACACTCGGATTTCGTACAGCAAGTTTCAGATCTACATGGAGAGTCTTACAGGGTAATAGGAAGGTATGTGAATAACAAAGAAAAAGTTGAAGTCGAACACACGGACGAAAACGGTTCCAGCCACACATACCTAGTTGCTCCGGTAAAGATACTCGCAGGAAGAACTTGTCCCATCTGCTCAAAGAGGCAAAAGAAAACAACCTTTGTGTTTGCTAAAGAAGTCAGCAACATGACTGGCGGAGAGTACGAAGTACTTGGTGAGTACGTCAACAACGCTACTCCAATACTGATCCGTCATAACAGTGAGACCTGTAAAAGTCATGAGTACAACGTAAAACCAATGCGATTCATATGTGGTGATCGTTGTCCTAAATGCAATTCTTTGCGAAAACACTCCAAAGCTCATCTTCAAATTAAAGACTTTCTATTGAAGGAAGGAATACACTTTGAAGAAGAAGTGAAATTTGATGAATGTAGAAATAAAAAACCATTAGCATTCGATTTCGGAATACATACCGGTGGCAATGAATTCATTTTAGTTGAGTATGACGGGAGTCAACATGATCCAATGAAATTTGCTTCCAATAATTCTGTCTGGAGAGAGTCTCAGCAAGACCAGCTTAAAAGAGATTCCATCAAGAACGCGTTTTGCCAAGAAAACGGCATAACGTTAATCCGGATAGACTACACTGAGGATCACATGACAAGGATCCGAGAAGTAATCGACCAATTTGTGAAAGGAAGAAAATGAACGCGAAAGTCAAAAAGAACGAGACGTATGATGCAGACTCGATTAAACAATTACCGTTTCCAGAGTGCGTCCGGAAACGGCCTCAAATTTACTTGTCGAATCTGGATGAGTACGGCTCCCTGACCTGCCTCCGCGAGATCGTCAACAATTCTGTGGACGAGTTCCTTCGCGGTTACTGCACTATGATCAACGTAGTTCGGGTGTCTGAAAACGAGTTCATCGTCGCCGACAACGGTCGCGGTGTTCCCTTTCAGCGCCACGAATCTGGCAAGAACGCTCTTGAGGTGATCTTCGGTGAGCTACACTCTGGTCGCAACTTCGACGCGAACAAGACCGAGTACACCACCGGCCTGAATGGCGTTGGTGCGTCCTGCGTGAATGCCGTCTCCAGCAAGTTCATCGTCACCTCCCGACGTGATAAGTCCGAGGGCCGCATCGAGTTCAACGAGGGCCTGAAGAAGACTGTCAAGGTGGACAACAACGCCAAGCCGGTCAAGGGTTACAAGTCCGGGACCAGCGTGAACTTCGCTCTGGATGAGACGCTGTTCGAGTCCTACGTCGCCAACGACGAGGTGATCAAGCTCCTCCGCGAGACCGCCTACCTCAACAACGGTCTGGAGATCACCTACAAGGAGTCGCTGGCGGCATCGTCCGAGCTCCACCGCTGGAAGTTCGAGCACGGCACCGAGGAGTTCATCAAGGAGTTCGTAGACCCGAAGAAGCAGATCGTCAAGCCCATCACGATCAGCGGCATCGACAAGGATGTCAAGGTGGAGATCTCCTTCACTTGGACGACCGACTTCCGCGACGAGGACATCCACTCCTTCACCAACACGATCCGCACTAGCGAGGGTGGTGTCCACGTCACCGGCTTCAAGCGCACCGTGAGCCAGTACTTCACGGACTACGTCAAGACCAACAAGCTCTGCAAGGAGGCCATCGAGAACGACGACATGTACAACGGCCTCTCGGCCATCGTATCCGTGTTCGTCCTGAACCCGAAGTACGCCACCCAGACCAAGCAGAAGCTGACCAACAACGAGGTCAACGGATGCGTGTTCGCCGTGGCTTCCAAGGGTATCCGCGAGTGGCTGGATAAGAACGCCAAGGAGATGAAGCGTCTGGCGGAGCGTTTTGCTCTGACCGCCAAGGCTCGCATCGCCTCGAAGCGGGCGCTCGACACGGTGAAGAAGGAAGCCGGTGGTTTCCTGAGTTCCCTGAACAGCATCAGCAAGTTCTCCGACTGCCTGAAGGATGACCCGTCCGTGGCAGAGCTGTGGATCGTCGAGGGTTCGTCTGCAGCAGGCACCATCTGTGACGGTCGTGACAAGAACTTCCAGGCCGTGTACGAGCTGAAGGGCAAACCCCTGAACTCGCTCGGTCTTGACATTGAGAAGATCTACAAGAATAAGGAGCTGGCAGACCTGATCTCCGTGATGCGTTGCGGCGTCAAGGAAGCCATCGACTCTGAGAAGTGCAAGTTCGACAAGGTGATCATCGCCGCCGACGCCGACGACGACGGACACCACATCAAGCTCCTGATGCTGACTAACTATCTGGAGCTCTTCGAGCCGCTGGTACAAGCTGGGAAGCTCTACTTCGCTCAAGCGCCGCTCTACCGCGTCACCGCAGCCGGACGGAAGCCGATCTACCTGAAGACCACCGCCGACCTCGACGCCTTCTTCCTCGCAGAGGCCGAGAAGACGTTCAAGTTCTTCGTGGACGGGAAGGAAGTGACCTCCTCTAAGGTGAAGCGCAAGCTGTTCGGTCGGCTCCGCCAGTACTGCCGTGAGGTGGAGCAGGCGGCTGGCAAGTACCGTGTGGACCCGCACATCTACGAGCTGGCGTTCCTGAAGAACTTCGACAACGAGACCTACGAATTCGGCTTTGACAAGAAGAAGGTGAAGATGGACGTGGACGACGACAAGATCTCCATCGTCGGCTTCCACCGAGACTCCGACACCGCAGAGGAGACCTTCCTCGCCGTGGTGAACGAGAACGCCGAAGAGTTCTACGGCAGTCTCGTCGGGCTGCACGAGGGCAGCTACGTCGATCTGGCCACGACAGTCGAGATCCACCGCGTTGACGGCAAGGATATTGCGTCCAGCACGATCTACGGTCGGATGGCGGCTATCAACAGCCAGCTCAACAAGCAGTACTCCGTGCTTCGCTTCAAGGGACTCGGCGAGGCGAACTCTCAAGAACTCTGGGACACCACCCTCAGCCCCGACAACCGCGAGCTGGTCCGCATCGGAGTGGACGATCTGGCCGATGCAAAGACTGTCGTAACGAACTTCATGTCATCTAACCGCGTCGACTTCCGCAAGGAATTCATGAACGAGATCTTCGACGGTCTCGATCGTGAAGAGCTGAGCTACTGATGGATACTGGCCGGGGCAACTCGGCCAACCCTCATGGAAAAGCCCGTCCGCAAACCCCGCGTCTCGATCATCGGCTTGTGTAAGGGTCGGGACGCACAGATGATAGAGAAGGAGTTCGGTGAGAAGCTCGAATTGAACGTAGAGTCGAGCGATTGCAGGTCAGCCCGCCTACAGAAGGTGGCGAAGATCTCTGACGTCATCGTTCTGATGACGAAGTGGATCTCTCACAACTCGCAAGAGACCCTCAAGGAGTACATGAGCGACGGAGTCACGCTCAGGTACGTCCACGGAGGTATAAGTTCGTTGAGACAAGAGCTTGCCGCGCTCTGAGCGGCATGAAGAGGTCGTATGGGGATTTCCCATACGACCTCTTTTTTTTTTCATTGCATCGCTCGGTTGATTGCGCGTATCGCGCCCTCGGCGTAGAGACTGTCATTGACATAGAGGAGTGCGTCCTTCTTGTCGAGCCACAGGCGCTCAGTGCTCCCGTCGTTGGCCGTGTTGAAGCGGGACAGGTCTTCTCCGTCGTAGATTGCGCTGAACCACGACGTCACGACCTTACTGTATCTGTAGTTGGGGATGAAGTACGGTGGAGGGGATGTGGTCATCACGTTGAGATCCCTGATGGATCTGACCTTGACGCCGATCTCCTCCAACAGCTCTCTTCGGATTGCCTGCTCTTCGGTCTCTCCGTGCTCGATCCCTCCTCCGGGGAGAGAGTAGAACTCGTCTCCGGTGGTTCGGCGGAGGTACTTGGCGACGAGCACTTTCCCGCCCTTCATCACCAGAACCTCTATCCGGTGTCTGACCGGCTTGCTCTTCTCTCTTCTTTCTCTTTCGGTAAGAAACACAGGCATGATAGCACCCGAATGGTTTAGTTATATATTAGTTTCGGTCTTTTTTCATCCTTGTGTTTATGAATATATTATGCTGGTGTCCTCATTAGGAGAGTTCCATGAAGAGTCACACAGAATCCGAAGACGACGCGAACGACGACGACCGCCGCCGATTGCGTAAGGGAAATCTGCCTACCCGGTCACGAGCCGGTGGTGCCGATTCACGCTAAGAACGTGCAAAAATTCCATCTTAGTCATGGCCGAACAGCAATCTAGTCTGCAACGGCTAATTCACAAAAAGCCCTAAGGGCGACACCAATTTCAAAACGAAAGGCAAACATGGCTGAAGTCATCATCGACCGTCCGATCGAAGAAGCTTTCTCGGAAGCCTACTCCATCTATGGCGCATCGGTCCTCATCTCCCGCGCAATCCCTTCTCTCGAAGACGGGCTGACCCCTGTCAACCGCCGCATCCTGTACACCTTCCACAAGGAGAACATCAGCGGCTTCAAGAAGGCGGCGTACTACACCGGCGTCACGGTGTCCATGTACCACCCTCACGGCGACCTGTCTCTGTACGACTCGATGGTCGGTCTGTCCCAGTGGTGGAAGAACCAAGTCAACTTCATCGAGGCTCAGGGCAACAACGGCACCCTGCAGGGCAAGCCCTACGCCGCCCAGCGGTACCTCGAACTGAAACTGTCCAGCTTCTCGAAGGACGCCCTGTTCGACAACATCGAGAAGGAAATCGTCGACTACGAAGACAACTACGACAAGTCGGCGAAGATCGCCGTCACCCTGCCCTCGAAGTTCCCTGTGATCCTGAACTCCGGGATGATGGGCATCGGCTCCGCCTACGCCACCGACATCCCGATCCACGCCGTCAGCGACATCTGCCGCACCGCGATCGCCAAGATCGACGATCCGAGTCTGGACAGCAAGGCTCTTGCCAAGGTGCTGAAGGGTCCTGACTTCCCGACCGGTGGCGAGATCATCAACGCCGCCGACCTTCCGAAGATCTACGAGGCGGGCAACGGGGTCATCCGGGTCCGTGGCGTGATCGAGGAAGGCAAGCGCGAAGGCAAGGAAGTCCTGATCATCAAGGAGATCCCTCCGAAGCTCACCACCGGCAAGATCGTCGAAGAGATCACCGCTCTCTGCCGGGAGAAGGAAGAGGGCAAGAAGAAGGTGCCCGGTCTGTTGCAGGACAAGGTTTCCGACATCAAGGACTTCTCCGCGAAGAAGGACGTCGAGATCGTGGTGTACCCGAAGCGCGGCGTCTCCTTGCCGGTGCTGAAGAACCTGATCTTCGAGAACACCAGCATGACGTACTCCCACAAGTACATGATGAACGTGCTGGCCGACGGGAAGTTCACCTCGAACGCCCCGCTCGACTTCATCGTCCAAGGCTGGATCGACTACCGCCGCCGCACCGTGCGCCGCCTGTACATCTACCTGATCGGCAAGACTCTCGAACGCATCACGATCCTGAAGGCACTCATCAAGGCCAACAAAGACATCGACGCAATCATCGCGCTGATCAAGAAGTCCAGCGACAAAGAAGGTGCCAAGCAAGCTCTGATGAAGAAGTACGCCTTCGCCGAGAAGGAGGCCACCTACATCGTCGAGCAGCAGCTCTACAAGCTCTCCGGGCTGGAGATCGACAAGCTCCAGAAGGAGCTGAAGGAGAAGCAGGAAGAAGCTTCCAACTACGAGGAAGTCCTCAAGGATGCCGAGATGATCGACGCGATCATCAAGGACGAACTGGAGACCCTCGTCAAGAAGCACGACGTCAAGCGAAAGACCAAGCTGCTGAACGTCGGCAAGATGGAGGTCACCGACCTGATCGAAGAAGAAGACCTGCTGGTGGCGATCACCACGGACGGCTACGTCTTCTCGACTCCTGTCCACGAGCTGAAGGACGGCAACAAGGGGAACAAGGGCCAGCTACTGATCGACAGCAAGCGGAACAAGGTGGTCGAGAAGTCCGTCGTGCTCAACAGTCACGACAAGCTCTTCGTGTTCACCGAGGACGGTAAGCTCTTCGTCGCGCACGCTTTCCAGCTGAACGTGAACAACGTCCATCTGAGCAACGTGATCGACGGTCTCGGCTCCAAGCGCATCGCCTCGCTGGTCCCGGTCACCCCGGACGACAAGGGCGATCTGGTCTTCGTGACCTCCTCGTCTCTCACCAAGCGTGTACCGCTGGAAGAGTGCCGTCCGCAGCGCATGCCCGCAGACGGTCTTCTGGTTGTAGCTCTCGAAGGAGACGAGACGCTGGTGTCCGTGGTCCATGCAAAGGATCCAGAGAACGACGTGGTGGTGCTGACGACTTCTCGGGGATACGCGTCCAAGATCCTCGTGTCTAAGCTTCCGCTGCAGCGCCGTCCCTCGATGGGGCGGAAGATGATTCGCCTGAAGGAGAAGGGCGAACGCTGCGTGGCAGCAGTCCCGAGCTCTGTGTCGGAAGAAGACAGCTCCTTCGTGCTGTTCATCACGACCAAGGGCAAGGGCAAGATGGTGAAGATCTCCGATCTGCTCTACAAGAAGACGGAGTCCGGTCAAGGCGCTTCGTTCCTCGCGATCAAGCTGTACCCCGAGGACAAGCTCTGCAAGACGGTCGGAATCCGTGCCAACGAGCAGGTGATCATCACCGCCAAGAGCAACAAGACGATCAAGATCGTCTCGGAGCAGGTCGCAACCCTCGGTCGTCAGGCCAAGGGTTCGACTATCATGAAGCTGAACGAGGACGACGAGATCTCCTCAATCACCGTGGTCAACATTTGAGAAAGGAAATCGAATGGCCAAAATCACAGAGAAGCAGAAGCTCGCAGCCGTGAAAAAGAACGGCAACGCGATTCGCTTCATCGAAGACCCTTCGGAGGCAGTGCAGCTCGCTGCCGTGGAGCAGGATCCGAAGGCAATCCTCCACATCGAGGATCCCTCGGAAGACGTGCAGCTGACTGCTGTCCGGAAGGACGGCATCGCCATCTCGTACATCGAGGATCCTTCGGAGGCAGTGCAGATCGCAGCCGCCGAGCAGAACCCCTACAGCATCACTCAGGTGGCAGAGAATCGCTCCCGCGCTGCTCTGGAGGTCGCGATCAAGGCTGATCCTTCGGTCATCCAGCACCTCTACTCGGAGGATTTGGACGCCGAGCTGGCGCAGCTGGCCGTCGCCACTGACGGCCTCGCGATCGAGCACGTTCCTGAAGAGCACATGAGCGAGGAACTCATCATGCTGGCTCTGACCTCTGACGGGGAAGCGATCGAGCACATCGAGGATCCCTCCGAGGCAATGAAGCTCGCCGCTGTCGCTCAGAATGGTCTCGCGATCGAGCACATCGAGGATCCCTCGGAAGACGTGCAGCTGACTGCTGTGCGCCAGAACGGCCTCGCGATCGAGCACATCAATGAGCCTTCCGAAGCCGTACAGTTTGCGGCAGTAGAACAGAACGGTATGGCGATCGAGGGAATCATCGACCCCGCTGATGGCGTCTACGAGAAGGCGATGGAAGTCATCTTCTCTGTCTGACGGAGTCTTAGCGTGAGAAGGAGGGAGGCGAAAGCTTCCCTCTTTTTTTTTTCGAAACCACAAGAAAATCGTCGATATATTATCTTACTGGAGATACATTGATATCGCCGTAGAATCCACTGTTGAAAGGAAAAGGCAATGCAAGTCTTTGCGAGAATGAATACCCCCTTCGAAGCACACCAGTTCACCGACGCTTGGAAGGAAAATGAGGTTCTGAAGAATCTCTGCAAGAAGTACAAAGGTGACGAGTATTTGGTCAATGATACCAAGCAGCGTGTCTCCATCGGCGACTACGTTTTGGTGAGTGAGGGCACCGTGCTCGTCGTCCACGAAGACTTCCTCAAGAAGAACTTCGTGGACGAATTCCTGCACATCACCGTGACCACCACGGAGGAAGGCCGCGCAGTCGCGGTCAGCCTCCAGAACGAAGAGCACCAGATCAAGGAACTCCTCTGGGAAGCCGACGAGGAGGAAGAAACTGCTCCCGCCCCGAAGAAGAAAAAGCAGGAGAAGAACGAAGAATCCGAAGAGGACGTCACGGCTCAGATCAAGCGGATCATGCTCCGCAACGAGGCCATCGAGATCTTCAGTAACGACGACCAGCTCCTTGAGAAGCGCATCGAGAAGGTCAAGAAGCTGGTTCTGGAGAACGGACACGACATGTCCCGCGAAGTCATCGCGTACATGAAGGAAAGCTTCGACATTGACTTGGACGATCTCTTCATCAAGCATCAACCTCCGAAGCGTGAAAAGGGCAAACTTGTCCCGGCAAACAAGAAGGTAGCAAAGCACAACAACGTCAAGCCCATCCATCCCCACCTCGTCCAGAAGTGGACGGAAGGTGTGATGCGCTGCCGTTTCGAACTCTTCAACTAAGGAAAAGGCAATGCCGCAACTCTACGAAACCAAGAGCCTCTCTCTGACCGAGGCAGAAATCGCTGAACTGGTGCTGGAGCGTTACGCTCAAGTCTCCGGTCTGCAACCGCAGCAAGTGCAACACGTCGCCACCAAGGTTCAGCCCGTTCCCAACGGTGCCATGACCGTAGTGACCTTCGTCGTCGCTGCTGCGCCGGAAGCTCCGGAAGCCCCCCAAGGCGCTGAAGCGCCTGCCGCCCCGACCGACAGCCAGCAAGGCTAAGGTCAACACGATCCCCCATGAGAACTCTCATGGGGGTTTCATTTCTATCTGCAACGAAAGGTAACACAAATGGACTTCACCATCGATTTTTCTGCGATCCTGAAGATCGTCGGCATCGACATCATGCTCGGCGTTGACAACGCCGTAGTGATCGCTCTGGCCTGCGCCTCCCTCCCCGCTGCTCTTCGCAGTCGCGCCGTGATCTACGGCACCGCCGGTGCTGTGATCCTCCGAGCCGTGCTGCTGGTCTTCGCATCCTATCTCATGGACATCACGGCAGTCAAGCTGGTTGCAGGTGGCTACCTGCTCTGGATCGGCTACAAGCTCCTGTCTGAGAACGACGACGAGCACGAGGTCGCATCCTCCCAGCACATCTGGGGTGCTGTCAAGACGATCATCATCGCTGACTTCATGATGTCTCTCGACAACGTACTCGCCGTGGCAGGTGCAGCGCAGTCAGCCGGTACCCACAGCAACGCCTACGCCATCGCTGGCATCGTGCTCTCGATCCCGATCATCGTGTTCGGCGCTCAAGGCATCATGAAGCTGATGGACAAGTTCCCGATCATCATCTGGGTCGGTGCAGGGCTGCTCGGCTGGGTCGGTGCGGAGATGATGATCTCCGATCCGCTGCTGGCAGACTACATGGCTCGCGTCCATCATGTGACCGGCGACTGGACTCATCTGTCCTACAAGATCGTCGGCTTCGCTGCCGTCGTCTTCGCCGTTCTCGCTGCTCGTCACATGCCGAAGCGCGAAGCGGCTTAATCATCAACCAAGGAGGGCTTCGGCCCTCTTCGTTTCTTCAGGAGAAAGAAAATGGCTATCAAACTCAAAAAGGGTGGCAAGATTAGTCTTGCCAAGGGCGACGGCAACGGGCTACGCGTCGTCAAGATCGGCCTTGCGTGGGATCCGATCAAGAAAGAATCCGGCGGCATCTTCGGGATGTTCAAGTCCACCTCCATGGAAGCAGTTGACCTCGACGCTTCTTGCGTGATCCGCCAGAACGGCAGCTTCCAGAACAACGCAGTCTACTTCGGCAACCTCCGTGCCTTCGGCGGTGCCATCCAGCACTCCGGCGATAACCTGACCGGGGAAGGAGACGGCGACGACGAGACCATCGTGGTCGATCTGACGAAGCTGCCTGACTCGGTGGACCAGCTGACCTTCACGATCAGCAGCTTCCGTGGTCAGACCTTCTCCAAGATCCAGACCGCATATTGCCACATCCGCGACGAGAGTGGCGCGATTCTGGCAGAGTTCGACATGGCCGGTGGCGTAGACAAGACCGGCATCGTCGTTGGAACCGTGACTCGCACTGGTAACGTGTGGGAGTTCGAAGCTGTCGGCGAGTACAAGAACGGTCGCACCTTCAAGGAGCTGGTGGGATGAATGGACCAAAGCCTCTCTTCGCCGAGAAGAAGAAAACCCTGCAGCGCGTGACAAGCTACCCTCACGCCGAAGCAAACGCTGTGATCGTCAAGCCGAAGGCCGCTCGGCATCCGGTGCTGTCCGACATCGACGGGTTCGGTCGGGACGTCGTGACGCGCACTTCCTCCGTCAACAACTCCCTGCTGGAGATGACTAAAACTTCCTCGCTGCAGGAACTTGGCGGGCGGCTCACCGAGATCATCGTGATCTCGAAGCAGCTCGATCCCAAGGACCTGAAAGAAGGCGGCTTCCTGAGCAAGCTCTGGACGAATGCCAAGCTCAAGAAGGAGCAATTCTTCGCCAAGCACCGCACCGTCAAGGAGCAGATCGGGAAGGTCGTCGAGGAAGTCCGAGGTCAGGCCAAGAAGATGGACGACCAGATCAAGACTCTGGATGCCATGTACGCGGCTAACGAGCAGGACTATCAGACATTCGGTGATCTGATGGAGCAGTGCAAGGCTGCTCTGGAAGATCTCAAGGCTGAGCTCGACGCTCTGGTCGCGGAAGAAGCAACCGACGAGTTCCACGGTCAGCGAATCGCCGACAAGCGGGCCGAGATCAACCGCCTTGAGAAGAAGATCGTCAACTTCGAGCTCAACCGGACGATGGCCTTCCAGACTGCACCTCAGATCCGTCTGATGCAGGAGTCGGCCCGCCAGATGATCGGCACCTTCCGGGACGTGGTTGACGTCACCATCCCGGCGTGGGAAAAGCAGTTCTCACTGCAGATCCTGCACATGGAGCAGCAGACCGCAGTCAAGGTTGCTGACACGGTACACGACGCAACCAACGAGATGGTCAAGCGAAACGCATCCATGCTGCGCCAGAACGCCGGAGACGTGGCTCGGGTGGCAAACCGCCAAGTGGTCGAGATCGAGACCCTTGAATTCGCCCAGAACGAACTCATCGGCGCGATCACCGATGTCAACAACGTCGTCAACGACGCAATCCAGAAGCGGAGCCAGACCTTCAAACGTGCTGGTGAACTCCGCGAAGAACTCGTTCAGAAACTGAAAGGATAAAGAAATGGCAATCAGCCTGAAGAAAGGTGGCCGTATCAATCTGGCCAAGGAAGCTCCGACTCTGAAGCGCATCCGCGCAGAACTGTCGTGGGAACCCAACAAGACCAACACCGGCTCCAAGTTCGATCTGGACGTCAGCGTGTTCATCCTGAAAGCAGGTGAACCGAACAACCAGCTCATCGCCGACGAGTACATGGTGTTCTACGGTAACAAGACTTCCCCGGAAGGCGCAGTCACCCACAAGGGCGACAACAAGACCGGCGACGGTCCTGGCCCGGACGAGATCGTCTTCATCGACCTGCCGAAGATGAACCCGGTCGCAGTGGAGATCTCGTTCATCGTGACGATCCACGACGCCGATGTTCGCCGTCAGAACTTCGGTCAGGTACCGAAGAGCGACATCAAGCTCTTCGACGACGAGACCAACGAGCTGATCGCCTCCTACGATTTGGAGGAGAACTTCTCGCTGGAGACCGCCGTGCAGTTCGGCAGTCTGTACCTGAAGGATGGCGGCTGGAACTTCAAGGCGGTCGGTGCCGGGTACAACCTCGGTCTGGGCGACTTCGTGGTTCAGTACGGCGGCGAAGTCGAGGAAGACTAACGTGGTCAAGCCCCTCTTCGACAAAGGGGCTGCGCCGAGGACTCCCAAACAGGGGGTTCTCGGCGAGCGACGTTCCCCGATTCCGATCGAAGTTCTGGTCGTTCTTGAGAAGATGAGCTCGGAGGATAATGTGAGGGTCACTCCTTACATCTCCGCGCACTTCGCCGGAAAAATAGACCTGAACAAGGTTTGCGACGAAGGCATCGATGACTGGAAGAGGTATGACCGCAACGTGAACGAGCTCTCGGTAAAGCTTTCCGGGCTCCCAGTCAAAGAAGCCATCGAGCAGCACTTGCGATTGGTGCAGTGGCGGAAGAGGCTGTCCTTCTTGATGTGGATCCCCGCAATCAAGAATAAAATGGACGCGGCAATCTCTGGGTGGCGCTTCGGTGTTCAAGCTGGTACTGCCGAGGTAGCCTCGATCAAGAAGCAGATCGAAACTCTCCGCTCTATGGTCGAAAGACTGAGCAAGACCATGCGCGACCTGTCAACCACTCTGGAAGTCCTATTCAAGTCCGGCAAGTCGAACAGAGATCTTTCCGACAGGATGCGATACTGCGACCACTGCCACACGTCTCTTGAACTCACCAAGCAGCAAATCAAAGCTGTCGAAGAGAGCATAGAGAGCGTGGAGCGAATGCAACGAGGCGTCCAAGTGTACATGTGAAACGAGGGGGTTATGCCCCCTCTTTTTTTTTTTATGGAGTCATTATGTGGCCTGAACTGAAACTGCCACCGATAAACCTCTGGAACGTTCCCGGAGGAGCCGCTTGGAAACAGTGCGGTCCTCAAGCCTCTGCGTCTCGCAGACCCCTGTCTCCGCGCCGGGGTTCGTCCGTGCAGGTGAACCCTCAGATCTTGTCAATCCTGCGTCACCGCTAAGCTGCCAGACGTAAATATATTATTGTCGTGCCTAATAACAGGAACAACTCATGACGATTTTGTTATCACTGCAATCAGACTTAGGAGTCGTCAGCAGAGCACTGCTCTACGCCTCCGAAGCTCATGCCGAGATCGGCCAAGTCCGAAAGTACTCCGGAGAGCCGTACATCATCCACCCAATCAGAGTTCTCAGGATTGTCCAGACCGTGAACGACGATCCTGAAGTGCATGCCGCGACTCTCATGCACGACGTCATCGAAGACACGAAGCGAACTAAGAAAGACATCGCGAGACACTTCGGGACGAGGATCGCCAATCTGGTGGACGAAGTCTCGGACGTGTCAACCCCTCAAGACGGGAACCGAGAGCGCCGGAAGGAAATCGACCGGCTGCACCTTGCAGAAGCGTCCGACGACGGTCAGACTATCAAGCTTGCCGATCTTATCGACAACGGCGAGGACATCGCTGAGAAGGATCCCAAATTCGCTCCGACGTACTTGATGGAGAAGTCTATGCTCCTGCTAGTCCTCGGTCGTGGCAACCGGACTCTGCACGAGCTCGCTACCGCGCAGCTCAGGCGGCACTCCGCAATGTACAACATCCAACTCCAGGAGGCATGATGGATATCAAACAAACGAAACCGAAATTCAGCCCCATCACGCTGACCCTCGAAACCGAGCAGGACGCTCAAGCATTCTGGGAGATAGTCCAGCAATTCCCGAACGACAATGCCAACAAGCATGCCGGGGATCTGACCACTCGCATCTCCAACTGGTTCAGCAACAAAGCCAAACTCTGAGGAGGCACTATGGAAGTGACGAAGAAGAATCTGAAGGAAGTCGAGAAGAAGCTCCGCGAAGCTTCTCTGGCGTACTACAACACGGAGACGAAGGTCATGTCCGACGAGGACTTTGACAGCCTCAAGGATGCCTGGGAAAAGGTCGCCGGAAAGCGATTCGAGATCGGTGCGGCTCCGAACGTTTCCAGCACCGTGACGCTATCCCATAGCTACGACAACCTCGCGGGCACACTCGACAAGGTGAACACCCTCGACGAGTTCAAAGCTTGGCTCAAGTCCAAGGGGATCAAGGTCAGCGCGAAGAATCCGCTGTTCGTCTCGCTGAAGTATGACGGTCACTCGATCAACTTCGAGTTCGTCAAGAACAAGATGAAGAAGGCTCTGACTCGCGGCCAAGACGGCGTGGGCAAGGACCTCACCGGGTACTTCAAGAAGGCTTGGGACTGCTCGTTCATCAAGCCGATCGAGATGCCGGACGTGGACGACGAGAAGATCGAAGATTTCGCTCTCGGCTTCGAGGCAGTGATCTCGTGGAAGAACCTCGTAAAACTGAACGAGGAGTTCGGGACATCCTACAAGAACCCTCGTTCGGCGATCGGCGGCATCATCAAGGAAGACGGCGTCCCGATGGCAAAGTACCTGACCTTGATCCCGCTCAAGTACCGAGCAATCACCGCAGGCCACGTCACCCGCTTCGTTGAGCTCGAAGCTCTTTCCTCCCTGAACGGGAAGATCAAGTGTTTCGACGAGATGGAGATCATGACAGTCGAGTCGGTAGACGAGCTGGCAGAGATGTACAAGACTATCGCCGAGACTCGCCTCGAACTAGACTACATGATCGACGGCATCGTGGTCGAGACTTCCGATCAAGAGCTCAGAGAGGAGCTGGGGTACACCGACAACCGTCCCAACTTCGCTATCGCCTTCAAGCTCCCTTACATGGAGAAGGAAACGAAGCTGCTGGACATGGAGTGGTACACGGATGGCAACACTGCAACGTACACCCCCGTGGCTGTGCTGGAGCCTGTCATCATGAACGGTGCTACCTACCAAAAAGTGTCCCTGGCTAACTATCGTCGGTTCATGGACCTGAAGCTGCACTACGGCGACAGGATGCTCTTCTCGCTGAACAACGACGTGCTCGGGTACGTCGACAAGATCCCCGGTCAGCCGACGAACGTTGCAAAGCGTTTCCTCCCTCCGACGGAATGCACCTGCTGCGGGTCGAAACTCCACAACGACGGCGTGTTCCTGTACTGCGTCAACGAGGAGTGCGATCTCGTCAAGATCGGCCACCTACAGCAGTTCCTCGAAAAGCTCAACGTGAAGGGCATCAAGCGGAACACGATCAAGGCTCTGTATGACGTCGGGATCATCGAAGGAATCGAGGACTACCTAGACTTCGATTCCACCAAAGAAGCAGTCATCGCCCGCACGGAGGGCTTCGGTAAGACTTCCGCCAAGCAGATCTGCAAGGCCGTGAACGACCGGATCTACTCCGACAAGGGCATCTACGACTACGAGCTGCTGGGTTCTCTGAACATCGAGTTCCTGAGCCGCGACCGAGCCAAGATGATCCTCCGCCACGTTGGCATCGAGACCCTGTTCGGCGAGAAGCCCAACCGGCTGGAGCAGAAGCTGGTCGCGATCAATGGCGTCGGTAAGGCTCTTGTCGAGACTATCCTGAAGAGCCGGGAACGGGCTGAAGGAGTGTTCAAAGCCTTCAAGGAGAGCGGCGTGAAAGTCGTCAGCTTCTCCGAGCAAGTCCAAGCGAACCAAGTATCGGGCCAGAAGTACAGCGTCGTCGTCACCGGCAACCTGAAAGGGTACAGCCGGGAGGACTTCAAAGCGGCCATCGAGCTGAGGGGTCATAAGATGGCTTCTTCGATCAGCAGCAAGACCGACTTCCTCATCACCAACGATACCTCCTCCGGAACCGTCAAGAACAAGAAGGCGCTGGACCTCGGAGTCAAGATCATCAACGAGGAAGAAGCGGTCAAGATCCTCGGCATCAACGACAGCGCCCGGAAGAAGGGCGACATCGACGAAGCATTCGAGTACTAACAAAAACCCTTTCCCCAGTCAAATCATGGGGAAAGGGAACATTTCTGTAGAATCAACTAGAAGGGGAATCTATGTTCAGACGCCGAGCAAAGCAAAGCTCGATACCGGACAAAGTGTTTGGCCTAGTAGACAGATCCGACTTCATGGTGGAAGCCGTCGATTTTGACGATATGGTCAATCGAATCGCCACGAAGTTTTCGGAGAAGAACAACTCCGACGTGGTCGTCGTGTCTCGCACCGACGTGCCGCTCTTCTTTGTAAAACTGCTGGTTGACATCTGCGACGAAATCCCGCTCCTCGGGATGCTCGCCCACCACGTACAGGCTCAGCTGATGGTGAGCGTGAATGCTGCGATCTTCTATCCTGCTACTGAGTCCGGCGAAAGTGCCGATGAGTTCAGGGAGAAAGTCTCGTCAGCTGTGCTGAACACTGGAGAAAGAAAGATCGAAAACGTGTCGGTCGTTGGAAAGGATAAATTCCGAATGACGATCGACGGTAACGAGTACGGCATCTACTTCTTGACCTACAACTCGATCATGCGTGATTACCTCACCGAATTCGAGCACCAGATGACGGCTAAAACGAAGGGTGACAAATACCCTTACGCCGCGCTGCTGGATCCTCGCTCGGACGCATTCGAGAAGGTGAAAGAAGAGCTGTCTTACGACCGGGAACTCGGAAAGTTCTTCCAAGAGAATTTCGAAGAAGACGAATCCGAGAGAATTTTAACCCTCGCTTTCAAGGAGAAAGCATCTCGGGACGCAACAGTCGCCATCCTGCAAGATCAGGAAATCGACGAAGTCCCTCCAACGATCTCTGTGCATTGATAATTCTTTCATGTCGCACAAGTAGAGATCTCATGAATGAGTCCGTCTGAATCACTGGACGGCCTCAATAAGGAGACCCCTATGAAGCAAAAAATCATCTTCATTATCGCCGTTGTCCTAGCCTCTATGGTGTGCGTCGGAGCAGCAGAAGCCGCTCCCAAGCACCACCGCCATGCGCCGCCTAAGAAGGTGCATGTGAAGGCCCAACCCAAGAAGCAAATCCTGAAGAGAGCCTCAGCCCCGATTGCCGTTGCGGCAGTCGCAGCTGCGGAGACCTCTCTGCCGGAAGAGCAAGGAGGGGAGGACGACATCCAGTCAACCCAGAGGGCGGCAAGTAACATCGCCAATTCCCTCGACGTGCCTGAGACGACGGCGTGGAAGATCGTCGCGTTAGCTCGGAAGTACGAGGATCCGGTGTTCCCGAAGTACAGGGACATCATAGGGATCATCGCCATCGAATCGAGGTTCGACCCGAAGGCAAGGAACGTCAACTGCTTGGGACTCATGCAGATGAACCGTTTCTACCACCGGGACAAGGTCCGTACACCAAAGGACTTCTATAACCCCGAGGAGAACATCCGGGCAGGCGTGGAGTACCTGAAAGAGCTACACTCAAGCCTCAAGAGTCGGAGAGCCGCCATCATGGCCTTCAATCTCGGCGAGGGTTGGTATAGGTCCGGGAAGCGCAATGCTAAGTATCTTGCTGAAGTAGACAAGGCTGCGCGACTTTACGGAATCTAAGCTGCCGGAAACAATCTCCATGTGCCTTTCGACACATGGAGATTTTTTTTTTGCGAGAACAGAAAGTTAGATAGTTTTCAAAGGATTCTCCTATGAAAGTTGCATTTTACAAGGATAGAACCCACTTCCTTGACGCCGCCATTTCTTGGTGGACTAAAGGGTCATATTCCCATCTTGAATTAGTGTTTGATCAAGATGGGAAAACAATCTGTGCGTCGTCTTCTCCTCGCGATGGAGGCGTCAGGACAAAAGAAATAGAGTTAGACCCAGAACATTGGGACATCATAGAGCTTAAGGGCTACGACGAGTCAGCTGCCGCCGAGTGGTTTGTTAATCACGATGGAGCCAAATACGACTTTGCCGGTCTGTTTGGTTTCGTTCTCAGTCCACTTCCAGAAGACCGCTCCAAGTACTTTTGTTCCGAGGCAGTAGCCTACGCATTAGGATATAAAGACGCTTGGAGGTTCTCACCAAACTCACTATACGCCGTTCTGAGCAGACGACAGTAAGGAAAAGCCCCCTACGACCTAAAAGGCCGTAGGGGGATTCCATTGTCGTGCGGGTTACGCGCATCCATCTGCGTCGGCTTCAGGGAGGAGAATGAAGCGGAGGCTATGGCATGGGCGTGTCGGACCGGAGACGGTAGGCTGCAGAAAGGAAGAAACACTCGCCAGCTCAACGATCGGACAGCACAGAGGCGCTGCAACGCGACTACTACACTTATGTTAGGGGGCGTAGTTATGCCACGTAGATTTTACGGACACCGGCGTTCTTCAACTGGTTTTTACGCATGTTCTCAATGAGATCGTCGCGTTTGTCAGCCCAGTTGTTGAGCATGTCGGTATTAAGGTTGATCTCGGCAAAGGTGCTGCCGAGGTTCTGGAAGAAGGTTCTGATGCCGAGCAGGTCGTTGGCGACGTCGGCCAGCGCCAGCTTCATGATCGTCTCGCGGAGGCCGTAGGGGAAGGTGCTGAAGTCCTTCTTGTGAGTGGTCCGAAGCACGACGAAGTACTTGTTCTGGGTGTACGTGTTGAAGATGCGCAGCATCCCCGGATGGACGTACTGGAAAGTGTCGGGCGGGAGCATCAAGCCGGTGATCCCGTTCGCCAGCTTCATATTGAGGTAGTTCCCCATGATGGTCCCGATGTCCCCGCCGAGGATCCCGTATGGAACGAATCCGTACATTGACGCGGTGTTCTGGGCGGCAAAGACTTTCTCGACGCCCATCGTCTCGAACCCGGCGATCTCCATCGGGACGTTGAAGACGTTGCCCATCCCTTCGACCCGCTCGGTCTCCGGGTCGAGCAGGTATTCGAGGAAGAAGGGGTTGTAGATCGAGGCCGTCTTCAGCGTCTCATTCTGTAGGAGGTTGACGATGTCCCGGTCGTCTAGCTCTAGATTTCGGTGCGACGCGCCAAGACGCGCCTTGATGTTGTTCACGAGTTCGGCAATCATTTTCTATGATCCAAAAGTGGAATTGACTACCTTACTGTTCCCGATGCTCCGTCTCGTGACGGCAAAAAGTCGTCAAGTAACAAATGGGTAGTTCAACCAACCGGAGCATCCAAATGCACCAAAGATACAGCCGACTGGACGGCTTGATGTATTTCTTCCTGATCCTGCTGATGGTCACCCTCTCTAGCTGCCACCCCGCGCATGCCGCGACGACCAAAGCAGTCAACTCGATCGAGGTCGCTCTGGTAGGCGTCTACGACGGAGACACGGTGGACATCCGGTACGACATCCTTCCCGCACCCCTCAACAAGATGCGTCTTCGCATCATTGGCATTGACACCCCTGAGCGCGGGACCAAGGCTTCTTGCCCGTCCGAAGCGGCCAAGGCCGACGAGGCAAGAGACGCACTGGAGAAGATGCTCGCCGGGGTCAAGACGATCACCATCGCCAACCCGAAGTGGGACAAGTACGGCGGTCGAATCTTAGGCAATCTGATCATCATTTCGCCGACTGGGACGAAGTTCAACGTGGCTGAGATCCTGATAAACAAGGGGTATGCCCACCCATACGACGGCAAGGGCCAACGGGCCAGCTGGTGTAACTAGGAGGAACCTTCGCCCGTGATGAGACTCCTAACTTTTGTCATAGACGGAATCGTCTACGGTGTTGAGGATCTTGGAGTGGAGCGCGTCATCAGCTTCAATTCAGCCCACATCACTGCGATTCCGGGGTCTCCTCCCGGCCATCTTGGATTGTTGAGTACTGAGCGAGGTATGCTCAACGTCATCGCCAAAGACCCGAAAAAGGGTCAGTACATCGTCATAATCGGCTCCGGCAATACGCGCCTTGGCGTGGTCGCTGAAGACGTCCTCGGGCTTGAGAAGATACTTAGAGTCCACCAGACAACAACCAAGATGCTCGGGCAGGAGTTGGTTTACGCTGACACCTCAGAAAGAAGCACCGTACTGCTCAGGATGCCGGAGGATTTCCTACGGATGTTCTGCAAGTAAAAAAAAAAAGATCCATACCCAGAACGGGTATGGATCTTCTTCGTCATTTCAGGGAGATGACGTTGCGGAGGCGCGTGTGCGCCACGTAGAAAGTCTGGCCGGTGCCGAGAGCGCAGACGTGGACGTTGCCGTTCTCGCCGTGGGGTTTCCCGGTGTAGAACACCATCTGTTCGGTGTCCGGAAGGTAATACTTGGTACCGCCCACCCGGATCATGCACAGCGGGATCTCGCCCCCACCGATCATCAAGTTCCCGACCATCTGGACTCGACTGGTGTCATCGTCGTCAGACTTCGAGACCGAGCACTTTTTTTCGAGCTCCTTGAAGGCTTGCTCCTCTTCCTCGGTAGACTCCATAGTGGAGGGATTCAGAGGAGCGTTCATCAGAAGTGCTCCTCTGCTGCGACCTCGACCTTGGCGGCGGCAAGGGTCGCGTCGTTGATGACCACGCGGCTGACGTTGTAGTGCCAGTTCTCGACGGTTGCTGCAGTTTCTCCGGTCAGAGCGCCGTTGCCGACTGCGGTGTCAACCATGTGGGTCAGGTTGTGCTGCAGGACGTCGGGGTCAACGCCGTTGGGATCGTATTCGACGTCCACCACGAGCTGGAAGCGCACCACGTCAGGGATCTCGTCGGCCCCGTTCAGCCGGACGGTGATGTACTTCACGACGTCGGAAACGGTCTCGAACTTCTCAGCAGTCTCGTCGTCGATCTCGATCTCGAACTCTTCCTCGATCGCCATGACCATCTCGATCTGGTCGAGAGAATCAGCACCGAGCTTGTCGACGAAGGAATCTTCCTCGTTGATGTCGCTGGCGTTGAAGCCCAGCATGTGGGCGGTCACGTTCTTCACGCGGTCGATGATCTCTTGCTTCTTCATTCTTCTTTCCTTTCAGTGGTTCAACCAAAAATCAGTTTTACTTTCTTGCGGTCATCTTCGCTCATGATAACCGACAGGACTTCGTCTTCTTTGTCGTAGCTCTCGACATACTGCAGGATGCTCCTGAACTCAGTGTACTCGTCGATGTCGATCTTCAGGCTGAAATTGGAAAGGGACTTTCCTCCCTCCCATTTCCAGCTAATCGGAATATAGCTCTTGACTGCAACCCAGATTGACTGCCCGAAGTCTTCCAATTTCTTGTTGCCGATGATGCGATGCAGGGATCGCAGCAGATGGAAGAAGTTCTCTTTGTCATTGAGGAACTGGGTGAAATGGCGACGATGGTCACCGTCTTGCAGCAAGATCTTGTGAAACTTCGACATACAGTCATGGAGAAGTGATACTGATCTACCAGACGTTCCCATGTCCCACAGCAGCTTCAGTTTATCCTTTGCCGGGAGCTTCCCTACCGCATTGAAGCTGTTATCGAAGTCGAAGGTTTCAAGAAACTTGATCTTCTTCTGCGCTGTCACCTTCAAGCTCAGAAGTACTTCCCGTAGCTCTTCTAACGGCGTATGAGAAATTATCCCGGTCAACTCACTACTCCAGAAAATCTCGGTTGGCTTCTTCAAAACCATGTACTCCATCAGGGTCAAGGTCGTCCTTCCACCGATGTACTCCGTTATGATGGTCTGAGCCTTTGCATCGAAGACGTGCATCGCTGAGCGAATAACTTCCTTACGAGCTTCGTCAACGCCATTGTACGTGTGAGGCTGAGTGAAGTTCGATCTGTCTCTGGCTATTTTCTTGGCTAACTCCGGTCTCCCAAGATCGTCGTGGAGCATCCTTAGTGCCACGAAGGGGGTGAAGTTTTCGCTTGACACTCCGTACGACAATCGGTAGAAGAATTTCTCTAGGACGTTTTCGAGGCGGTGCTCATCGAATCCGAGTCCTTCGAATATTCTGTACACCTTCCGCATGACATACTCGAAGTCTTCGTCTCGGAGCTTGGTGTTCTTCCGGATAAGGTCCGGGAACTGGGTACCGAAGAAGATGGCCTTGTTCACTTCCGAGATCGTTTCATCGTCGACGACCTCGCGCATGTCTACTTCTGAGATCTCTTGCTCGCCAGAGTCGTAGTAAAGCGTAACGCCCCCGCCTTCGTTCCTCATCAGGGCGTATACGACAGTTCTGTCCATGCTACGTTGGTCCATATCGACCTCCTTGAAAAAGGCCGGGAACTCCCGGCCTTTTTGGTTTAACTATGCTGGTGGAATGTCCACCGTCTTTATCGAGTAGTGCTCTGGCAAAATGCCAACCTCGTTCAGGAACTTGGTCAGGCCAGCCATGTCGCAGCGATTCTTCATGTACCCGTGGTCGACGAGCGTCTCGTCCACAACGAAAACGATTCCAAATCTGTCTCGGAGAACCGCCCGAAAGGCATTCCCTCTGACGTCTTCTACGACGTACTCGTATCTCTTTTTAAGCATGATTCACCTCAGCAGTTGATGGCTAGCTTGTTGCGCCCGCTGTCTTGGTGAGACTTTGCTATTAGTTGTAGGTGTCTGCTTGGGGCTATTTCCACCAGACGTCTATTGTGACTTGCTCTTCTTCCTCGATCACCTTCAAGACCGTCTCGACTACTCTCCAGTCGAGACCGCCTCTCCCAGCCCCGATCTTCGGGACGTGGAACTCAGAGATCGAATGATTATCTCTTAGGAAGCGTACCGCTTCCCGGACTGAGCTGTCTATAGCGTCGTACGATGCGTACTTCTTTCTATCGTAACCGTAGTACTTCTGCGTGATGCAGTTGACGACCCACAGGTCTTTGGCAACGTTAGTGAAGCTGGCTGCAGTTCCCAAGATCAGACCACGGCACTCCTCAGCCGCTTTGTAATCTTGGTAAACTACCGCCCACTTCTGTCTGATATCTTTGGCGACTCCGGAGTTCATCACGCCTTGCGCGTTACAGCCGTGAATGATTCCTCCGCTCGTCACAGATAGCAAATCCCCTTTGTTATACTTCATACCGAGTTTCTCCCGTTGGAGGTAGAAGCTTTCCTTGCCGCCGGAGAACGCTCGTACTCCTCGACTAGCCGTCTGCACATGGCATGCCGTTCTCTCTTCTCTCGTTCGAGAGACTCGTGTTCCCACTGCGCCAGCTTCTCCTTGATTGCTCCGATCAGAAACCATACGCCGACGATGACGTTCACGACTGGGATCGCTACCGCACCGGCGAAGACCCACACAACCCAGAGCTTTCCTCGCTCTGGAGAGTTGTAGCGCATCCAGACCCAGACCGGTATCTTCTTTCCGCTCGCCGGACGAGTACGCCACTCCCCGTTCTCGTAGTAGTACTTCGGCATGTGAAAACGCTCGTAGTACCGGACGATCCACTCATCGATGTAACCCCACAACAGCAGACAGACCCCAAGAGCCAATCCGACAATGAGATACGCAATTAAGTAATTATCCATTTCATTTCCTATAGTTAGCCAAACATGAGAATCAGACGCTTGGCGTCGTCTTCCGGAAGATAGCGGGCGACGAAGTCCAGCTTCTCGGGCTTCGCTTTCCCGTTGTGATTGTTCTTGTTCCACGGTCTGTATTCGAAGACATCAACGAGTACATTGCTGAAGTTTTCTGCATCTTCGAGACTCAGCCACTTCCGGGTTTTCACCTTGCATTCATCGTGAACCCTTGCGAAGCTCTCCAGCATGTTTGCCAGATCGGCAGCTCCGTTCCGAGTCTTCTTTTCGGTGGATGCGTACTCGACTGCGTAACAGATTGCCTCCAGGAATTTGTCTTTCGAGATGAAGAAATCCTGAAGTGCTTGGCGCTTGATCGGAACGGGAGGGTCGAAGTTGCTGGCATTCTTGAACCCCCAGTTGTTGTGGACTCGCATGAACTCCTTCGGGCTAGTGTAGTATTGCAGCCGGTGGTCTAAGACCTTGACAGCAGTATCGGCCAGCGCCACCGACTTTTTAGAGTTCATCGCGCAGCAGTCCCACATCAATTCCAGAACGGACTGCTCCGGGAGTTCGTAGCTGCGAATTTGGATTGTCCCGCCGTTTATCGATGGCATGAATTTTCTGGCGAGAGCGGTCTTTTTCTTTACAGAGACCGCAGGGCTAGAGAAGATCTGTTTCAACTCTTCAAAAGAAGAATGCTCCAGGATTTTGTTGCATGCACTTTCTCTCCATCCAGTGAAGTCGGAGTCCGACATGAGCAGGACCTCGTCGAGTTTGGACTTGCCCTTCTTGTTCACCAGCTTCGTGACGGAGTTCCGGACGTTAGAAGTGAAGAAGGTCAAACACGACTTTGCACACGGCGGAAGAGTTACGGTGTACTCTTCCGGATTCATGAACCGCCGCGATTTTGCGAGCGATCTGGCAGCGTCAGGCATCTCTAGCCCGTGACCCACATAGTCCAGAATCAGGTAAGCACCGGCCACCGAGTTCACGCTGTTCACGCCACGCCCGCAGAGCTGACGGATGTAGTACTCGACTTCTGCCGGGGTCAGGTCGGTCTCCGCCAGCATCAGGATCATAGAAAACAGGTCCTTGACGTTGCTGTCGGAAGACTTCAGGTGGTTCCAGATCGTGTCGTGGAGGCCGACGATCTTGTGGAAGGCGCTGGCCTCCTTGTCGTGCAGGATGCTGCTTGCGCTTATCCCTGCGTGATGCATCTTGAAATTCAGCTGTTCGTTGAACATCTGACGGAGTACTGCCGTCTCGATTGATCGCTGCGTTTCCATACTACCCTCCTCAGAATGAGACAGTGAATCGTGTATTTCGATCAATCCCATTATATATCTGGAACTTTGTCATCAGTAATCAAGAAAAAAAAGACGTTACCTTTCGATAACGTCTTTTAATCAAGGTGGATCACCGCTCGGAGTAGCTGCCTTCCTTCCCGACCTCCTTGCCCTCGTAGGCGAACGCGTCGTAGACATCCTCGCCGGACTCCCAGAAGCTAGAGCTCTCGAAGACCCTGCTCCCGACAATCACCCGGCCATCCGGAAGTTGCTCGTACACGATCTCCCGCACCGTGTAGATGCCGGTTTTCGAGTACTGCGATCGGACAGTGCCGCGCTTGCTGTGACTGGACGCGCTGTCGATCGCCGCCGAGACGTCGTCGTACAGACCGTCAACGAAGTTCTCGCTCTTGCAGCAGGTGCAGCCGGTCGATCCGCAGACCACGTATCCGGTCTTCTTGTGGATGCCGTGCAGCTTCGCCAGATCGTCTCCGGGGAGGATCTGGACTACCATCACCGGATATGCGGTGGCTTCAGGCGATGCTTCCTTGATTGCGTTCGCCGTTGCCAAGGCAGTGCCGATGGCTTCATCGTCTTTGGTCGGGTTCGGGCCGGTCCAGAGAGTCAGATTCCCGTTGTTCACCACGGAGACGTACTTGTTTCGGATGTCTTTCACTTTGGCTCCTTTCAGCCGTAGACGATGTCGCCGAACAGGCATGCTTGCAGGAACGCGTCGGCGGTCTCGGCGTCATCGTTCTCTTGCAGGATGTCGTTGATGTGACGAGGATAATTCTTGGAGAGGTAGTCCAGACCGCGCTGGATGGACGCGTGATCGAAGATTACCGGGTCGTCATCTTCCACGTTGATCTTGACTTGGAAGTCGGGGTCCTCGTAGACGTTCTTGAACGAGTACCACGGGTAGCTGTGGTCCTCGCCCTCCGGCTTCGGAGGCACCTTCAGGATTGACACGGTCTCGATCCAGTAGTTGCTCCCTCCCTCGAAGGCAGTGGTCACGAGGTCGGCGATTCGCTGGGATTCGATGGTGGTCGTGACCGAGAAGGTCTTTTCTTGTTCGCTCATGCTTCTTCCTTTCAGTTCAGTTCGTAGAGGTAGTCGAGGTCCCAGCCCTCGTGGAGGGCCTGCATCGCGTTGGCGAGACACGCTTGCTGGCGCAGGTGCATCAGCGCCTTGGGATCCCCGGTCCGGGTGACGTGCTTATACAGATCGTCAAGGGCCTTGGAGTTCAGGGCAAACGGGGGCAGGTCCGGCTCGATCCGCTGTACTTGCTGGCGGATCTGCTCGACGGTGGTGATCTTTGGACGGTTCTTCATTCGTCTTCCTTTAGGTTGTCGATCGCTTCTTGGACCGCCTTGACGATATTCAGGCGGAAGCAGTCGGAAAAGAAACCCGGAAAGCCCACCATCGAGAACTCTCCGGGCAGGTGGTTGGGGAACGGGATCCCCACGTTGCGGATCTCTCGACCGCCGATGACAATCGTCGCCATCATGACGCTGTGCTTGCTCGGCACGTAGATGTCCTTGACGGTGAACTGGGAGGTCACCGCCAGTGTCTTGAGTCTCTCTTTCATGGTCATTTGGATTTCCTCACTTGATTTCAGATATGTCATAACCCTTGTCAACGAACCCAAGAGTGTCCCTGTTGTGGTGGTTTCGCATGAACGAATTCCACCAGTACAGTTTTCCTCGAATTTCTTTGAAATGTCCTCGAACAATGTGAGCTCTCCGATCAACGAGCGTCCTATTTGCATTCTGGAAGAACTCCTTGATCTCACCAAGACTATCGAACCCAGTTTTCTCCCTGAAGAGGTCGATCACTCGATACTCGTATTTTGAAAGCATCGGGTTTGGAATTGCTTTGGAGATCTCGCCTCGTTTCATTTGATATCGGTGAATCGACACATTATGCATGTTGGCGAACATGATCAATGGGAAGATTGCAACTAGTAGTTTGCAGACGTCGTTGATCTGAGCACGCATCATGAATTCACCGTCCAACGCTTCTCTCTTTATCACGCTATGCTTCGGATCTACTGCAAGCCTAGAGGTTACAGAGGGCTTTTTGTAGACTACGGCGTGCCCGTCAGTCACAGACATAACCACCTTATCGTCACGAGCAGTACACATCGAAAGATTCTCTAGCTCGATTGTACTTCCAATCATTCTGAAAACCGTTTTGGGGTCTATCAGAAAATACTGCTTGGGAGTGATGAGTCGATGATAGCTCCATACCTTCCAGAGGTTTGGTTTAGTCTCGTGTTTTTCTATTAAGCATCCGACGTTTTGGTTCTCAAAGAAAACTGAATCAAACGGCAACTGGAGAAAATCAGAGTATCTGATGTAGTTCTTGGTAAAGGTATCCTTAACTGCTCCGGAGACAATTAGCTGGATTTGACTGCTTAGAAACGAACCGATGGCCTCTTGATTTGGCATCTTTAGTCCTTTGACATTCATTCCGCTGAACATGCTACACATCTTTTTGATAGCGTCATGCTCGGCATTCATCTCTACAAATGAGAGCACCTCTGGGTTGATAAGGAATTTTGTTGCCTTGTTCATACGATATACTGCTTTACTGTGCTGAGCTTCGGCTTCTTTGCGACCTATAGCTCCCATTTTTAGACGTCGCTTGATTATCCTATCCTTGTCGACGACCATGTGCTCCGACAACAGGTTTCCGTTGTCGTACGCGCCATAGTGGTAAATCTTTTCTCCATCAACGTCGAGTGTAGTTGGGATGTAAATATCCATTATTTCTCTCCAATATAATCTTCACGCAGATCTTCGATCATGTCGTGGAACGAGTCGTTGAAATTCCTCTTGTCGATCTCGACGAATCCCTCCGGGCCATCGACGGCGCATTCGAGGTTGGAAGCCAGAAGGTTGGCGACCTCGACGTACTCCTCGAAGGTCAGGACCTTGCCCAAGAAGATCTTTTCGGAGATCTCGCTCTTCCGGAAGTGGAAGCTGTCGCTATCCGGAGTTCCGACGATCAGGTCTCCCTCGGCGCTCTCGGCAACCTTGTTTGCGTTTGGCACCAAGGTGCCGTAGCACTTCTCGATCGCATCTCGGCACGTCTCGTCTCCCGCCAGTGCGCGGAGGAAGACGTACCCGACGGCCTCCCAATCGCTGAAGAAGCACTTGTCGAAAGCCTGACGGTCTACGTGTTTCTTCCCGGACGAAGAGTCCAGCTCGTCAAGTCGCTGGATCTCAAGGGCACCGTCTACATCGGCGATGATCCAAGCTCCTTCCAGCTTTTCATAGGCCGGTTCGAGCTGCTGCATCTCCTTCAGTTTGAGGAGGTTCTGGATTCCTTGGCTGCTCATCTGCTTTCCTTTCAATGGAACTGGTTGTACACATTCTAATTATATATGTCGATTAAAGAAGCAGATCCGAAAAAAAAAAGAAGAGAGAGAACAAACTCCCTTCTTCATAAAACCATCTTGCTTTATCTTTTGATCTTAAATCCTAATATCATTGGTAACGTAGCAGAGTCCATTACAGGTGTTGCAACACTCGGTGCTGTTCTCGACGTTGCTGTCCCCACCGGCTTCTTCGTATTTCTTCTGAGATACGGGTTCATCGCTCTCTTCGGTGTAGAAGAATACGCCGGTTCCATCGCAGTCCGGACAACGGCGAAATACTACCTTACCTTGGATTATCTTCTTCAGATCTTCGTATTCTAGCTCGATTGTTCCATGTGCCACTTGAACTCCTTTCTGATGTATTTGAGAATTTCCGATTCGTCCTTGAAGCGAGGAGACCTGCTGTCGTTGGAGTAGAATTCTCCCTTCTTCACGTCGTTCCAAAGCCAGACGATCCTGATCGGATCTCCCGAGTCCCAGGATCTCCCACGGAAGGTCGCTTGATCTTCCCACTCTCTGAACTCCGGAAAGTTCGGGTGGTTCAACCTGACCAGTTCGTCGGCGATCTTGCTGGGCGCTAGGCCATGCGCTCTAGCGGCGTTGATTCTGACCACCTCGGGCGACAGCGGCGTCGAGAGCCACTTCCTCCTGTACTGGTGAAGCAGACGTGCGTCCTCGTCCCACCAAACTGGCTTCAGATGGAAGTGGGGCTTTTCCTTCGTGACACCGTAGTCGATGTCGTCGTGCAGGTCCATCCACGCGCAGCAGACGAAGCCCGGAATCGAGGTGTAGTCTGCCGCGTTGCAGGAGGTAGCTCCGGTCTCGGCGATGAACCTTCCGATGGAGTCGAAGATCTCTTTTTGGATGGGTGTCATGCGTTTTGTTGATTCAGAAGTTCAATGCAGCGTTTCAGAGCTTCGTCGTCAGAGCACTCGTAGTCCTTTGTGTAGGAACGATACCCCCGTATGACGCCAAGTTCGACTGGATTGTACTTAGGACTTGCATCGGACAACGACTCCGAAGCAAGTGCAAGGAAATGATTCCCGATTTGAGTCAGGATCGTTGGATCCTTTGGAAGATTGATCTCACAGCTAGCAGTAATGCCGCGAGAGTTCATTGGAGTGATGGTCACTTGGGAAGCGTCGTGTTGGAAGTCCCAGATTTCCAGTCCTCTGCAGCTAGACCACCCGTTCTTCCCACGGTATAGAATATCAGCTTGGCCTTCTTTTGGTTGAAATTCGATGCGTAGTGCATCCATGATCAGTTTCCTTTCATAGTTACTTAGGCTGCTTACACATCACAGAGCAGGAGGGATCTGCCCGCAGAGTTGCTTGACGCTGGCGTTCATCCTCCGGAGCATTTCCTTGACCAGCCAGTCTCGGACGTCCAAGGGGAGGTGGGTGGATACCACGATCTTCTTGACGCCGTTCAGGGACAGCGCGTGGTTGGAGACCCAAGCCCACACCTCTCCTTCTACCGGCTGGATCGTCCCGTTCATCAGGTCGGTCACCTTCTTGCTCATCTCGCGGCGCTCCTGCGTCTTCATGGAAGGGTGCATCGACGCCACATGGACTCCGTTACCCTCTCCGGCCCAGATCGTCCACAGGTCGCGGGGTTCTTGGAATTTGGCGTTCGCCAGCTGCTCAATCGTCACTTTGTACATGCTTTCTCCTTTGCTTCTGCGATTGCTTGGTTCGCGAGGTCGTCGAAGTAGTCTCCCTCTGTCTTGTAGAACTCCTCGAAGGAGCTGTAGAAGCACCCGCCCAGAGAAGCCTCTCCGAGCTGCCTCCCGTCCTTCCAAGCGGAGACGATCGCTTGGAACCAGACGGCCTTCCCGCTCCCGAGCTTCCGCTGGAGGGAGTCGATCTGCTTCTTTTCCATCCCGGTCCGCTTGAAGTGGTCTCGGACGGAGTCCATCTCGTCCAGAGCCTCGAAACAGATTATGAAACCTTCCCGCTCGAACAGCGGGATCCTTCCGTCATCAGAGCTCATACTTTCTTCCTTTCTAATCGGGCTTGCGCCAGCTTGTTTTTGATCTTCTTGGACTTCAGAACCTCCGGCACCGGCTTGCAAAATCCGAAGTCGCTGCCGATCGAGATCCTCCAGTAGATCTCGATCTCGTTCTGTACCGATTCGCTGTCTACGTCGAACTGTCTCAGCCACCCGCTGACCCTGTACTCGTCCAGCTTCAGGACGACCGCAGCGGTGACTCCGAGCGCCTCGTCGCGGTACTCGCGAGTGATCGCTTCTCCCTTGGGGTTCTCGGCAGGCTTCCGCTCGTCGGTCACCAGCTCCATCCCCATAGACAGCGCCAGCTCACCGATTCGCTCCAGAGCAATCCAGCACTGTATCTCGGTCCAGGACTCGAAGCAGTAACGCTTCTTGAACTGGTGGATCTCCGGCACCTCTTCGGTAGTGATGAAGACGTCCATGCTCCATCCCGGATCGACGTAGTCCTCTGACCTGCCGAAGACGTCCGCGACCACCGAGTCGGCACCTCCCATGAACGGGTCGGGGTTGGTGCCCATCTTCTTCATCCGGTCGTTCTTCAGTCCACGGTCGATGATCCCCATGAGGGTGTCGACGTTGCTCCCCCTCCAGTCGGGGTGGGAGTGGTCCTCGAACGGATCCTTCAGGTTGGTGGTGTAATCGTCGTCGAACAGCACCACAGCCATGTATGCCGGGGTGCCGATGTCGTGCGCCAGACTCATTCGTTCTCGATCTCGAACGAGACCCAGATCGCGTTAACCCGTATCGGGTCGTTCGGGTCGAATTCGTCTCCGCAGAACAGCTCTATCGCAAGCTCCTCTTCGGGATGGTCAGGATGCTTGTACCGAGTGCCGTACTGCGTCTGCATGTGGTCTGTGGAGCCGACCACCAAGTAACCGGCTTCCTTGGCGCACAGGTCCAGCTCGCTCATGACGGCGTGGCACTGGATGTCGAACTCCTCGGGATAGAAGACCTCGTAACGAACGACCAGCGTCTCGGGGATCGCGGGTTCGTGGTCGCGGTCCTCTTCATCCATGTAGAACTCCACCCGGTCCAGAGAGCCGCGAACGGGTAGGCCGCACTTCAGCTCGAACGCCTGCTTCGCAGTCTTGAGGAACTCCGAGATGTGCGAGTACTGTTGGACGGCGTAGGCACCAGCCCAGATCCTCTTGGACAGGGCGTCACGGGCCTTCGGGTACACGGAGGTGAGGTCGCCCTCGTGGGCGTCCCCCTCGACCGTGAATATGGGCTTCTGGTCCCGGATGTCAGCGCCGTACCGCGTCACCAGAGATCGGATCTCTTCGTTGGCGTACGGCATCAGCAACTTCTGGGAGACTTTCAGCACCGCGTCCATCCTGTCGAACAGCTGGTCCCGGATGTCGTAGTTCATTATGTCGAACTCCGGCTTCTCGTCGTCAGACAGCGCCTGCTCCTGCTTCCTACGTTTCAGTAAATCCTTGATTGATGCCATGATAGTTCCTTTCTGCCCCGAGAAGGGGCCATCGTATGCTCGCAGGCGCGATCCGCAACCGTGAGGGCGATTTTGGTACTTTTTAAACTAGAATCCTGGAGGGAAAAATTGGTTTTGGCACCTTTTCGTCCCTCCTAGGATTCTCACTTCAGCAGTTGGAGCAGATCTGCAGGCCGGACTCGTACCCGGTGTCCGTCTCGGAGGAAGCCACGAAGTACGCGTTGACGTGTACCTCTCCGTCCGGAACGTCCTCGTCTGGCACGAACTGCAGCTCCATCTTCTCTCTGTACCCCTGAGGGATCTCCTTCAGTGCCTCGAACAGGTCCTCGGCAGTGTGGCAGACGGTGTGCTTCTCGTAGCTCATTGTTTACCCCTCTGGATGTCCCTAGCCCTCTCCTTCAGGGCATCGACATCTCTCTCCGGTACATCCATGTAGGATCCGTACCCCATCTCCTTGGCGGCAAGCCCCAAGGCCCTAGTCCAGCACATAACATGCTGCTCCGATACTGGCTTCCTGTATAGGCCGGAGTCGGCCTGTCCCATGTCTACCATACCTGTCTCCTTCAAAGACCGTCGCCTATCCCGGAAAGGATGCCTCCCACCACCTCCCCGGCGCACTCCCCGATCCCGGAGCAGACGTCGCCCACCGAGTCGAGCGCACCCATCGCTACGTCGCCCACGGCTTCCAGCACTTCTCCGAAGATGGACCCGCCGTCGCCGGATGAGGTGGCTGCGGCGCTAACCCCGGAAACCTGCGCAGTCTTCTTCTCCTCCAGCTTCCGGTCCGCTGCTCTCTGGATGCTGACCACGTTCGGGACGGCGTTCCCCATCTCGTTGAGCAGAGAGGGGATCAGGCTCCCCAGACCGACTGCGTGCGCCGCCTTGAAGACGATCTCCCGGTCCTTGCCGTCGTAGCCCATCTCGATCGCCTTGTCTGCGGCCCTCTCGATCTCGTTGGAGGTCAGGACTCCGTCGAATGTGGAGCCGCCAGTGCTCTTCTTCGAAGGTAGATTGTTCACCACGAAGTCGCAGTAAAAGTCCTCGAATCCCTGGACAGACATGACGATGCGGAAGCGGACTCGGTTCTGCAAACGGTCATACTCGAAGTTGTTGAATGAGATTTCTTTCACTTCGAACCGCTTCGCCCCCTCCACCCGGTAGAAATCTTCGAGCTTGGAACGGATGAGAGCTTCGTTGAAGTCTTCGATAGCCGGATAGCCGGAAGAGATCATTAACGGGTCGAAGCACATCGCTTCAGTCAGGTGATCATCGAGAAACTTTTTCAGATCTGATAACGAAGATGTATCGCAAACGCTTTTCATTGCTTTTTCCTGTAAATTTTTCATTAACGCATTGTGAGAGTCGATCTGCTCCTGAGAGTAAGTTCCGACGCCCATCGGTGACGTGCTCATGAGCCGGTGGTCTGAAGAAGCCGGGATCAGTACTTCTCCACAGGGGTTGCCCTGCAACACGCCCTCTTGCGCCTTCTCGGTGGACCCGGAGACGAAGCGACCGTCCTCCATCTTCGTCTGGGAGCGGATCCACTTGCGATTCATCTCGGCGATGTTCTTTGGCTTGAGCTTCTTGTAGCAGTAGGCGTGCTCCAGAGTCTCCTCGATGATGTAGCCGTCGGAGGGAGTGCCGACTACGACGTAGACGTCTCCGGACTTGACGTGAGTGACGTGCTCCCCGTTGCGGAAGAGCGATGCCTTGTAAGGAGGGATCTCCTTCTTACCCGGATCATAGACGTTCTTGATGACCTTCAGCATCTCGGCGACGTCCTTCGGGGAGAGGTCCACTTTGGTCGTCATCAGCGCGATGTCGTAGGTGTTGAGCTCGATCCCGAAGCGGTCGCACGTCGTGTCTAGGATCTCTACACCGTCGCACATGACCTTGAGGGAGTTGCCCTCGCGCACTGCCGTGAAGTTCTTCTTGCTCATTATGGTTCCTCTCAGTAAGAAAGTTTCTTTTCCTTGATCTCTTCAAGGATCTTGTTGACCGTGGGGTTGATCGCCTCGAACGCCCTCCTGAAGGGCTCGAACGAGACCAGCACCCTACCGAGGACGGTCAGCCTCGAAGTCTTGAACGCGCCGCCGTAGAGGGTCAGGATCCTCTGGCGGTCCTCCCACGAGTTGTCCGGGCAGAAGTCCATCCCCACGCAGCAGGCCACCGCTTCGAGAAGAAAGCGGTTCCTCTTGAACGCGTCGTCGTCGATGTCGAAGAAGCACTTGTGCTCCCAGCGGACCTCCGCCTGCCTCGGTGCCGGGGGCGGGTACCACACCTCGCTGGTGACCACGACGTAGGGACTCTGGGTCTCGATGTCGGAACGCTCGTCGTTCTCCGGGTCGTCGTAGTGGGGGAAGACGTACCCCGGCTGGAGGGTCTTCTCTCCCTCCAGCTGCTCTAGGATCATGGAGACGGCGTCCTCCACGAAGACCTTGATCCGGCCCTGGTCAATCAGCTCGGAGAGCCGCTGCTTGTCCACTAGGAAGTCGTCGCCTAGCATGATGTACTTCATGTCGTCGACGTCGCAGTTGAACTTGATCGTCGGAGAAGTCCCGCCGCTGCGCATGTGGATCGCGTTCATCACGGCATTCGCTAGGCTGGGGTCGGAGCCTAGCGCCTTGACGATCTCTTTGTACGATGACATTGTTTCATCCTTTCCTTGATGAGTTTGTTGATGTGCCACTGGATGGCCTTCTCGGCCCCATTGGTCGCCTGCCTGAACAGGCTGTACTCGTGGAAGAAGTCGATGCAGAACTCTTCCATGTAAGAGATGTCTTCGAGGAGCTCACTGGCGACCAGCGTCAGCATGGGCTTGCGGTCTTCCTCCTTGGTCCCCTCCGGGAACTCGTCCCCGGTCGCCGAGATCATCAGCATGTCGGAGAACAGCGGGAAATCGAGCATCATCCGGTGGAGCCAAGGCGCTCTGAGCCATACGCTCACTTCCACGCCGATCTTACCAGTGAAATTGCCGAGGCCATCCCGACTGATTACCCCGGTCACTCCGAAATTGTTTGCTTGGAAGCGTACCCACTTCGACTCTGCCGGATGATCTGCGTCGTCAGTCGCTCCAACTACCGAGTCGACGAGACCCAGCTTCATCCACTCCTCGGTGATCCTCTTCTGGAGGAACTGTCTCAGAGCGTTGGCGTGGTGGACGTAGGGCTTCGCGGTCATGGCGTACGACCGCAGAGGGTAGTGGACGACCAGCACCTCGGTGCCGTCCCTCATCGCCATCTGCGTCCTAGCTGGTGGTATATCAAGTCTGGATGCGTCCATGACCTCTTGTAGGTTCATTCTCTTCCCCTTCGTATGAAATTCCATCAAAAAAAGAATATATCGACGAGAAGCCGATATATTCTTCCTGGACCGTGTCAGGTCTCCTCTTCCTCCGTTTCGTCGAGGATCTCCGCCAAGGCCCTAGCTTGGGATACGTCTGTGGTGGCGAACATGTCTGTCAGTGTCTTCCCTCTCGACAGCCTCCGGAGGACTTCCATCTTCCTCGGGTTCTCCGACGCCCACTGCTCCCACAGTCCCCTGTACTCCGCCCAGAGATCGACTCCCTCCCTCAGCGGCGGCTTCCCCTTGGCGTGACGCCAGTCGTCGGTGCAGACTCGGTAGCCCTTCACGTCCAGCTGGTAAGCCTGCTCGATCGTCCTGCCGTCCCTGAGTCTGGCGTACAGGGCGCTGAACCGGGTGTCCCCCTTGGAGGACACCTCGTAGCCGTTGTCGGAGAACCTAGACCACTGCCTTGGCATTCTTCAGCCTCGACTCTCGTATCTTCCCATCGACGAACGTCCTGCAGTCGTCCAGGTCTCCGGTCCCTCCCACCCTGAGTACGTGGGACGAGAACTCCCGGTAGTTGTGGTCGCACATGCACGTCATCGCCCACAGTAGACGGTCGGCGTCGGTTATCGTATCGTCTTCGTTCATGATTTCTTCCTCCTCAGAGCCTCCTTACGCATCGCGTTCAGGGTCTTCGACAGGGACAACTCCACCGTTTCTATCTCCCTCAGAAGTGGCTCGTAGTTGTGGATCTCTACCATGAACTGGTTGAAGTACATCGGGTCCTCCTCGAACGACTCGTCCAGCAGGTAGAGCAGCCTGCGCCGCTCCCCCACGTCCATGTCCTTCGGGAAGGGTTCTCCGTCCACCACCACCTTCATGACGTCCAGTAGGAACCGGTTCTCCATGACCATCGGCCTGTTGGACGGTTGCTGGACTGCAATGTTGACGGCGTAGTAGTATGGCTTCGACTTCTCCCCGTACATCGTCCACTCTTGCTTTAACGACACCCAATGGCACTTAGTCGGCGGCGGCTGCAAGGATTCTCGTTGTCTGTGGAGATCGATTCCGACCTCTTTAGGAGGAGTCTTCCTAGCTTCCTCCCACGTCATCGTAGGGCAGTCTTTCATCCTGCCCAACACCGATGCCGTCAGGTCGTCGCGGA